GTGGGGACGGTAGTGGGGACGGTGGGGAAAGTTGGGAGTTGAGTCGGATCTCGTTGGCACTGGGTAGTTCGGGGAGCTGGACCGCTGCCGCCACCGGCTGGGTGGCCAAGGACGGCCTCAGCGCCAACTACGAGGCCCAGGACCCCGATCCCCTCACCGCCATGACGATGCTTGCCCGCACCCTGCACTTGGCCCTCCAGGAAGCCCAAGCCCACAACGACTACGAGCACGGCGACGCCGACCTCAACGACCCCCGCTTCAACTCGGTGAGCATGTAGTTATGGACAAAACAACATGAAGAAGACCTTGACGCGGGCCAGCGCCCTCTCCGCCGCCGCCGACACCCTCCAAAGCCTGGACGGGTTCCACTCCGCCGCCGAAGCCCAGGCAGCGGCAGCCGTAGCCCAGGCTCTCATCGCCCTCGGCAACGCCCTGACCAACGACGAGGTCCTGACCTGGGACAGCTCCGACAGACCTCAGGCCAAGGTCAATTAAAAACCCAGCACTGCCACCCCTCCGCCCCCAGGAGAAAGTCATGATCCTCAAATCGATCCTGCAGGCCCGCGCCAACCGCGGCTACCGCTGGCTACAGGAATGCGGCCCCAAATACGGTCTTGACGTCAGCCGCCTGCACCACCCCAGTGGCCGAGCCGCGTGGGACCTCAACGCCCAAAGCGGCGGCACCTGCCCGCTGGCCCTCTGCTTCACCAACGACAACCAGGTCAACAGCCGCTACAGCCAGGCCCTCTCGCGCCTGAGCCTCAGCAGCTCCGCCTTCGCCGGCCCCGAGCTGAACAGGTTCCTCACCAGCCACGGCTTCAACATCTGGCCCAGCTACCCAGCGTTCCTCCTCTTCCGGGCCGGCAGCCAGCGCGACTGGGACAACCTCACCGACGCGTGGCGGAAAGTCATCGCCGCCAACCCGGCCCCCGTCTCCTCGGCCATGGACGACTGACCATGTACAACTTCGCCAGAGAGGAACGCAAGTTCCGTATCGCCTGCTACGTCATGGCTGGCCTCCAGGTTGCCATGATGTTTGCCCTGGTCGCCGTCGGCGTTTGGAAGTTGACGTGATGCAGGAGTACCAGAAAATCCCAGGACCGTTCCGCCGGGAGACGCAAGGCCCGAACCGGAACCGGGTCATCGACGGGGCATGGTCCTCGCCGGAGCTGGAATACCTGGCCGAACTGAACTGGGTCTGGACCGAAAAAGTCGACGGCACGAACATCCGCATCCACTGGGACGGCCACAAAGTCACCTACGGCGGCCGGACCGACAACGCCCAACTCCCAGCCAAGCTGCTGCCCGTGCTCGACGCCCTCGTCCCCGAAGAACTGTTCGAGCAGCAGTTCACCGGCAACGCCGCGACGCTGTACGGCGAAGGCTACGGCGCCGGCATCCAGAACGGCGGCAACTACCGGCCGGACATGAACTTCGTCCTGTTCGACGTGCGCGTCGGAGACTGGTGGCTGCGCCGGCCGCAAATGCTGGAGGTTGCGCAGGGAATGGGTCTGCGGACCGCGCCGATGATTCTGGAGGCCCCGATCCGCACCGCGATTGAGCTGGTCCGCGGCGGCCTGACATCAACGTGGAACCCCGCAGTCCGGGCCGAAGGTCTGGTCGGTACGACGCCGGTTGGGTTGGTGGACCGCAGCGGCCAGCGACTGATGGTGAAAGTCAAGGCCGCCGACTTCCCCGAGGAAAAGAAATGACCCCCACCGACGACCCCCGGCCGCTGCTCACCCTCGACGGCCGGCGCCGCATTAACCTCGGCAAAATCGCCCGCCCCGAAGACACCCGGTACCTGGCCCACGTCGAGGCCGACGGCACCATCGTCCTCACCCCCGCCGTTGTCGTACCCCTCGTCGTCAGGAGCCAGGAGCTATGACCCCACAGAACGGCAACGGCGATTGGCGCTTTGCCCTCGTTGCTTTGCTCTACGGCACCTTCGGCGCCTTCACCTTCTGGGAGTTCGCCCGGGACGGTCACTTGGGCCATTTGTTCTTCGCCCCCACCGCGGCTCTCATGCAGTACGCCATGCACCTACAAAATCAGGAGCCGGAGGTGACGCCATGACCAGCCTTCACGACCGGCTCACCGACCGTCTCGGTGCCATCCGCGGCGTCCACGGCTAGCCCCCCCAACCCCTTTTTGGAGGAAGCAATGCGCAAGATCCTGTTCGTCACCACCGTTGTCGTCATCCTTGGCGCCCTGGCCATACTGCTGGGGGCCTGCGAGTTGCCCAGCAACAGCAACAGCAGCACTGACGTCACGTTCACCATCGAGGCGTTTCATCAGAAGACTGGCGGTTCGGTCACGCCGCTGATCGACGCCACCGTCTTCATCGACGGATTCATGCCCTGGGACGCGGGCGTCCGGGTGCCGGCGCCATACAAGTTCACCGTCTCCAGTCGCGACTACCCGCCGGCTGAGTTCGAGGTCAAGGTCGTTGCCCAAATCGTTGAGCCCAACCCCGACGTCGTGTTGAAATGCACCTGGGGGGCGCAGACACCGGCCGGCATCCGGTTGAGCCGTGATTCCAGCGGCGGCGAAGGCGAAAGCTACGCCGGGGCCCCCGTCGACTGCAAATACTTCGCATAGGAGTTGGAAATGATCACTCGGACGAATCTGCGCATCCGTGCCGCCCGCGGACTGGCCTGGATCAAGGAACACGGCGCTGAATACGACCTGGACGTTGACCGGGTCGTCATCGACCGGCTGGTCATGAACAGTCAACATGCCTGCGTTCTTGGCCAGGCTTTCCATGGGCAGTTCGATCGGATTGGTGAAAGCCGATTCGGAGTTGTTGCCGGCAAGATCGAAGACGAAAACCCCCGCCGAAACATCGACTTCTGGCTTCAGCAACACGGATTCGACCTTAAAAGCGAGGTCGAAGACACCAGCGGCGCATGGGAACAGCTCCGTGACGCCTGGGCCGAAATCCTCCAACAGGATCGTGAGGCAACGCAGCCGTGACCGTCGAAGTGTTCTGGCTGACACGGCCACGAGGCACGGCCCAGCACGCGGTCCGGGCTGTCCATGTCATTGGGACCAGGGTTTCCCTCTGCGGCCAGTTCAGCACCGACTGGCGTGAGAGCAACTGCGACCGGTGCAAAAACTGCCTCAAGAAACTGGCCCCCGAGCCCGCCGGCAAGGAGCAGGGAATAAGCGCCGAGCCGTTGGACCGCGTCGCCGCCGCGGAAGAACGCGGCTACCGGCGAGCCGGCGCCGACATCGCCGAACGTATCCGCGCCGAACTGGTCTGCTGCGACATCTTCGACCTCGATGCTGGCAGCAACCGCGCTGGCCGGACCCATGCCATCTGCTTCTGGGGCGAAGCCAGCGCCCGCCTTGCTGAAGACGTCGTCGCCACCGGCGACTTGTCACGACGGGCCCAGGTGTCCCAATCTCAGCGCAATCTCCAGGCCGAGTACCTAGAGGCAAAGGACCTAGAATCATGACCATCGGCATCGTCATCGCCCAAACCATGGGCTCCGTCGCCACGGTGTTTAGCGGCTATCTCCTGGGCCGCATGTACAGCCGCAAAGTCAAATCAGGACCATCGCAGCCGGTTTGTATGTGCAAACATGGCTACAACTGCCACAAAGATGGCCGCAAATGCCAGGTTGATGAGTTCACCCCAGGCAGGGTGGTAAGCACCTGCGCCTGCATCCTGTACATAGGCCCCGATCCGGTTCTGTCCGGCCTGTGGCACCCGCCGGCCGAGGACCGGGACTCGTGACCACGCCGGCCTGGACCGGGCAAACAGAAAACCGTCTGGCTACAGTGCTGTGTCGCATGGCCCACGACGGACCCGGTGTCTGCATGGACCACATTCGGCAGGCCCGCGTCGCCCTTGACCACCTGGCCGCAGAAGGCCTCCTCGTCACCGAGTCCCCCTGGAGCGGATGTTGACCGCCGTCGCCTGGCTTCTGGTGTCCATGGCTGCCAGCGTCGTTGGCGCCTACGTGGCGATCTTCACCGTCAGAACCCGTGACAACCTCAACGCCTGGGTGGCGACCGGCTTTGCCTGCGCCGCCCTCGTCGCCCTCACCCTCATCATCGTCGTCACCATGAAACCCACCTAAAGGAAACCCCATGCGACTCGCCCTGATCATCCTCAGCACCTTGGTGGGCGCTGGGGCCCTGTGGTTGGTCCACGAGATGCTAATCCACGCTGACATGAAGAAGTGGGCCCAGGTCCTTCCCCTCGCGGCTGGCCTTTTTGTTCTGTTCTTCAGCGCCGTTCAGCTCATCGAGCACCACACCTGGTGGCTGACCCCGGCTCTGGTTTTCACCGCCGTCGCCGTCTACAGCTTCAAGCAGCTGGCCCGCATCAACCGGCACATCGACGCCAACAAACCCAGTGCATGGCTCACCGCCGTTATGGCCAGCGCACCCGTCATCGGAGCCCCCATGGACAGGGAACCAACCCCCAGGCCCATGCGGGCCGCCCCGACATCCGAACCCGGGGCTACCGAAGTGGTCGAAGACGGAAGCCGCCAGGTCCTACTCGACGACCTCCACGGTGCTGATGAACCTGACCTCGTTGCAGAACTGGACGCTATGCGCCAACTGGTGTCCACACTGGACTATGCCCTGCGGGTTCTGGTGAACCTGAAAGACGGCCCCCGCGACGCCGACTATGAACGCGACAAGCCCCTTGCGTGGGGCCTGGCCCGCGCCGCCGTCGCCGAAGTCGATGCACTGCGAGCCCTCAAGGGGGAACAGCCATGACCGACGCCTATGCGCTGAGCTACGAAGGCGGCAGTGGCCCCACGGTCCGGGCCTGTGCCACCATTAACGACCCCCACTCGGTCCTTGCCAGCATCGTTGTCCGGGGCTCCTGGGCCGGCAGCTCAGAGGAGGCCCTGAAGTCACTACTCCGGGCCCTCGTCGTCGAAACTGAAGCCAAACTGACCAAGATGCTGGAACCGTTGCGGCAACAGCTGGAAACGCTTCGCTACGAACGGGGCCAGCTCGAAGAACAATGCGACGACCTTGAAGTTGAGGTCGGGGCACTGCGGCAGCAGCTCGAAAATGCCCGCGGCCAGCAACCAGAAAACGACGATCTCGCGGCCATCGCCCTCAGACGCCGCAACCAGGAACTGAGCGTCGAGGTTGCCTGTCTACGAGCCAAGATGAGCCGCGTCGACAAAATCACCAACGACCTGATTGACCTCGTCGGAGACCCAGGGGAACGAACATGACCACTGGACCAACCCCATGCCCCGTCTGCCTCCTGCCCGGCGGCTTCCACAACCCAGCCGTCCACGGCGCCCACCAGGTCCCGGCCCACCTGACCTGGAAGTCAGGCGAACAGGCCCCATGGGCTATTGCCCAACACGACGCGGCGCTGGCCCTCAGCGTCGCGGTGACCCCAGAAAACGAGGAAAAGTTGCAGGCCCTCACCGTTGGTGGGAAGCGGCTAGGCCCCAGCGGTCTGGTCACGCTGGCCACCGCGACGGCCGAAGACGCTGAAACTGTCCTCAAGGGACTGTCTGACTAGGTACGGCAGGCATGGTTTGGCGGGGCAAGGTCGGGTAGGGCAGGGCAGGGCAGGCAGGGTGTGGTTAGTCGGGGTCCGTTAGGGCCAGGTATGGCGTGGCAGGCGCGGTGGGGCCAGTCGGGGTTTGGCAAGGCTCGGCCCGGCCAGGCAGGTTCGGTGGGGAAGGCATGGCAGGGCATGGCCCGGTACGGCAGGCATCGCGGGGTGTGGCGTGGCCAGGTTCGGGGAGGCGGGGTTTGGTATGGCACGGCAGGGCAGGGTCCGGCTGGGCAGGCGGGGTACCGCAAGGCATGGCTCGGTTGGGCGTGGCAGGTAAGGCCTGGCACGGCGTGCAAGGGCGTGGTCGGGTTTGGCTCGGTAAGGCAGGCAAGGTCTGGCCCGGCAGGGTTTGGCGAGGCTCGGCTAGGTCCGGCAGGCGAGGCATGGCATGGCTGGGCCCGGTACGGCAGGCAGGGCAAGGCGTGGCCCGGATTGGTCAGGTTAGGCATGGCCTGGTACGGCAGGCGAAGGCCCCAAAGTACGGCCCCTCGCTGGAGGGGAAGGCGCGGTATGGCATGGGAACTGTCCACAGTGGAATATCTGGAGAGAACTCACCAATGCCAGCAGCAAAAACGGGCACCAACATCATCGAAATTCCCCGCATCGACGCTGAGACCCTCATCGTTCCCATCGTCGGCACGTCGCCGTTGATCATCCACCGCTTCTCCGAAAAGGCGAAGAAGCAGATGCTGGACGCCATGCAGGGCCGCAAAACCCCCAAACAGGCCAAGGACCCGGAGGCTGAGTACGAGGCGGCGTTCTACCGCACCAACGGCGACGGCTACGGCCTGCCGGTCATTGCGTTCAAAGCCGCGACCATCGGTGGGGCCAGGTTCTTCGCCGGGGTCACCATGACCCTGCTCCGGCAGGTGCTGTTCTTCCGCGGCGAAGTCGGCGTTGACGGCCAGCAGCTTGCCGTTATCGAGGGGGAGCCGAGGATGCGCGAAGATGTTGTCCGGGTCGGCAACGGCGGCACTGACCTGCGGTACCGGCCCGAGTTTTCGGAGTGGAAAACCGAACTGCGGGTCACTTATGTCACCTCGCAGCTGACCCAGGCGTCGGTGCTGTCCCTCATCGACGCTGGCGGCATGGGCGTCGGCGTCGGCGAATGGCGCCCAGAGAAGAAGGGCGACATGGGCACCTACATGATCGACCCGGACCGTGACGTCGAGGCCCTCACCAACAAGTAGAAGGACACCATGAGTCTGCGGGAACACCTGCAGGCCATCTACAACGAGCGCGGGCAGCTGACCCCCGCGCTCGTTGTAGACGTGGCCCGCGACGAACAGCACCCCCTCCACCTCCGGTTCGAGTGGAACGACACCGCGGCGGCTGAAAAATACCGCAGGCATCAGGCTCACAACCTGATCCGGTCGGTACGGATCTGCTACACCAGCCCCAAGGGCGGAGAGCCCGTTTCTATCCGGGCCTTCCACGCCATCCAGGACCCGGAGACCAGGAAATACGCCTACGAACCGACCGCGGTGGTGATGCAGGACCCGATGGTGCGGCGGCTGCTGCTGGCCGAGATGCAACGCGATTGGCAGTCCTTGCGCCGCCGTTACGAGGAATTGGAGGAATTTTGGGACCTCGTTGAAGGCGACCTGCGTATTGAAGCCTGAGATTCGCGGCAGGCATGGTACGGCGCGGCGTGTTGCGGTACGGCGTGGCATGGCACGGCAGGCACGGCGTGTTGCGGAAAGGCTCGGCGGGGCATGGCACGGCAGGTGGGGCGCGGTACCACAGGGGCAGGGTGCGGTCGGGTCTGGTGCGGCAGGTGTGGCTGGGTGCGGTAAGGCAACGTCCGGCGCGGCATGGTGTGGCAGGGTGTGGCAGGTCCGGCTAGGTGTGTCAGGGCGGGGGTAGGTAGGGTGCGGCAGGCCTGGCGAGGCCTGGCGAGGCATGGCGAGGCCTGGCGAGGCATGGCGAGGCGCGGCTAGGCAGGCACGGCTAGGTAGGCACGGCTAGGCAGGCACGGCTAGGCAGGCACGGCTAGGCAGGCACGGCTAGGCAGGCACGGCTAGGCAGGCACGGCTAGGCAGGCACGGCTAGGTAGGCACGGCTAGGTAGGCACGGCTAGGTAGGCACGGCTAGGTAGGGTGGGGTAGGGCGTGGCCTGGCAGGCGAGGCGGACATAGAACCATTTTGTCAATATCGATGCCTGGGGTTCAGGGTGACCTCCCAGAATTTTCAGAAAATGGACACCCACACCATCCCCTAGCGCTCAGGGCCCTCGGCGAGGGAAGATCTACCCACCACCTCGCCGCGAGATGGGACCCCACTCCGGAGGCCCAAGTCATGACCATCGAAGGCCACTACTCCTGGCTCTACCTGGCTACCGGCCAGAAACAACACATCATCCGTCACGCCGACCTGGCCAAAATCCCGATGCAGCACGCAGTCTGCGGCAAAGGAGTCCTGACCCTGCTTCCGGCCCCAGCTAGATGGCAGGCAGACCCCGAAGGCTTAGCCGAACGCGGAAAATGCAAGCAGTGCTTAGCAATTCTGGAGAGAGGAAGCAATGTTCAAGAAAGATGAGCCCGGCGATTCGCCGCTGACCTTGACCCCGCGGGCCAGCGAGGAACCAGCAATTGTTTCTGGTGTCGCTGTCGCCGAATTGACCCTGGAGGCGGAGGTCAAAGCCGGCGGGCCGAAGACTCTCCAGGAAATGCTCCACGCCTCAGAACCTTGGAACTCTGCCGTACCCGACTCCACCCACTTGAGCCCTGGCGTGCGTCGGCTACAGGAGAGGCGCATCAACCGCATACTTGGCGTTGTTATCAACTGGTTGACCGACCTTGCCGAACAACGAACCGAGTACGATGCAGCCCCGATCCTTCTCCTAGAACTGGCCGAGACGGTACGCCAGCAGATCGACTGGCCCGAACTGAGAAAGCACGAGGCCGTTGTTGCCATGATCCAGGAGGCCAGGGAACTGAAGCAGGAATGATCGACCGACAGGTAAACCATGAATCCATGGTCCGGCGCGTTGAACAGGCCCAAAAGGCCGTTGACCCACTCAAGTCTGGCCGCAGCCGACAGGCCGGCATGGCCAGGGCCCTCGGCGCCGTCCTCGACGAACTCCATGAACGCATGGACCTGGCCTGGACCGTGCTCAACGAACGGCCCTTCGGCGGCGTGGAACGAGCCACTTTCCGCGGCCAGAAGGCCGCCGAGCTGGGCATCTGCTACACCGCTATTCAGGGCGCCTATGACGAGTTGGCCCAGCTCGGGGTCATCAGCAAAGATGAACGCACCGAACCGACCACCATTGAATTGATCAAAGCCTTCAAGGAGGGACGTGTCGAACCCCGTCGCCGCCGCTGAACCTCGGCTCGAAATGCTCGGCTGGGACTGGAAGGAAACGGTTGACCTCACTAGGCTAGCCGCTGCGATTTCCAGGGTGGTTGGCAAAGACGTCCACGTTACCTACGGCGAGACCGACGGCGACTGGTTTGCCGTTATCGTCTCCGACATTCCCTTGACGCCCGAAGAAGCTACCGAACTCGTCCAGAATTGGCCAGACAGCTAAACATGTTGACTTTTCTCAACAGCATCAACCCGACCGGACACACCGAGGCCTTTAGAGTGCTAGGTATGGCCATGATGACCCTCGGTGCCGCAGTATTGATCTTCATAGCGGTGCTGAACCTTGGAAAGAAACCGGAGTGTGACTGTGGCGACTGAAGTGCGCCTGGAAGACATCCAGGCCGCCTTATCCCAGTGGGCCCGCAATGAGATCGCCCTCAAAGACCGGGTCCGGGTCCTCGAGTCGAAAGTCGAGGAGCAGGGCCGCACCATCCGCAACGCTGTTCAGCAGGCCCAGGATTCTTTCGGTTTGGAACGGGACCCGAACATGACCTTGCGGGTGGTGGTGGAGGAGTCGCTGCTGGCCATGCAGGCCGCCAGCGCCGAGCAGGTCCGGACCATGGCTGGCCAGCGGGACCAGATCGACCTGAACATGGCCAAGATCATTGGCTTGGAGCAGGAGATTCGCGAATCCATCGAGGCGATGGTTTTGGAGCTGGAGATGCCGGCCAACCCGAACCGCACTTTGCGGAACGCGGTGTACGACGTGTGCTCCATGATCAATGAGGCCAAGAAGATCATCCAAGAAAACCTCTGAGTAGCACCCAGAACCTGAGGGAGGGGCAGTGGTAGTCGAAGTGCTCAGGCCAGATGTTTGTGTCCACTGTGGGCGCAGAACGAGAGACAGTGAGGGTGGTTATGGCGGGATCGGCGACCTGCCGCTGTGCCATCCAGACGCAGACGATCGGCCCGACTGCTACCACCTGGTCACCGTCTACCACCATCCGGTATATGACTGTGCCCGTTGCCGGCAGGATCCGTGGGAACCACTGACCCCTGCGGAGCAACACGACGCCATGATCGAGACCATCCGCCGACTGGAAGCCATGATCCAAGACGTCAGCCCATGATCAATAAGATCCGATGGTGGATTGGATCTTTGCGCTGTCGTTGGCTCAAGAAGCACACCGACATCCTTTACGCCGTAGGCTCCAATCGAGGTAAAGAATGTCGATTCTGCAAAGTCCATGGCACTTTGACGCCAGCAGAAATTAAAGAACTGTTTCACTCGATGAGGGATGACGATGAAGTGGCCATGGACGAGACATCGGAGTAAAGAACCGGAGGGCGTTGCCCCTGAGCAGCCCACCCCCGAACAGCTTGCCCCTGAGCCTTTCCTCCAGAGTCAAGGATTTGGCCTAGAGGAACACGTTGTCGCCGCCACCAACGTCATGGCCATCCGGGACGCCATCAACGTCTTCCTGTTCATTGTCAGAGAGCACCGCGAAGACGGCCACGACTGTCCGCCCTACTGTGTCCCTAGCCAAATGGACTACTTCCTGCAGGTCATGGACGAAGACGACCTACGCTGGATGCTGGTGGTACTCCTCAAGGACATGGTCGAAATGTACCTGCGGCAGATGGAGGCCCATGAGTGACGACGCCGCCGCCCATGAACCGAGCCCTGTTCCAGCTGTGCAGATTCACCATGTGGGCCCTCGACTGGATCCCCGGTTACTGTCGCTTCTACACCGTTAGGAGGCCCAGACTTGCGCCACCGGCCTGGGTGCCGCGGTTTCCGGACATGGACAAGCACTGGGAATGGCGCTGGCACGCCGACTGGGGCCTGCGACTGCTGTGCAAGACAGGCATCGTCGACGCCTTCGCCGACGAATGTGACCGCAGATCCCAAGAGCAAGAGTCGTAAATGCCGCACACGCACCGATGGGAACGCGAAAACCGGCAGGGACAATGCGACTGCGGCCAGTGCCACCTTCCTGACCCCCGAGGACTTTCCTGCTTCGGCTGTTCCGCCTACCTGAAGCCCGGGGACACGGACTTCGACGTGTTGTACGACAACGCCCCATGGTGGTGGGACTCGGACGATCCTGGCGAGGAAAACCCCAGCTCAGGATCGTGACCCGGACGTCCCCCTGCGCTACGATCTTCGCATCCCGCCAAGACCGTAGCCAGGAGGTCGCCACATGACCGAAGACCAACTCGTCGAACACGCATTACGGCCACCGGACGAGTGGGTCGACACCGAAGCCCAGAGTCAACTCAGGGAGTGTTTGACCAACATCCTCACCGGCCACAACGAAATTGACACCATCATCATCGCCGGGGAAGTCATCGCCGTGATGCGGGACCACTTGATGAGCGGCACCGCAATCGTCCGCCGCTCGGCCGCCCGAGCCGCCCGCGAAAATGGCATGACATCCCAAGACATCGCCAAAGACACCGGCCAGACTGCGGCCACCGTGGCCAGATTATTGACCGAAAGCCGTCCATACGCATGAGCCAAGGGGTTGCTGGATCCGATTTGAGGGAAGTCTTTCCAGAGGATCCGATTAGAGTACTGGTCACGGGTTGGCGCGGCTGGCCTTCCAGTCACCGAAGCATCATCTGGAACAAGCTCGACTCTCTCTGGGACAAGTTCGGCATCCCCCGGGAAAAACACAAGCTCATCATCGTCCACGGAAAATGCCCCTACGGCGGCGTCGACCAGTGGGCCCAGCACTGGGCCATTAACCGACGCCAGCGCTGGGAGCCACACGAAGCCGAACGCATCGGCGGCCGGCTCCTGGGCCCAGAACGCAACGCCCACATGGTCAACCTCGGCGCCAGAATATGCCTCGCATTCCCGGGGCCTGGCAGCCGTGGAACCATCGACTGTGCACGAAAGGCCAGAGCTGCGGGTATTGAGGTTGAAGAACTACCCTGGTCCGCGTAAAGGAAGAAGCCCGACCCTCGACGAGGAGTCGGGCTTCTGGGGTTTGGGGGCTAGACGTCAGTTCGGCGTCGACGTGTCGCGATCAGGGCCACACCGCCAAGAACCGTCAACAGGAACCCGATCAGAATCAGGATCAGGCTGGTCGAGTTGCCGCCGGTGACCGGCAGGATTGCCACCGCCTCGGACACGGGAGCTGCGGTGGCCGAGGCGGTGGTCGTGGGCTCCGGCGGCCAGCAAGTCAGGTCGTACTTCTCGCCGTCGTAGGTGATCGACGAGACGAGGGCCTTGTTGCCGGTGTCGTTGGCGTAACCGACCCCGAACGAAAACACCGTCGTGGCGTCGGTGTAGGTCTGCATGGTCCCGTCGCTGTCGTCGGTCCAGCTTTTGCCGATGAGGTCCGCGGGTGAGTCCACGGGGGCCGAGGAACTGCCGTCACCGGTGGCAATCTTCGTGGTCCACCACTTACCGTCTGCGGTCTTGTTCAAGGTCGAGTACGGGTCCCAGGTCTCCATCTTGAACGGGGGGGCCACGCCGGTCTCCACCGTGGCGTCGAAAGTCCCGTCGGTCGGCACAGTGGCCAAGGTGTGGTTGGTTGAGTGGTGGACCAGCGACGGGCCGTCGAACAGGAGGCCATCTTCCAGCTGCTCCGGCAGCAGTGCCTCTTCGTTGGGGTTGACATACCAGTCCTGTAGGCGGGCTGACTCGACCGGAATCGGCTCTCCGCTGGCGCTGGCGCCGGCGCTGGCCACTGTGGCTGAGGTCAACGCCGCAGCGCCAACCGCTGTGAGCGTGATCAATGCTCGGGTCAAAGGCTTCATGGCAGTCAGTGTACTTGACCCGTACCCCTACGTCCCCCTAACATTCACGATATGAAATCCTTGACCGCTGCAATAGCAGCTCTCCTCACCCTGCTCGCGGGGGCACTGGTCACCGGCTGCGGTGGCTGGATGCCCACGAGACTGCCTGACCGTCCATGTGCCGACAGGGAGATACGCACCGACATTTCGGTGTACAGCCTGCACCCGGGCACCGAGGGATTCAGCGGTGTTCCATTCACACTCCGGGTGTCAGCCGAAGGCTTGGCCGACTTCCCTGGCGTGACCCTCCTCGACGACTTCATCAACCCCGACGAAACGAACACGCACACCCGCATCGGCTATCGTTCCTGGTGGACGGGTCGCGACAACGAGCCGCACGAGGCAACTCACACGACGCCGTGGGAGTTGGCCGTCATCTGCTATCCCCGGGCCGAACCAAGCCGCATCCGGGTATCCGCCACGTACACCCTCGACGACGGTCCAGACCCAATGATGACCACGTACGACAGCATCGAGTGCGTGATCGATGATGAGTACGTGAACCCGAATACCCCAGACGGCATCCGGGTGGAGCGTCAGCTTGAACTACTGGACCTAGTCAAGACCCCCGATCTGGAGACCGGGAGGCGTCAGATCACGGCCACATGCGACTACCTGTACGTGCCAGACGGCTGGACAGGGGAACTGCCCCATGAACTCCCCGCAGCGCCAAGGGACTGAGGCTAGTTCCAAGGTTCTTCATGATCAACCCTTGACGCACCCCCACCTTCCCCTGATACTGAGGGGGTAGGACGGCGCCGGCCGTATGACATCCAAGGTCGCGGCCGGCGCCAGGGTTATTTCTAAGACAAGGAGACCAGGCATGGTGCCACAGAAGTCGGACACGCTGGAGCAGCTGGAGCAGGTGCTCCATAGCTATGCCCCGGACCAGCGGACCACCACCAACATGGTCATCAGCGGCCCCGAGGATGTCGTCCAGGGGGAACTGACTCTCCTGGCCCGTAGTGCCCACGTCTTCTGCGTCGACGTTGCCACGGTCTACAGCGACGTCGAGGAAGAGGCCCTCGTAATCTTCGACGGCAACGCCAGGGACGTCGCCCAGCTGGTCGCATACCTGAATGACCAAACTAGAGCTGCCAGTGCCTGTTGATCAGGCCACCTACGACCGGTTCCTTCTGGCCGAAAAACGGGCCAAAGAACTAGGCCTGTCCCTCATGGAGGTTCTCGACCGAGCCCAACTCCTCCTCACCGTCGAGCGCCGGCACTACCTGCAAGTCCAAGCCATCGAAGACGTCACCCGCCGCCTGGACCGGCAGTCCCCGAACAAGCTCATGGCCCACTACCATGGCCGCGTAGACGGCACCCCCGCGGAAATGTTCGTGGCCCTGCAGCAGTGGTTTGAGGCGGTGGTGAGGAACTACGCCAACAAAACTTTGGAGGACCTATGAAGGTTCAAGTTCCCGCCGACGAGGCCGCCGCCGACATCCTGGAGGCCGCCGCTGAGCACATCAAAGCCGGCTGGACCCAAGGTCAACCATTTGAAATCGTGGACGGCCGCACCTACTGCTGTGCCAACGGGGCCCTGTGGCTGGCCCTCGGCCTATCCGCGGAAAACTGGAACGGTGAAACCACAGATTCTCAGCGCGAACTCTGGGGCCTTGCCTATCGGAAGCTGAGTGACCATGTTGGCGACGCCGTTGCCTCTTGGAACGACTCCATCGGGCAGACCCAGGGCCGCGTCGCCAACACCATGCTCCAGCTGGCAGGGGAGTTGCGTGGTCCCTATGCGGAACGCCAGCATCTGGACATGTGAAAACTGCGGCAAGCTGTGCTTTCGGACCAGACGTGACGCCAAGAAGGCAGCTGCCACAGTCGACCGGAAATGTCGAGTCTACCGCTGCCCAGCGGACGAAGATTTCTACCACTTTGGTCACCTGCCCACCGCGGTACGCATGGGTGACTTCGACCGACGTAGGTTCCGACGGATGCGAGGGCAGGCGTAATGAAGACCATCGAGAAAGACTTACTCAAAGAACTGGTCTGGGAGACGGAGGGCGGAGAACTCGACGGCTGGCGCGTTCGTAGCAACGAAATCGTCGATACCTGGCGCTGGGGCACCATCCATAACCTTGTCATCGAAGAACTGGCCACCAGCGGACTGTACGGCTACACCCATCAACGGGCCTCCGGCGACCGCGACTGGCGCAGCATCGATGACGAAGGCCCTGAAGTGGAACTCAAGCCCATGCGGATGATAGAAACGGTCGCCTTCACCTTCGAGGAGATCAAGTGACTATCCAGGAGCTAGCCGCCCAACCCGGCGACTTATGCCGTCGACTGTGGTTCTCGGTTCCCGCCACCACCCTCCGGACCTGGATCCCCAGACTCCAGAAGGTGCATCAGTACCGGCCGCGGCACGGCAACGTCAAACCGTCCCACAATTTCATGCAGACCTGGCACCTGAGCTGATGTGGCTCCCCACCGGCAACCTGTCCTGCGATTCGTGCCCCGTGGCCCTGGAGTATCCGGGGCCACGCGTCATTGTCCTCAACGCGGCCAGGGCCAAAGGGTGGCACGTTTTTCAAGGCGAAAGCCTCACCGGCAAGCCGATAGACACCCACGTGTGCCCGACCTGCATGGGCACCAACCGCTCGGTCATCAAGTCGAAGGCTGTCCCGCTTGACGAAGACGTAGCCCTGTTCTAGGAGCCAGATGCGCAGCCTGGAAGAAATCCTCGAAGATGCCCCCGAGCGGCCGGCGTTTTCCAACAACACCTCCTGGGACATCTGGTCCACTGACTGGTGCGAACGTTGCATCAAAGACACCAACCAAGACTGCCCCCTCATCCTGGCCGGCTTCATGGGATTTACGCCCACCGAATGGGTTCGGACGCGGCTCGTTCGCCACGACTACGAATGCACCGAATTTCAACCGCGGGAGGAAGAATAATGATCGACGAATTACCACAGCCAGAAGAAGAAACCGTTGCCCTCGACGCACACGTCGCCAAGCTGAAGAAGCTGGCCGAATGCTCGGACAACATCAAATTCTGGCAGAAAGAATACGCCAAAGCCCAAGAGGCTTTAACTGAGGTCATGGGCGACGCGACCCTCGGCACCATCGACGGCATCAAAGTCCTCACCTACCGGTACGAAGACCGGTTCCGCGGCACCGACTTCAAGAAAACGTACCCGGACACGTACCGTACCTTCGTAACCGAAGTGGTTGAGAAGAAGTTCAACCTGGATCTCTTCAAGGCTTCGCGGCCGGACCTGTACGAAGAATATAGAGTACGGTCAATGAAAAGCACCTTCTCTATCTGATGGAGAGGGAGAGCCCATTCCTTAGCATCTTCTTCGTTGCCCTCATTCTGGGGGTTGCTGGCGCCTTCGTTGCCATCCGTATGACCAGCGGCGCCGGCAACCAGGACCTTGACCCCCGGTTCGACACCTGCGCCGAAGCCCAAGCCCACAACTATGGCCCCTACCGCGCCGGCCAGGACCCTGAGTACGGCTGGTACGAGGACCGCAACCACGACGGGATCGTGTGCGAATGACTCAGGCGTGTCAGCTTTGCCCTGGAACTGCAGTTGGCGCCTGCTGTTCTTCGCACAACAAACAGCTCTGCCACCACTGCTACCGCAAGACACATTTCGTCGAGGTCTGCGTCCAAGACTGCCGCGAATGTGCAGCCGAGGGACTACCCCTCGCGCTTGTACGAGAGTCGTGCCCCACCTGCGACGGGTCCGGCACCTGCACCATCTGTCACAGTGGCTCGATCCCAGAACCCGGCCTTGACTGTCAGTGCGAGGCCACCCACAAATGCGTCGACTGCTACGGCCTCGGCACCCATCGTGCCTACGCCGCCGAACAAATGCGCCGGATCCGCGCAGTGTTGCAACGCTCCGGGCTGCTCGGTGGGGCAGGATCTGGGGATGGTCAACAAGTCTAAGCAGAAAGGCACCAGCACCGAGACGCTGGTCGTCAACTACCTCCAAGAAAACGGGTGGAGATTCGCAGAACGTCGGGCCTTGTCCGGAATCCTTGACCGCGGTGATGTTGCCGGCTGCCCAGGCCTGGCCATCGAGATCAAGTACGGCAACAATGCCCTGAAGATCGGCCCGTGGCTCACTGAGACCGGCATCGAGCGCCTTAATGCCAACGCCGATCACGGGATTCTGGTCGTGAAACCGTTCGGCATGGGCGAAAAGAGCGTCGGATCCTTCTACGCCATCATGGTGGCCCACGACTTCGACAATCTGGTGGCCAAGGCAGCCAGCGCCGAGTGGCCCATGTTTGTGGTCAACGGCCAGCCGTACCCGTACAGCGCCCGCACGTTGGCCCTGGAATTTTCCGGCTCGCTGCGGACCCTCGACCTGGCCTCCCGGGAAGTGTTCGCCCTGGCCCTCAAGCCTCCCGGCACAAAAGACGCCCCCGAACGTTGGTACCGGGTGATGACGTTGAACCACATGACACGGCTGCTGCGGGCCGCCGGATATGGAGATCCAGAACATGTCGAAGCCGCTGCATGACGACATCGGGGCCCCCGATCAGGAATCCAAGACCCAGGCATACCTGGACCAGGTCAAAGCCACCATTCGGGACAACGGCTGGGCCATGCAGGCCGTCTTCGCCACTGAGCACAGCCTCGAACGATTCGACTACGTCTACACCATCGGCCTGATCGAGCGGAACTGCACCGCGGAGCTGATGATCGCCGGCCTGCCCTACCAGCACGGCGCCAAGATCATCAACCAGATCGCCATGAACATGGTCAACCGCAGCCAGTACATCCCAGCCGACGAGTGGCCCATGGCCGACGGGTTCAAGCTCAAGTCGAGGATCTTCATTCCACGGGTTGGTGGCAGCCTCCATGTCGGCGTCGCCCGCGCCTACTACGGCCAGGATGTATCGATGGCCCAGTACGTGTGGCCCGATCCGCAACATCGGTACCCGTGGGACGAGGGCTGGGACCCGACGTTGACCCAACCCGTTGGTAACAAATGAGGGCAGGGGAAACCCCTATCCCCCAGGGCTTGACACTGAGGTCCCAGGTTCCGCAGACTGGTCGACGTACCCCCACGTAGGGGTAACGGACTAGAAGGAGAACCCAGTGACCGTCACTGCCCCCACCGCCCCGTACCGGGTCACCCCGCCGTCGGCCTACAACCTCCAGCAGTACATGCCCTGGTTCACCGACCGGGTCGTCCGTACCGCCCGCGACAACGGCTACGGCCAGATCTGCGACGTCGCCATCGAGCTGGTCCTGCGTGAGTTCGGCGTCAGCGCCCCGGCCGGCGGCTTTGCCGACTCGGACGGCCGCAACGCCCGCGGCACCCTCGTCGGCGCCAATGCCTATGACGCCGACGGCTTCGACGCCGACGGCTACAACCGGGACGGCTACGACGCCGACGGATTCAACGCCGACGGGTTCAACGCCGACGGCGACAGCCGTGAAGACGCCGTCGAGGACATGGTCGGGGGCTGGAGCGTGGAGAAGGCCGCCGCCGTCCTGCGGGTCCTCGCGGACCGTGTCGCCTGATCTAGTCGCCGACGCGACCTAACCCCCAGGGAGGCATGGCATGGCAGAAGCAGTCGTCGGGGACCCGGGCACCTGGGAAGTCGCCCGAGAGCTGGGAAAGCAGCTCATCATCCCGGTTGGCCCCTACGAGCCCCGGGTCCCCGCCCCCGAAGAACTCAATGCGGTTTTTCTCTACATCATGAACCGGTCCATGCGGTTCTGTGCGGTGCGAGGAAACTGTGGCGAAGCGGAATTGAACTTCGCCCACGTCTTCGGCATCAACGTCCCCCGCCAAGGCTTCCCCACCTCCGAGGGCTGGAGCCGCAGCGGCCACGACTGGACCGGCTTCGACCGGAATGGCTGGCACTACGATGGCTTCGACCGCGAAGGCTACAACCGGGACGGCTACGACCGGACCGGCTTCAACCGACAAGGCCGTGACTACTACGGCCAGACTCGGGAGCAGAAGGTCACCGCCGAGATGGCCAAGTGGTCCGACGCATACGCGGCCCTCGTCGCGGCCCACGTCGCCCAGCTGTACACCCCGGAACCTGTTGTTGAGGCCCCGAAGAAGGCGACCAAGAAGGCAGCCACGAAGAAGGACACCGCCAAGACTCCGAAGAAGGCGGCAGCTCGCAAGGCGGTCCCGCGGAAGGTGGTAGTCAGGGCCGCCGCCCCGGCTGTTGGGGAAAATCTCGTGGCAGATCTTTTGGCGGCCTAGCTCATGGCGTCCTTCGCTTTTGGCGGCGACTACCGCGACTATGGCGTGCCTGCCCCGCCGTACCATGCCGTGCCGCGCCTCGACTACGGCCGTATCCAAGGGCCAACCATGCAACAAGTACAGGAGCTGCGAGATGCCTACGCTGCTGCTGTGCCCTCATCCGGGGCCGCCGCCTCGCTGTACAGCCAGCGGCCGGTAGCCACCGCACCACCAACCCCAACCCCCAGGGACCAGACACGGAGCAGCCCCATGAACACCAGAGCCAAGAAGCTCCTCAACTTCATGCTCGAAGCCCCCGACGGCAAGTATGAGGTCACCAAGCCCACCGATGAGCAGCTCGCCACCGTCCTGCCGTGGCTCACCGACCAGATCGTCACCTGGGCCACGGTGAACGGCCACTGCAGCACCGTCAACGAGGCCCTCGGCCACATCGTCGCCGCCGGCCGCTACACCGGCGACGGACGGTTCTTCAACGCCGCCGGGTTCGACTGCCAAGGCTACGACCGGGAAGGCTACAACCGCGAAGGTTTCAACCGCCTGACCGGCCTCGACCGCGAAGGCTACAACACGCGCGGCTACGACCAGGAGGGCTACAACAAGGCCGGCTACAACCGCTACAGCTTCGACCGCGACGGTTTCAACGTCGCCGGCCTCGACCAGCACGGCAATACCCGCGCCGAGGCCGTCGCCAAGCTCGTCGGCGGCTGGACCAAGGAACATTTGGCCGTCGTCAATGCCAAGCTGGTCGAACGTCAGGCCAAGGTCGATGCCGAAGCCGCCACCAAGGCCGCCGAGGCTGACGCTGCCACTGCCGCTGACACCACCAATACCAAGGGCGCCGGGCAGCCCCCCGTCGTCACCACCGAAGACGAGGCCGCCGAGCCGGTTCCCGTCACCTCGGTCACTTCCACTGAGCCGGCCCGGATCATGCTCCTCGACGAGGAGGGTTCAAGGTCAGTCTTTGACGACCTCATTGACGATGAGGACGAGGCCAACATCCCCATCGCCGTCGGCTGACCCAATCCCCCACATCCACGCCGTTCTGGAGAAGAAGACACGCACATGCAGACACTTCTGTGGGCAGGCCTCGCCGCCAACGCCCTCGTACACCTCCGGATCGCGGTCCTTCAAGTCCAGGACGGCGTGGACCGGGTAGCGGCCGGCGACAAAGAACCCACCGACGTCATCGAATGGAAGGATTGCGAAGGGGCCTTCTACATCTTCATCCGGGTCCTGGCGTCACCGGTCCTGACCGCCTATGCCGCCGCCAAATTCCTCCTGTTTCCCCGCGGCATCAAGTCCAGGTTCGCCCGGGAACAGAAGGCCAAAGCTCAGGCCGAGGCCCTACACCGGGCCGAACGGGACAGGCAGGAAGAACTTGAGGCCCAACTCCAAGAGGCCCATGCCCTCGTTGCGGTCTGGAGCCCAGGTGAGTTCCTCTGCCCCGAACCGGAGCAGGTTGCACTCGGCTGGCACCATGCGGCAGATGCCCTCGATGCCGCCGAGAAAATCCTTCGGGACAACGCCGGCCAGCCGTGGATTCACCCAGCCCCGCCACGGAAGCGGACTAAGGCCAAGGTGCTGGTCGACGCCGGCATCTACCGCAACGACTGCGACGAGGAGTAAGCCGCCATGGGTAAAGCACTGATCGTCAGCGGCACCATCGTCATCGTCATCATCGCCGGCTACTTCCTCATCGCCTGGTGGCGCCGGCAGGTCGCCAAAGAACGAGCCGCCGAAAAAGGCTGGGCCATCAAAGGCGATCTGACCAAAGGCCAGGAACAGCAGCTGAAGACACCCCTGGATGCCGCCGCCGCGATCATGCTCCACATCGTCACCCCTGTCACCAACCTGCACGACGAAACATCGCTCCTCACCCCAGGACACCGCGCCGAAGTCGAAGCATGGCTTCGCACCTACAACGACAAGAAAAGAGACCCGAAGTGAACCCTCACGGCCAGGCCAAGCGCATCCTCGTGGGTGCCCTGGCTGCCATAGCGCTGGTTGTCACGGCCACCGCCTGCACCACCACCACCACCAGCCCCAGCCACGTCGGCCTGTACTACTACATCGGCCCACAGGAAGGCAACCACTTCGACCACTGCACCATCCCGTCGAAGACGGACAGCATGTACCCGATCAACGACAAGATCTACTACATTCCGATCGACGGCCGGACCTGGTACATCAACGAGGCCGACGGCGACTCCAAGGAACTGACCGTCGTCACAGCCAAGCCCGAACCGGGCCAGACCACCGGCGTCGCGGTGAAGATCGGCAGTCAGACCAGCTTTGCCCTCAACAGCCACTGCGGCGTCGACGGCAAGGACGGGGCCAGCCCACTGATCCAATGGTGGGAGAAGTTCGGACGTGGGTATGGCGCCGACGTCGACCCGGAGCTGAGCGCCGAAGAGCAGCGCAAGGACCCGGGCTGGGTCGCGATGCTGAAGCAGGTCCTGGCGCCCGCACTGAACACTGCCATCAAGGACTCGGCGAAGAACTATCCGGCCAGCGCCTTGGTGTCAGGCATGGCCAACGGACCGATCATGGTGGACGGCGTACAGCGCGAAGGCCTCCGAACCGAAATCGGTGCGGCCCTGGCCAAGGAACTGCGTCGACTCACCGGCGGCGACTACTTCTGCGGCCCCACCTTCACCAGGGTCAGCCCTGACTGCCCGTCGGTGGAGGTCACCACCCAGGCCGAATACGCCAGCGCCGATCTCCTGGTGGCCCAGGGCGAGAAGCAGGCAGCCGTGGAGCGTGCGGCGGCGGCTGTGATCGAAGCCGAAGGCAAGGTCGCGGCAGCCGACAAGCTCGGGTCGCTGCTCAACAACCCGGCATGGCTGGAGTACCAGAAGGCGCTCCTGCAGCTACAGGCAGTCCAGGCCTGTGCGGCCAACCCCAACTGCACCGTGGTCATGCCCGGCGCGGCCGTGAATGTGAACACCAAGTGACCGCCCCTGCGGCCATCGTTCGGTGGCGTAAGCGGATCCTGGCCGGCGTCCTGGTCGTCACGGCCGTCCTCACTCTCGGCGGCTGCGCCCTGTTCGAGAAGAAGGTCGACGACATCTTCCGCATCCTGGGAGCCACGCCCGGCACCTTCTACAACTACGGCGCGGATGGGCAGGTCGTGTTCGAGGCCAAGTGCGCAAGCATGGCGTTCGAACGGGACACCACGTACGACGTGTACAGCCGCAACGACGACGGCAGCAAGAAGCTCATCGAGCCGTCGTCGGTCGTCAAGGTGAACTGCGGCAACCAACAGTTCTCGACAGTGGGCTTCACCTCGGTCTACATGTCAGACGGGGCACAGGCCAGCCTCATGGCCAACTCGCAGCAGTTCGCGGACCTCCGGATCAAGAACAACAACCGGAGCATCCCGATCATTAATTTCCTCTGGCGGGACGTGAAAAACGTCTTCGTCGGGACCGCACGGGTGGCACAGCTCTGCGACCAGAACAACAACCCGATCATGGCGTTCGGCGCCGAGGGTGTGACTGGCTACGCCACTGACGTGGCCAAGTCGACCATGTTCAAGCTGGACCAGCCGGGCAACAAACCGGACGGGTACGTCTGGATTTCCAGGGGCTCGTACACGGTGCTCGACACTGCTCTCCTCGGATAGCGACAACCGCGGCCCGTACGACAACATCCTCCTCGACCGGTAAAGGACCCTTTCCCAATGAGCACCTGGCCAGCCCAGTGGGCCTACGCCATTGCTACCGTTGCCAGCCTCACCATCTTTCTGGTGGGCTATCTGACCGGCCGACGCGGCAAGAAGAAGAGCAAGCCGTGAGCGGCCTGATGGCAACCGGCTGCGACATCCAAGGTGACTCGTGTGATGTCAGCAGTATCGGCTGGCCCGGGGCGTTGCTCTGCATGGTCATTGTCGTGGCCCTTGCAGCAGTGGCCATCGCATTTTTCCGCAGCTGACATGACCTGGCCCAATGCACTATTCGTTGCAGCGGGAACGGCCTTGATGGTCCTCGTAGAGTGGGGCCGTTCCCGCCTCGAACGATGGTTCGCAGAAAGGAAGTTGAGACGATGAAGTGGCTGTACGTGGCCTTCGCTGTCGTCGCGGCCGGGGTTCTCGTCGCAGCCCTCTGGCCCGACTCGAAAGACTGACCCCTTCCCTCACCAACCACCAAAAACACAAACCCTGGAGAACCCCGTGAAAAGCATCAGCAAGCTGGCCGCCGTCACTGTCATCGCCGTCGGCGCCGTGGCCGCCGTCCGCAAGTTCGACCTGCTCAACAAGGGCAAGGCCCTCGCCGAACAGGGTGTCGAGAAGGCCGCCGCCGGAGCCGAGTGGCTCACCGCCAAGGCCGACGAGCTGGCCGAGAAGGTCCTGGCCGGCCTGGACCAGGCCACCGACCCGGCCACCAGCGACGACGCCGACGAGGCCACGGACCCGGCGGCCCACCAGCGGCCCAAGGGCGACGGGGTCACCCCTCCCTCGTTCGGTGACATCCGATGACCGGCGACATTCAGCCGCTACCCGAAGGCGGTACGACCTACTATCGGCCGCAGTACGAGCCGGCAGCGCCCGCGGTCCGGGGCATGCCCGCCTCAGCCCGCGGCACTCGGGGGGCGCTGCAGGCTGGGAACATGCTCGACCTGGGGGCCTTGGCCGCCGCTTCGGGTATGACTCGGGCGCAGATCACCGGCCTGTTGGACGATCTGCAGGAGTCGAACCTGGCCACGACTTTGGCGGCGTTGCCGAAGGTCCTGGAACGGAACCGGCAGATCACCCAGGCCCGAATCAACGAGATCGCCACCCGAGTCACTCGGCTGCGGCGGATTCAGTGGGCCCAGCCGCAGACCGGCATCCGTGGATTCCTGGGCATGCCCCCGAGTGCGGCACTGCAGGTCAACAACCCGGAGTACGTGAGCCTGACCGAAGTTCTGGCCATCATGAATGAGGCCATCGCTGGGTTGATTACCAGCGACTGAGACCAGCGGGGCATCTGCCACTAGTGAGGGGGTGGCGGATGCCCCGCTGCCCGTCTAGGCTCATACCCGAAGGAGGGGGTACGTCATGGCTGTTGTGGGATGGGTCCACCGACCAAGCCCCGCACCGCACCTGCACGGCGACCCAGAAGCCATCATTGCCCGGTGCCCAGCTCCACGCGATCCGGAACCTGACGCCCACTGGGTGTGCCCCGAATGCGAAACCCTGTGGATCCTCCACGACTACATGCGCTGGTGGCGCTGGCGCCGCGCCAACTGGTGGCAGCGGTGGAAATACTGGAACTGGATCCACGGACAGGAAACCACGTGACCATCACCCTCGACTTCACCGCTATTTTCGCCTGGGTCGGTGGCCTGATCTGTGCCGCCGTGACCCTTTGGCTTCTCGGCTGGGGCATCATCTACATACGCGCCGCTGGTGAATTCCTGGGCCTGTGGGACGCCATCGGCGAAGGACTCAGAAGCATCGGCCCGTGGCTGGCATCAAAGCTTCGGAGGCAGTCGTGACGGACGAAACCTACGGCTGGCTCAACCCGCCGGCTGGCCTTGACCGGACGCCGCCGGCCGTAGCCGCGCTCTGGAAGCTGGGCCCCCGGGGTACCGAAGATTTCATCATGAACAATCCCTGGTTCGTGGAGGCCGACGACCTCATCGGCGGCTGGGCCCTCGTCCCACTGCCGTTTCCGCCCAGCTCTGGCGTCATTGAAATCGCCGGCTTCACCCACGAACCCGTAGCCCGCTATGTGGCCGCCCTTCACAATGAGCGACTCCAGGAAAAACAGGAAGAACCTGATCCCTGGAACGACATTTCGCGACCTAGCATGCCGCCCGAGCCCGTTGATGGGCTCAGCGCCCCCGGGAACTTCGGCACTGTCGACGACGGCCACGGCAACGTGTGGGCCCGCTGCATGCCCGATTGTGGCCTGGAAATAGTCCGCCCAGGTAAAGTCCAATGCTACTGCGACAGTCAGGAGAACTAGACCATGGCCGTATACACCCTCCTCATCGCCGACGCGTCCGGATCCATGGCTGAGCTGGCCGAGGACGTTCGCGGCGGCCACAACGCCTACCTCGACAAACTCGCCGCCAGCGACAGCGACGAACCCGTCTACATCACCTTGGCCGTGTTCAACACCCAGGTCACCATCATTGATAATGCTGCACCCGTTGCCCTGGCCACCCGCCTCGACCGACACAACTATGTGCCCAGCGGTATGACAGCCCTCCTCGACGCCATCGGCAACACCCTGGCCACCTTCCGGGCCAGCGTCACCCTCAGGCCGGGCGACAAAATGTTCGCCTTCATCCAGACCGACGGTAAAGAAAATTCATCCAAGGAATTCAGCAAGGCCGCCGTCGCCGCCGTCATTGCTGAACAGGAAGCCCAAGGCTGCGCCTTCACGTTCTCCGGCACCGGCCCTGACGGCTGGGCCGACCGTGAGTCCGTCGGCCTGGCCCACGCCAGCACCATGAACGCCGCCGACAGTAAGGGCATCCTCCGGTCCTACGCTGGCCGCGGCGATACTGTCATCAGCTACCTGGGATCAGACCAGGCGACGCGCTCAACGTTCACGAGCGCCAACGTCTCCGTCCAGATCCAGGACACCATTGATGGGCCCGAAGAAGGTGACGCTTCGGCGTAATCAAGGCACAATGCCAGGATGCAGGTCCCCGTTGGCCACGGTCAGCGGGGATTGGCCTTTCTTAGGAGTAGAAATTGAAGACATTCTATGACTGTGAATTCGTGGAACGAGGCCGTGACCTGCCCATTCAGCTGGTCTCCATCGGCCTGATCCGCGAAGACGGCACTGAGTTATACCGCATCAACCCCGAATCCCTATCCAACGTAGCCAAGCATCCCTGGTTATCCGTGAACGTGGGCCCCTATCTGCCCATCAAAGCAAGCCCCGGCGTCCTCGAATGGGACGAGGCCCACGACGAATACCAATACGTGTCCATGAGCCTTGACAACCTCATCGACGACGTCAGAACCTTCTTACAGGCCATACCTAACCTGGAACTGTGGGCCTACTACGGCGCCTACGACCACGTCGTCCTGTGCCAACTGTTCGGATCCATGGCCGAGCTGCCGGCCGGGATACCCATGTTCACCCACGACGTACAGCAGCTCATCGAAACCCGACCCAACGTCAAGCTGCCCGCAGAACCATGGAAGATTCACCACGCCATGGACGACGCCCGCTGGACCCGCGACGCATACAATGCAGTCACCGGCGAGGACCAGCCGCTGGCCCTTGGCGCCACCACAGAAGAAGTCGAAATCATCGACGCGGAAGAGGTCATCGCATGACCGAATCCCCGCGGTACGCCGACGAGTACAACCCAACCCTCAGCGCCCTCGACCGATGCGAACACGGCCGTCACGCCCAAGACCAGTGCATCGGCTGCGGCGGCCAGTCCACCGGCAACCTGTTCCTACAGCCAGGCCAGCGCATTGGCACCAACCTCGGCGGCGAACCCATCATCGTGCCCATCCTCATGGGTGAACGCAGAAATCCGGCCCGCTGGACCGAAAGTGGATACGTCAAATGAGCCTCGTCGACCACGCCCGCCGCGAACTCGAACTGTGCGGTCAGACCGAAGAAGCCCCGGGTTACGCCGCCTCGATCGTCGCCGCCGTCGAAGCCTTTGCTTCTTACGGCCACTCCGGCGGCTCGGCCACGGTCGCGATCGAGCAGCTGCATATCCTGCTCCAGCACCGGACCTTGTCGCCGTTGACCTCCGACCCAGCCGAATGGGAAAACCGTTCCAAAATCTCCGGCACACCACTGTGGCAGAACCGACGCGACCCGGCGGCCATGAGCACAGACGGCGGTCAGAGCTGGTTCTACGTCGACAAACGAGGCGCCGCTGACCTGGAACAGCACTGCCAACGTTGTGACGGCCCCAACATCTCCTGGTCGGCCCCCAGTCCGCTGTGGAACCAGGTGATGCGCGGCGGCTCCATCAACGGAACCTGGCAGTACGGCGAAATCATTTGCCCATTGTGCTTTGCCGAACTGGCCAGCGAACAAGGTATCACCGGGCCGCACTGGCGTTTCTTCGCCGACGAGGTCAAGGCAGGCCTGGAGCTGGAGACATCCAGCGGCCGGGTCTGGAATCCAGAAACGTGGCTTTGGGACACGCCCGGCAAAGAAACACGGCACCACCCCGTTGACGTCCTTGGCCATGCCCCTCTTCGTACCAACCCTGAGGCCAACGCATGAACACCGAAGCGACCGACCTGATCGTCCGCACCGCCAACCCGACTCTGCTCGACACGACGGTCCAGCAGCTCGGCACCGCCGTGGTGGTCGAAGGGTCCTACAACGGCGACACCTGCCGGGTGCGCGTCTTCGGCAACCCCGGCTACATCAAGTTCGCGCTGGCCAGTCAGGGCTACGGCGAACTGGTCGGCGAGGAGCCGGTCGCATGAGCGCCAACCCGCACGACCAGGGCTGGCGCGAATGATTGGCCCATCGAAAGGCCTCTTCGCCGACGCCTCCCATTTTGAGCTGCGCTTCGTCCCCGACTACGGACACATCGCCGAGACTGTGGCAGCTCTACGGGTACTCAACCTCAAAGTCGTTCTCACGGCCGGCACCTTCGACATCCTCCACGAAGGCCACTCCCGCTACCTCGAAGCCGCCCGCAGCTTTGGCGATTTCCTCATCGTCGGCATCGACAGCGACGACAAGGTTCGGAAACGTAAGGGGCCAACGCGGCCAGTCGTGCCCGAGCTGGAACGCCTACGAATGGTCACCCACCAACGTGGAGTAGGCCTTGTCACATTGAAGCCAGCCGGCGCGCCGCGCTGGTCCCTGATCCAGGCCGTATGCCCCGACGTTCTTGTCGCCACAGAAGACACTTACACCAACGGAGAAATCAGGGAACTGGAAGCAACATACTGCGGCCGGGTTGAAGTCCTCGGACGGATGGGCATTGTCTCCACCACCGCCCGCCTACGGCTCATGCAGCTGGGTCAACACTGAAGCAGCTGCTGCTCTACCTGCCCGTCCTGCACGCCGGGTACGAGGCGCTGTTCGACCGCCACGCCGACGCCGACGAGGTGCTGCTGCTGGGGCCGTCGTTCGCCGAGACGCATCCGGTGCTCCGCAAAGAGATCCGAGCCCTCGACCCGCACGTCGCGGCCGGTTATCTGGTCGCGGCCGGTCGCTTCGCGCGGGTACGGGTCATCGAACCGGCCGACCTGCCGGGCGCGCTGGCCGGCGCGACGACCGTGGTGCCCGACGAGGAACTCATGCGGTCCGTTGTGGAAGATGGCCCAACCATCCAGTGGGAGCGCACGTTCCTGCGCTGGGACCGCTCGTGGAGCCTGGCCGGACGCCCACCCGACTACGACGGTACGGTGTCGGCGTCCACAGTGGACCAGACCTTCACCCGGACGGCGCTGGACGCGGCCGGGCTCAGCTCGGACTGGTGGCGCCAGGTCGGCGCGCTGGCCGTGCGGGACGGGGTCGTCCTCGACGTGGCCCACAACGAGCACCGGCCGACCGAGTACTCCCCCTATCTCAACGGGGATCCCCGCAACGACTTCAGCCGGGGCGTCCGCCTGGACCTGTCCACCGCGATCCACGCCGAGGCGCTCCTCGTCGGCCGGGCGGCCCGCCGGGGAGTCCCGCTGCGGGGGGCGGACCTGTACGTGTCGACGTTCCCGTGCCCCGGCTGCGCACGGTTAGTCGCCGAGGCGGGCTTCCGGCGCTGCTTCTTCGCCGGGCCGTACGCGGTGCTCGACGGCGACAACGTCCTCCGCGCCTCCGGAGTGGAATTGATCTGGGTTGACCCGGGAGGGGTGCTCCCCAAGTAGGGGTACCCGTGACATGATGGCCCCATGATTAAGGTCAAAGTCGAGCGAGCCGGCGAGAGCGTCTTCTATGTCGAAGACGGCGTCACAGTGTCCTATGCCGAAGATGTGCTGGAAGTCTTAGACGAAGAAGACTCGGTCATTGCCGTGTTCCGTGGCTGGGTCTATGCTCTGCCGATTACCGACGAGGAATATCTCGTCGAAACGGGCCAAGTGGAACCGGATGATGACGACGAGGACGACGAAGACGAGGTTGATTTTGTGGCCCCCGACCCGGCCGCATACGTCCAGGTCAACAGCAATGGCGCCACATACGGGCTTGTCGATACAGACGCGCCGCCTACTGGTCTGTAGCTGGACTCTTCGACTCCCGCCACGTCTTAGTGCGGCCCCCCGCTCCATAACCTCTTCTTTGGTGCGGTTTTTGGCGCCTTGACTGCAGCTCCGCCCTGGTGGCCTCATTCTTGAGGCCCCAGGTGACCAGATTCAGTATGTCCTGGGCCAGTTGTCGACACGCCCACTGATCTCGGTTAACGATCGTTAGGTTCAACGTCACTACACCGAGGCCTTCGCCCGTGATGCCATGACATTCGATTCGATCATCGCCGTCGCAGGCCCAGGCGAGGATTCGTTGGGCGCGCCGAAACACCTGCTCAACCTGCTCCTCGCCTGGAGTCAGGACGTACTCGAATGTGCGCCTCGAACCGGGCATCAGTGACCTGGCGGTCCAGACACAGGCGGCGGGTGACCTTCCCTGTATCCACTTCCGTCGGGATTCGCGTACAGGTAAATATCTTCTTTGGTTACCTCGGCGCCTTCCAGGGGAGGCATTTGCTGTGCTGGCAGCAACAGCGCCAGCTGCATCAGCTGCGCCTGCGTTTTCTGCTGCATGTCCATGACCTTCGTAAGGTTTCCGTTGCTGGCTTCTTTCACCTGGTCAAGTTTCTGATAGACAGCAATACCGAAGGCGGATAGCACGGGTACTGCAACCAAGCCGGCGAGGCTCAGGATGACAGTCACGTCTTTGTCCAGGGCAACGAGGGTAACAGCGCCGGTGACCAAGATGAAGACAATGATGACGGCGGCCCAGATCACATGAGGGTTCTTCATCTCCATACGCCCGATGCTAGATCATTTTTGGACGTTCCACGAATTCGCCAAACGGACAACTAATCGTAGACATCAATCGTCGACGATGTCACGGAACCGATAACTGTGCCACCGGTGCCCTTCGTACGGCCGCTGCCGGCGCACTGGACCCGGTGACGCATCCGGCAGCATCTCCCACGTAATCGCATAGTTGGTCGTGTAATCCCCATTCAGCCACGACTCGAACAACACGATCGTGCCCCCGTCCGGACCGACCGAGCCATGCCCCAGTAGACCAAGGGCGTCACCTGATTTCAGGTCCATTGGGTCAATCTCATGGCACCAACCGTCTGTATCCATAGACACCGTCGACAGGCCACCCCACGAGTTCTTCACACCCAACGGAATGTCCCAGCACATACTCAGGTAGCCAGCAGCATCTGTACGGTAACCGTCCGGCTGATGGAACCCGGTCTTGTGGAACGGCACGGTCTTCTGCGGCCAGCCGTATCGAGCCCGGACCAGGACCCGGTTACGGGTAATGGGCACCTTAGTTCTCCAACCGTTCGGACAGCTCGTTGGCTACACTCTCGGCGATTTGACTGGCGCTGGGCCCCGAACCCCCACCACTGCCGCCACCACTGCTAGGCCAGGGAACTTGCACCCCGAACCCCGGTAACCACTCCTCATTAACGGCCACAATGTCGGCGTCGGAGATACCCCACAGGCCCGTCGCAGCCCTGACATACAGACCGGGATCTACGGCCGGCCCCGCTGGGAGGTGATACCACGTCGGGCCGTTGCTGATACCAATCAGGCCGGTAAGGTCACCGTTAGTGACACGGAACATTTTCGGCACGTCTTCCTCCTTAACCGCGGTGCCGGTGATGGCACCGTAAAGAATCTGCATCGTTTGGGCATCGTTGGCGAAACTGTTCCAGACCCCCACGTGCAGATGGAACAGGTGGGACGAATCAGAAGTCGACGGCCGGCCCTCAAACCAACCAACAACGTTGATCCCATTGAAGGTCCCAAACCACTCCGCTAGACCGGGGCAAGTCCCAGAACGAACTAAATCGTCCATACGACGGCTCGCCGCAAACAGGTCAGGACCCCGAATTCCCACGTCAACAGCCCGGTACCAGTTGTGATTACCGGCCTGATCCAAAGGATCCGTAGTTCCATACCCGCGGTCCGTGCAGTAACGGGAGAGCCGATCCCACGAATAGGACCGATGCCGGCCGTGCAAATGGTTATTGTCTCCAGCCGAACCGACAGCGCTCGGACCCAGGCCGTAGAACACGCGTAACGGACCTAAGAGGCCGGCATTCATCACCGGTGGGATGAACTGGGCACCCCACTCAGGTTCAGATGCAAGTTCTTGGTATGTGGGCATGGGATCAGTATGGACCCTTGGGATAGTTTTTCGGCTCAGCCGGGATGGGGCGACACCTTTTCTTCCGTGAGCCAGGTCGCCCAGTCAGGGTTTTGCGCACTACCCACTATCCCCGCGGCCGGCGGTGCCGCCACTGTTGTGCGGTCCGTGATGCCAGGTCCACGTCACGTGGGGCAGGTGAACGAATGTGGCACCCAGGTCAAGTAGACCCAGGTAAAAGCCCCAATCGTCGTAATGGCTGCCATCAGGCGGGACGAAACTGGCCTTTTGGGCCAACTCGGTGCGCACCAGACTGGTGACCGGCAGGTACGACCGTTTGCGGAGAAGGTCCGCGTCGAATGGCCGCCCCGGCCGTCCCCATTCCTCCCACGCTGGATGGCTCGACGGGATTTCGCCAAGCTGCGTGTGAATAACGCGGCAGGCTGGATAGATCACGTCGGCGCTGGTGTCGCGTGCCTGCGTCACAAGCGCCAGCACGTGATCGGGGTGCCATTCGTCATCCGAATCCAGGAAGGCAACCCACTTCGTGCGCGCACCGGCCAGCGCCTGGTCACGCGTTGGCCCGGCGCCTTCGCCACGCAGATCGGTCACGATACTCATAGCGGCAACTGGCATGGACTGGCTCAGGACGGACCGCAGCGCACGGCGCATTGTGGTTTTCCAACGCGCTGGATGGGTCGGCATGACCATCGTGACGTCATCTACCATCGATCCGGCCTTCCTGAGGTGTTGCGTCCGTGGTGGTGCCAGCGCCAGGTGCGGCGCACCAGGTGGCTGATTGTGGCGCCCATATCGATGCAGCGCATGGTCAAGTTACGGTCCTCGCCGGTGCTGGCGCCAAGCGCGTATGCCTCGGGGCGGTCAATCGCGTGGTAGCCGACCGCTTCCAGCAGCTCGCGACGAATCAGGATCGTGACTGTGGTTTCGACCGGCTCAGTGGGGTTGAACGGGTTGGTGAAGTGCGTCTCGGGAAACACCGGATCGTGGTCGCCATAGGACATCCCGCTCGGCGACACGAGTTCGTACCAGGAGTACACGTAATCCGCCCCGGTTTCCATGGCGTGGGCGTACAGCGCCTCCAGGTGAAACGGCATGAACTCGTCGTCGTCGTCGAGTGGGGCGATCCAGTCGATGCCTGGACTTACGCCGTCCAGGGCGCGCTGTCGTGTCACCGGGGCACCTTGTTGCTCGGTGTCGACAGCCACGCTCAGATCGCTGGCCGGTAACGCCTGCCGTCCAACGCTGGTCAGCGCGCGTAGCAGCAGCGGACGCCGCGGAGGAATACTTGGAACGATCACGCCGATCTTCGGCTGCGTCATGCTGGGCTCCAGGGGTCCTGTCTACGGTCGAGCGCTCACGGCGCATTGCCACTGTGGTCGTCGATCAGCCACGGGCCAGACCTCGGGCACGTTAGCGATTCCCACACGCGTCACCTCAGACCAGCCGCTTACTCGCAGCAGCGCCTCGACGGCCCAGGTCGTACAGTGCCAGCGGTGTTCGTCGCCGTGCCAACGGTGTCCGCCGTTGGTCAGTGACTCCATGGTCACGTCCAATGTGCCGGCGGTAGCCATGCCCTGGGCCAGGACGACATCAGGACCCACTACCATCAGCTCGCCATCTTCGGCCATGCAGCCGCGCAGCGCCTGTAGCAGGGTAATAACCTCGTCTACAAACAGGTGCTCCAGGAGGTGGCCTGCATAGGCAAGCTGGATCTCGGACCATGGCAGTGATGACGTCCGCAGGTCCACCTGCTCATCTTTTCGGTGCGGCGATCCGGCAAAATCTACATTATGCCAGTCGGGTGCGTATCTATCGCCGCAACCCAGATTCAGCTTCACGCAATACTCCATTACAACAATGTCGGGGCCGGTATGGCTAAAATCCAGCGGTTACCTGGATTGGCGGCCATGATGGACGACGCATAATTCCATGCGGCCAGTAAATATGCCTCTGGATCTGGACGCGTTCCGGGTGCGACGATCTCGATAATAGTCCCGGGGATGTACCGGTTCTGCTTGGCTCGCGTGGTATCGACGCACCATTGGATGGTGGACGACGTTAGGCCGCAAAACGAGATCAATGTCGTTAGCTTGGCCGGCGCCCCATATGCCGCCACTGGACCTTTTTGTGCGGCCAGCAGGTCGAGCAGCCGCGTCCGGATTCGTTCGGCTCGTCCCTGCATCCCGTCGTATGCCGAGAAGTTGTTCAGCCAGTGCTCTGAGGCGCGCAGTGCATCAACGGCTGGATTCGGCGTTGCCTGCAGCCGCAGGGTTACCCGTAGTGACCCGCCCTGCCGGTCCGTTAGTTCGGCTTCAGCTACATGCAGCCCGTGCCGCAGTGCCGCCTGCTCCAGGGACGTCAATGAGAAAAAGTTCCTATGCTCGTGGTAAACGAGATCGAATGCGTTATTAACCAGCAGGTCAGGTAAATACTGCACCTCGATTATTGCGATGCCGTCTTTATGAAGCAGCACCGAGATGCCGCTCAGAACGCTGGATACATCTTCTACGTGCGCCAGGACGTGGTTGGCAATGACGACACCGGCCTGACCGCCGCCCTCCATGTTGGCGGCAGTATCCGCATTGAAGGCCACATTGAGTACTCGCAGACCCCGATCACGGGCCACACCCACGGGGCCAGAAGCCGGATCGATACCGAACGTTGGACAACCCGCGGCGGCGAAGTGCTGGAGTAAATCACCGTCATTGCAGCCGATCTCAGTGACCCCATGAACTGCGAGCCCGCGGTGCTTGGCCAGGACGGAGGACGCATACTTCTCGTGGTAGACGGACAGGGGGGCTGATGCCGAGGAGTAGAAGCTGTACCCAGTGCCGAACAGTGTGCCACCGTCGACCACTTCAAGCAGTTGCACCAGCTTGCACTTGGCGCAGACGGCGACCTGAAGGGGCAGCTCCGGCGAAGGTTCCCCCGGGATCGTTGTGTACGCGTCAGCGACTGGAGACAGACCTAGATCAAGGAACTGATCGAGATCCTCGCAGCCACAGGCGCTGCATGTCGTCCGCTTCATAGTTGCCACTTTTCCCGGAAAAGCTGATCGGCGGAGAGCCAGTCAGCATAACTTTGCCCTGACTTAAAGCCCATATGGCTGTGGTGGTGCGTATCCACATCCGTTACGGTGACCCGGCCCAGCATATTTGCCTGCATCCCGATCTCGTCGTACCCATGAAAGCCCGGAAACCGGGTGTCGAACCGTAGCCTCCTGATTGCCTCGGACGAGAAAACCAAGATGCTGCCCTCAAGGAGATCGACGTCACCGACGCGCGGACCAAAGTCGATGTCCATGACGTCGGTACGTTGATGGCCAACAGGGTCAGCGTTCCACCAGGCCAGGCCCTGACGAGCAGAACCACCAGCCACACCGACAAGCATTACTTCCGAGCCTTCATTGATCACATTCAGGAACTTTTCCTCGGCATCAGGATCTAGGATCTCCAGATCATCATGTAGCAGAACCAGTGCGTCGACCCCCCGCTCTTGGCATGTGTCGAGAATTTCGTTGTAGACGGACGCAATGGAATCTTCTCCAGGTATGGCGAACAGCGTCCGGTCGCTGACCCGGGGACCGACATTGCGATCTAACTTCTCCTGGGAGCCAACACACACGCCGTAGGCGATGTTCACCATGGCGCGCGGCCATGTTTCTGCACAAAGGCCCGTTGGTTCTTGACCACCACTACGACCCCTTCGTCAGTTCATCAATGAATTCACGAAGTGCGCCGGCCCTGATGCCGTGCCGGGCTCGATCCTGGGCCCTGGCCGCCTGTCGCTGACGATGGAACTCACGATCGGCTGCGGCGTACAGCCACTGGACTAGGACCTGACGCTGGTCGTCACTGATTCCCGGGAACGGGAGATGATCCATAGTAGAGATCATGGCAGATGCTTCCAGGTGAGTCGTTTCTGGATCGCGTGAATGTTCGTCACGGTCACGTCATACCGTATAGCTAACTGTTTTGGATCAAGAACCGAGGCGCGTATTTCAAGGACGTTCTGATCCAGTAATTTTGCCCTTCCGTTTCGTCCACCTGACCGATCCGGTGAGCGTCCACGACGGATCATGTCGTGGACGTTGTCTTTTACCGAACCCTTGATCCAATGTCGCGGATTCTGGCATGGTGGATTGTCGCAGGTATGACGAACCACCTCGCCGGGAGTCAGTGGCTCGATCATCATTCCATACGCCCAACGATGAGCCCTTACCATGCGGCGATCAACTCGAAAAAATCCGTAGCCGCATCCGTCCAGGGACCCCGTCCAAGGATGGCAGTCATCGCTCCCGCAGTTTTTATCAACCTTTTCCATGTAGCGATCCATGTCTGGACGTTTCTTGGTAGCGAACCCATCCAGAAGTCCGTGTATACGCTTCCATTCGTAATGTCTCTTACATAAGCCTCGCCCATAGACTGGCGTAGGACATTCAATGCACTCTATGGCTACCAAGGCAGCCTGCCATAAAGTTCAGCGAATCGTGCCCCATCTCGGCCCGCTTGCTCATTTAGATTCGGCTTTGTGACAGTGAAAAAGTTGGGCTGGATATTTTGTACCGGGTGCGTTCCAATCAAGACTGTTCCCCCAGTCCTTCGTAAATCTATATCCATAGATGTGTCAAAATACCACCAGTGCATAGACTCGTCTGCGCGAACCCCTGATGCGCCATCCATGATGAACGCCCAGGAACACATGCGGTTCCTGATGTCGCTGTCCATCTCGTATTTCATGACTCGCGGCTGACTCCACGGGCTCGACGATCCAGCCACGGCGCCCGTCTCCCGCATCGCTTCGGTGACGGCGGCAAACCAGCCGTTCGGGGGTGGGGCGTCATCGCACAACACCGCCACGTCGTAGTTAAGACCACGGCCCTGACTGTCGTACCACTGGACAAACCAGTCGAGGCCTATATTCCAGAAACGAGACAAAACGGGAGGTTGATCGGGGACAAAAATGGACCCGACGCCTTCCGGGATCTTTAGTGGCGGGTCCGAGGCATTGTCTATGACCATTACGGTATCGACTTGGGGCCGAATGGCCTCGATGGTTTGGTTCAGCAGCTCCTGCCGGCCATGGGCAAGAATCAGGGCCCCTCGACCGCGAGGGAGATTAGTCTCCATACTCATCCGCCACTGCACCTTGGTCCCGGGTCAGCTTCACTGGTCGAATTCCCCCGCCTTGATTGCGGCCTTGAGTATGTTCCACTCATCAAGGCTGAAGGTGACCAGCTGGTGATTCGAGGAGCTGCGTAGGTAAACCTTGTCGTTTTCGACCTTCACCTCGGCGCAGTTGCTGGTATCGCACTGGGGACGCTGCCACACTGATGTCATTTGCCACCCTTTCGCTGAATCTCAAAAGCCCGGGTCCAGGCCTCCCAGAGACGCCACGAGTTATTCTCCACCGTCTGATCCTGCACGAAGGCGCGGCCCTTCTCCCCCAGGTCCTGCCGCATCGACGCGTCGTCCATCAGTTGCTTGACGGCCTTGAACCATTCTTTACGGTTTTCGACAAGAAGACCCGAGCCGCCGGACTCTTTGTGGAAGCGACGATACTCGGCCCGGGGGGAACCGACCCAGGGAACGCCGACCGCGGCTGCCTCCAAAGCTTTTAGTCGCGATTTCGAGCTGTTAAAGGGAGTCGTCGCCAAGGGGGCCAGCATGACCTGCAACTTGGCGATTTCACTGGCCCAGTCGGCCAGCTGTACCACGCCCGTATGCGGCGGCTGCTCCTTCAACCGAAGGGCGCCCTTCGCCTGAGTAATAGGTCCGATGACCCGGAACTCGTAGCCGGCGTCGATCAGCTCCCGTACCGCACCGCCCGTCACCTGCAGATCGTTTGGGTGGCTGTCTGTAGTTCCAGGCCAGCCGAACACCTTGTCCTGGTCGGCCTTGATTCGTAGGTACCGTTCCGGCACGTAGTTGTCGATTACGTGCCCGCGGCCGTGCCTGGCATACACGCCCATCAGCTGCTTCGTGGACACTGTGACCATTGTGGCCGCCTTGCAGGCCTGCTCGACGTTCTTCCACGAGTACGGCGTCTTTGGGTTCCGGGGATGGTAGTTGATGAACGCCTTGTTGTCCGGATGGATGCAGCTTAGGTCGTCGTCCATGTCAATAACCATGGCGACGCCCTTGGACCGCAGGATCTCGACGACTCGGCCGTGCCAGTTGTGGCTCAGCCGCTGCATCACGAGCACATCGGCGTCGTTGGGGATTTTGACGTCGACGATTTCGGCGTTTGGGTCGTTGGCGACATTGCCGCGGAAGTGCACCTCCAGGCCGGTGTCCCTGCCGTCGCCCGACCCCTTGCTCTTCGGGTACTGGATCTCGATGTTGTACCCGAGGCTCTGTAAGTGCTCAGCCGCCCAGATAAGTCGATAGAAACCCGCAGCCAGCGGTATCTGCTGGCATCACGCACACCTTCACTGGCTTCCACCCATGCTCATCACGGACTCCTTGCCTAGTTTGTAAATCCAAGACCCTCGAATACAGCCATCGATGGTGAGTGCGCCGATACCGGGGTGAACTGCCGCTCGGCGCCGTCGTTGAGGGGTTGACAGCGGCCCATGCCGTTGACGGGGTGACCCTGGGCACAGGTGCCGTTCACGACGGCCTCGTAGGGCCCCGCCTGGGCGACCGGGTCAGTGGCAGGGATCGGTTTGGGTTGGGCCACTGTGGACACTCCTAGATCTGGTTGGCGCCGGGGTAATCGGCGGCGGCGCCGATGTCGTAGATCTCCATGAATCGGGGCCGAGCGGCTCCCCCGGCCCGACTGGAGACGGTGTCTGGGCCGCCGCTACTTGCCGCCAGCGTGAGCACCAAGTTGTCGGTGATATCCGCACTGGTGGCGTTCACCACTACCCACCTCAGGCCGCTTTCCTGTGAGATTCCCAGGGTCGTGTTCATGAGATAGTCCACGGGCCCAATCAGCAGGGTCCCGGCCAGGTTGGTGCGGCGAACCCGGTAACCGGCCGAGTTGCTGGCGATACTTCCGTCCGTCACACACTGGGAAATTACCTCGTAGGCGCGGCCGGCTCGGAAGATGACGCTGGCGCCGGTGAGCACGACTGTCTCTGCGGCGACGAAGGCCGAGTTGGCGGTAGTCGCGACCCAGTCGACCTGGCCACGACTCAGCTGTTGCATTTCTCCGGCAAAGCCGACAATGAAATTCCCCGACGGTGGAATGATCAGAATATATACTCGCTCCCCCGGGGGCAGGAAAAACCCGGTCATATTCGTTACGGCGATGGGGACAGTATCTCCGTCATAGGTGGCCATAGTTGATGGTCCGTCAGTGGAACTTCCAACCGTCGCTAGACGGAGAATCCATGTCAACCCAAGCCGATTTGCATTTTCCACGACCGCTTGAACGCCAGCCCCAACGAGGTTGGGGATCTGCTGTGTGAACCGATCCATATCCATTAGGTTGGGTACCCCCTACGGATCACGTGAGTCATAGTTCCGCCCTCGGCCAGGTCCAGGCTCCAGGCTAACTCCAACCAGAGTTCTCCCTGCCACAGGATTACGTTATAAGAGTCGTGGCGTGGATCGGGGGCTGTGGTCAGGGTGACTCGTTCGAAGATTGTCTGGCGGTTGACCAATCCCTGCGCAACCGCAAGTGCCTGGCCGACGTCTGTCAGCTGAAGATCTTCCGTCTTCGCGATGATGAACCCCCTATTGATGAACGAGTTCGGCGCGTTCTGTGGAACATCAGCTACTGCGACAACCTGAACGTCAGGATTATTCGGCGAGTTAGATATGACCACGAACCTGTTGGGCGCAGTAAGCAGGTCGGAGGTTTCAGAAATCCCCTCCCGGAGCACCTTGTATCCGGAGTCGAAATCGAACGCCGGTATCTGGTTAGCTGGGTTGAAGGTTCGGATGAAGTGCATCGCGCTGTCGTTGCCGAACCATGGCGAGAACAGGTCCCCGGCTACGGCAAGGGACTCCAGAATCGAGCCCCTTGTCTGCCCCCTACTCCACGCCCCAGCCGAAATATACGGACTCGGTTCGAGCGTGTACTCGATGGGTAATTCCCCCAGGAGCACATTGAGGGTCACGGCGATGCTGAAGCCAACCGAATTGATGCCGTTAGTGACCTCCTGGTCCACCAAGAACATCTCATCGTTCAGCACCACGTTCGACAGGTTACCGGATGTGAAAACCTGCTTGGTCTGGTCCGTGAACATGTAGCGGCCAAGGGGCCACTCGACGTCGTTCACGACCATGGACAGTTCTATCCGGTCCGTGATTGGGTTTACAGCTGCCGTGTCTTGCGTCCCGAGGGAGATATTTAACTGGCGCTTGATAATGCGCGACGTGTCGTGGGTGAGACTTCCTCCACGTATCGGATGGATGTCACCTAGCCTCTCGCCGGTGACGGCGTTTACGAGCCGAAACCGGAAGGTGCTACTGCGCTGGCCGACCCAGGGCGCCAGATCCAGGACCGGATCAAAAGGAATGGTGGTTAGGGCCACGACGGGTCCACGGGCGATGGGGTATCGGTGACCTCGACAATCCCGACTGAGGCCAGGTACAGCCGGCGCCGGTTCTGGACCACGCCGTTAGGTACGGTGACGTTGGCCAGCCACCGGTTCCCGTCCTCGTCCCGGACGCAGATATACGGGACCTGCGTCCAGGCCATGTCGCGCAGCGACTGGAAATCTCCCAGGGTCTCCGGCGCAATTGCCGCGGCCTGGACGAGGAGCGATCTGGTGAACTGTTCACCGCCTCGCTCCGTCGGCCGGAAGGCGGTGAAGAAGTCCCGGTTGTACATCGGCTGCAGCTGCGTGAAGCCGGCTTCGGCAAACCCGAAGTCTTCGCTGACGGTGTCCTCCCAGGCGTTGGAATAGGCCAGGTTTGAGTAGCCGCTTTGGTGTTCGTTGGTCGTGAAGATCATGACGTGTGCCTGGTCCAGGCAGGAGCCGCTGACGCCCGGAGCCATGGTGCTAATGCTGACGGTGCTTGACCATGGGCCGGCGAAATCGTATACGTCCACGCCGCGGATGCGGTAGCTACTGGACATGCCGACCCGGGCCTCGTAGTCCCTGAAGCTGGTGATGGCCGGACTGGTCGCCTTCATGATCGTGGCCCAGTCCGTTAGCTCGTCACTGCGCTGGAGTTCAAGGTAGCCAAAGTTCCAGGTCGAGGCGCTGACGGAGTAGTCCCCGAAGCTGATGACCGGGGTGGTTGGATTTGTATTACCGGTTGATCGAATGGAACGTAGCCCGACGGCGCCACTGGTGAACGTTGCTGTCGTAGTGGCCTGATAGGACGAGGGCTCCTGGTTCCCGACTGGCCACGCCTTGGCGCGGATAGTGCCGTCTACGGCCACGTCGACGTCAAGCCACCACTCTTGATCGGCGCCGTAGAAGCCGGCCGAGACGCTGGTGATATCAGTGCTGACGCCCGCGACCATTCTGGCGATAACTATTTCTGCGGTCTGCGACGTAGCGAACTGCAGGTCGACGAAGTCGTAATTGCTGGTGTCGGCAGTATTGAACTGCACGGCACCGCGCACCGATGCTCCAGTCGAGATGCCGTTGGTGGAGATCTTCACTCGATGGTGCGAGTTGGTGGCGAACGTGCTGTCCAAGGTCGAATGTCGAACTACATTGACGGTCGTCAGTGTATGTGTACCTCTAGTGCCCGTCGTAATGTAGTCACCTTCGACAGTTCCACCACTGTCGGTGTACACCTGCCCTGAGTCTGCGCTTGCCCAACCAGTTGCGGCCCGACTGAAAGAGTCCGACACGACCGCCGAGTTCGCGTAGGCGCCCCAGGTCGGGAGTGGGTACAGAATGCGTGTTGGAATCCCACACGGATCAATCCCACACTCCTGACCGATGCCGGTGAGCGCCTGACTCTGGATGCTGACCGAGAAGCCGGTGACCGCTGGCATGTCCTGGGCGAAGATCAAGGTGGCGTCGGACGTCTCGTCGTCCGTAGACCCTGAGACATACGGTCCGTTCCACGAGACCCAGGCTAGGTTGATGCCAGCGCCCGACACTGGCTGCCCGTACGTGGCAACGGTCAGCTTGTTAGGACTGGGGATGGGAGTGGTATAGCTTCCCGGGATGTCGCCGGAGATGGCAAATGCCTGGCAGCCGAGAATTTCCCATCGATTTCCGGCCAGTTCGCCCGTTGCCGACCACCGCCAAATCGGATTGGTGCCGGCGCCCATGGTGGGGGGCGTGGTGAATCTCAGAGAGACCGCTTTCCAGCCGTCGAGGACCTCGTCCAGGGCATCGAATTCGCTTGGTGTGATGCTGACGCTGGATCCGGCAATCGTCGGGGAGTCGAGCATTAGCGGGATCGTGGTGCTCCCCCATCGACGACAGTAGAAACGAACCCACGGGAAGGTCGTTGCTCCGCCTACCGGGCCATCGAGAATGTCCTGGGTCGCTGTGACGGATCCAAAAACCTGCGCAACATCTTGACGTCCGTAGACGTGGGGGTTGAGGAGGGTACCTCCGGACGCGTGAAGCGACAGCTGCGGCAGGATGGCCGTTGACTGTTCGGTAAATGTTTCGCCGATTCTGTCTTCCAACGGGAACGGGATATTGAGCTGGACTGCTGGGTGTGACGGAATTTCATACAGCTGTCGTACTGCGTTCAGTGTCGGGAAGCTTCCGCTGATGGAGCGACCAAAGTCGAGCTTTCCGGGACTGACGAAGGACAGGGTCGGGAGGTATGGGCCAGGAACAATGACAGGATCGTCGGTTGTGCTAGCTGCATCCCGCAGTCGGACCGTGTTTCCACCGAGCCTGTACCGGAATGCCTGGCCGCCGTAGGCAACCCGAGTCTCTTCGCAGAAGATAACCCTCAAGGCTATGTAGTCCAGCCTTATCTGCGGTATTCCTGAGTCGAGGGCGGTCCCTGCCGTTGTGGGCAGGTTTATTCTCAGGAGTATTCTCTGACGATTTGTCGCCGATGCTTCGAGTCGGGCCAATGCCGCATATGTCCACGGCATGATACGTTCGCCGATATTCGTCAGGAATGGGGGCGAGGCCGGGTCCCAGAAGTTATTTACATCGCCCAGATCCAGCGCATTTATCGTTTGCGATGAGCTGGAATCATGGGCCGGGTTGTCGACTGAGGCCGCAAGGTTAAGTGTTCCCGTATTGTTGAGGACAACCTCGGGACTGAATGTGACACCCTGCCCTGCGTCGTTGTACTGCGAAATAGAGGTGACGGAAGGAAACTGGCCCAACAGTGGGTTAACGAACTCCGTAAAGCACGTAGAGCAGTCAAGAACGTCTTGTATAACCCCGCCATACAGCAGCGAGACATTGAGTATTCTCTTGCCCTGAAGGAGCTGCGCATACTGGCTGGTGGCAAAGTAGAAGTCAATACTTTTCTCTCCAGCCGCCGGACCTCGTATGAGGATCCGTTTCCCGTCACCCGGCTGCCCCACCGCGTCAGCGACTGTACCGAGGCCGTTAATTGAAACCGTTGTGCCGGTGACCGACCCACTGTTACAGGGAATGATGACTTCTCGAATCGGGCCGATAAGGGCCTCGTTACCATTTGGGTAAATGTTGACAAGGCCGACCTGGTACAGCGCCCCGTTGATGTTTTGGGGCATCTCGTTGACGTAGAAGCGAGCGTCGCGTATGCGCTCGGTGGTCGTTTGCGTGTAAGCGACACCCTGCTCTACGGCGTTAACGCCAGGCGAGTATACGAGCCCCACATCCCGGATCGGCACCCACTCCTGGCCAAGGATCTGAGGGAGATGAGGATTATATGACCCGATGGGAATCACCTCCGCGCTTTGCTGCACGATATGCAGCATCCACCTTTGACCAAAATCTCTCCGCTACATGAACCATCAATTCACCGAGCCCACATCAGGCTGTCCTTACCGCTAGGCGTGTGTTACGTGCCGCCAGGACGCTGGCGAAGCTGTTCCCCGCGGCCGAGCCGACGCTGGCGGCTTCTTGCTGAGAGGGGGTCTGGCCGTAGAAGTTCATCTGTACGGCCCCGGCTCCCATGAGCACGTTGGACGTGGCGTTGCTCATGGCCCCAGTCAGTGCCGGTGTCTCCATCTCGATGCCACTGGCGAGGCGCTGGATGATCTTCTGTCCGGAAATGAGCGGGTCACCGCTGCCGGACAGGGGCCCCTCCTTGGCCGGCGAGAACGGGAGATAGCCCCGGACCATCGTGGCCGCCCGACTCATGGCGTCACCAATCGCCGAAAATCTTGAGGTGATGCCGTTGATAAGGCTGTTGATAATGTTCTGACCAGCGTTGTACAAGATCCCTATGAACTGGAGTGCAGCCTCTCCGACGGCGCCCCGGATGCGGTCAACAAGGTCCCTTACGTCCTGGATACGGTCACTGACCCACTGTTTGACGTTTTCGGCGGTCTGCCTTATCCGGTCAATGAACCAACCAAATGCGCCAACGATAAGCCCGACAAGCTCCCAGAACTTTGCGCCCATCTCGTTGAAGAAGTTGCCGGTCCAGCTATTGACCCAGGCGCGAAGGTCGGAGAAGAGGCCCGGGATTGTGACGGTGAAGAAGTTGCTGATGGCCTCTCCGGCGGCGTGGACGAATCCCATGATTCCCCCGCCAACCCACTCGAAGAATGCTGTGATATCTGGGATTAGCCTGTGCCTAATATATTCAGCGACAACCTCTATGGCGGTGAAGAAGAAAAACACGCTGAAGGTAAGTATGGTAAAGGAGACAAGCAAAGATTGGATCACATGGACAAGGCCCTCCATCGCCTTTTGTCCCGCATCGCTGGCAAGATAGGCAGTGAACAGCTGAAGCTGGCCGGTCAGGTCGGTGATGATTTTATCGCCGCCTGCCGCATCAAGCTGCTTGACGAACTCAAAGATGAAGATGCCGGCCTCTTTGAAGAAGTCGCCAACGGCGGCCAGGTCGCCTTTTACCTCTTCAAGCCAGTCAAGAAAGTCCTGGTCCGTCGACAGGTCTGATAACCATTGCCCAAAGCCTGCCAGCGATGAATTGACTACGTCGCCGAACCACTCAAACAAAGGACCAACCACTGTTCCAATGTTTGCCAAACCAACCAAAAAGGTGGTCATAGCGGGGCCGAACTTGTCCAGCCAGCTTGTGATCTGGGGAACGATCGTATTGATGAACCGAAGAAACACCGGGTCGGCCAAGAACGATATAAGCTGCGCGGCCAACCCACCCAGAGACTTGGCCAATGGCCCGATGCTGGCACTCAAAGTCGTAAAGAACGGGCTCTTTGAGTTGAACACCCGGGCGAGAATGTCTCCCAACTGGGAGAAGAACCCCTCCTGTGCAATGTCCCTAAGCTGGCTGAATAGATCCCTCATCGGCAGCAACTGCTTAACAAAGCCTTGAGCCGCTGGAGTCAAACCCTCCAATGCCTTCTTCAGCTCATCAGCATTGGTCGCCGCAAACGCCCCCTGGATTGCCTCGCCGAGACCCTTGAAGGCCAGGAACAGGACGCCGACCTCAAGGCCAATAGAAAACACCAGGTTGGGGATGATGAACAATAACGCCGACAGAGCGCCAGCGGCCTGGATGGCGCCAGCGATGAGACCGGCGATTTCGCCGAAGACGGGGATCAGCGCGACAATGAGCGGAGACTTACCTGAGACATTGAACCCAGCACCGATGGCGTCAGTGAATGCGCTACCGACCTTTCCGAAAACGCCCGAAGCCTCTTCCTTTTTGATCACCTTCACGGCATCATCAGCCACTGAGCGCACCCAGCGGCTGATAACATTCCCTTCCCGGTCCAACCTGAGGGTCTCGCTGGTGACCCTCAGGCCTTCGCGCTCGATGCCGGCGGAAATGCCACGAGCTACATCACGACCCGTGTCTCTCGTACTCTTCTTCAGATGGCCGTCAAGGGTATCGCCCCACTTGTCGCCGATGTCCGCCATCTCGGCGTCACCCCTGTCGCCGGCATCATCGAGAATGTCAGCAACATCTTGGGGGGCCTTTTTGCCACTGAACCGGACGTCGGCGTAGACAACACCAACGGCATCACCAACCGGTCCAGTCACGACAGCACCACCCCTCAAGACTCAATGTGGTGTGCGCAGACAAGGCAGCGGCACTCAGAAGACAGTCTAACGATCACTGCATAGAAAGGAAGGACCCACGGTCCATTTCCATTGACTCAATCGGCGCCGGCAGGTCCCGGGCCAGCTCCACCGGAACGGCCTCCAGTCTCAATACGAACATGGCTACGTCCCTCGGGTCCATAGATTCCAGCGTGACCGTCAGCAAAACGTCCAGGAAAGCGGCAATGGACACCCGCTCCAGGTCAATCCGCTCCAACAGCTTCGGACCCAGCACAGGCCACGCATCCCGGGCCACCTTGACCTGCCGCAACGCCACCCACCACGGCCGAGCACACACCGTTGAGATCAGCTCAAGCATCGCCTCATCAAGGTCCTCGACCTGGACCTTCCCGGCATATATCAGGTCGTCGACGGCGCCCAAAAAGTCCAAGACCAGACCCTCAACATCGGGGACCGGCTGCATCAGATACGCGAGCCAGTCCGCCGCGGGCATCGCCGGCAACTCAAACTCCTGGCCCCCCAGCCGCACCACCGCTGGCCACGGCTTCAGTGACCACACCGGATCCGTATTCAGGCTGGGAACCGCAACACCCTTGGCTGACTGCGCCAACTCGTCCGGACCGCCGCGGGAACTGGACCGACTACCGCTTGGCCGGCGTCCGGCCACGACGCACCCGAACCGGCTTCTCGTCCTCGGAGGCTTCGAAAACCGTCACGAAACTGACCAGTTCCCGCAGGTCCAGGTCACCAGTCGTCATCAAATCCTGCATATACTTCTTGTCCTCGGCCTGGACAACCACCGACTCCAGGATGGCAAACATCCGGTCGATGCCATCTAACTTCCGGTCCATGCCGACGTCATCACGCTGCAAGATCTTAGACTCGCGGGCCAGTAGCATCACCTGCGTATCGGCAAGTTTCCGGACGACAACGTTACGTCCATGCATATCGACAATCTGGGTCTCGCGCCCAGGGTCAGGATTGGTCATGGGCCCGATACTAGACGTCGCGGATGATGACTCGTAGGTTGTACCGCGCCGCCACGCTCACCAGAGCCCGCGACAGGTAATGCTTCCCCTTTTGGCCGGGGTGAGAGCGACCCACGGTGCCTCTTGCGCCGGGGATTTGGTTGAAGTACACCGTCCGGCCACGCCACACAAACTTGAGTGCAGGCGCTTCAACCCTGCCGAATCGGTAACGCTTCGGCGCGCCCTTGGGGAAGATGTTATGCACCCGAGCGCCCTTCTCCACCGCCTTGGCGTATGGGGCCCGGGAGCCGACTGTCCCCGACGCACTGTAGCCGCGGACAAACGGCCCGCTCCGGTAGATAGTCTTGGCCAGGTTGCCCTTGCTGTACTCGCCGACAAGAGCGTTTTCTCGGGCCTCTTCCTGCGCCGCCTTGAGGACCTTGTCTGCCTGCCGGCGGGTGATCCTGGCCGTCTGCTTCAGTAGCTGGGCTTCGTAGACCTGGTAGTTAGACATCGATCAACAACAATCTGCGTTGATAAACTGAGCCGTCAACGTCATCGACCGTTCCACACAGCCACCCTGCGGATTGCCTTGCGACTGACGCTCGATCACAAACGACATGCCCAAGAAGTCCCCGGCACTATTCACCACAAAGTCCCGCATGCAGCATGCCACCCGCCGCAGAGTCTGAGCGTCAATGACGTTCTGTCGGGACGCGGCGTTCCAGTCCGTGCAGCTCGGCGGCAGGAACTCGTCCCCGGTCGGGACGCAGCGGATGATCCCCACCTTGAACTGCTGGGCCCACGTCTGCGGCGCGCAGTGGGCGCTGGCCTGCCGGACAATGTCCGCCTCCGGGAACGAATCCGACGACGGATACGTATCACCGAGGGCCACGTAGGCGACGCCCTCACAGCACAGATCCTGCAAGATCCCGGCGTCATGGGCGATCTCAGTACCCACCCGAAAGCAGCAGTGCAGTGGCGGGTTCTCCTGCAACGCCACCTGCTCACACAAGCACGCCAGCAGCTGATTCATCAGCACAGACACAAACCGGTCCGGGTCCGGCGGTTCCGGCGTGGTCACGGTAGCCTCCAAGCGGCCGAGGTCAGATAACGCCACACCGGAAACAACGACACCGCCAGAAGCGCCAGCAGACAGAACCCCCAGGTCCGCGGTAGCAACACCACCGACGGTGACGCCGCCGGTGGCGGCAGCCGACAAAGAGCCAAGATCTGCCACACCGGTACCGTCAACCGTAGCGGCAATGTTGTAACTAAAGCCGGGCGGATCCTCCGCACTGACCGTGGTCCCAGTGATGGCCGTCTGATCAGCACCAGAAGCCATGATGTCGTTGACGGGGTCCGCCGTGGATGCTTGGTTGAAGCGCCACAGCACCGAAGGCGTCGCATTGAACCAGTTGGCCAGCGACGTTTGGAAACCGGTTCCAGCCTCAAATGTGGCATCAGCCAGGGCGGTGCCGGTCCATAGGCCAATGGCGGCGAGGTTGCCGTTGAGGAACTCGCCGGGGTTGAACGAGCCCACGAGGATTGACGCGATGGCCAAGTTCGAGTCGAGTGCGCCAAGATCAGTGTGAGTCCAGGTAAGCGTGTCGTAGCGGTAGAGGTGGGTTCGGACCGTCTGGCCGTTGCCCGCCGGCTTAGTGAACCCAAGAATGGCCCACTGGTTGAGGTACGTGTTATAGGGGGTGGAGGTAAAACCGCCACCAACGGCAAAGAAAACGTCATTGCCGAATGTGTTAGCGCCGATACGTCGGGCGGCACCACCGTCTAGTCCGTCAAGAAGGCCGCCAGCGTCAATGGCATTCGGTCGCCATAAAAAGACCGTCGACAAAGCAGCGGTGGGCAGATTGGCGGCGCCACCAGCGGCGAAGGTGATAAAGTCGGACGATCCATTAAATAGGCGGCTCACTGGTCACCCCGCTTCCGTAGACCTGGAACAAGATTCAAGATCATACTAGGAGGCGAGAGTAAGGACGACGTCCAAATCTCCGATGGCAATCTGGAAAGTGTCGCCAGCCGTCACGGCATTTGCTGTAATGATTCCAGAAAAACCGAAGACGCCAGCCGCATTCAACGTCCACACCGAGAAATGGGTATAGTCCTCGGACGCAGCCACGGCGGTCCACGACAACAGGTTCGTGTTCGCGGAGGCGCCGGCCGCCGCCGCGCTCCAAGTGGCCTGCATTCTGGTGGTCTCTACGGCCGGGTTCGAGGTGCCAGCGGCGCCGGGGGAGCCGACATGGAGCTTAATGAATGAATACGTTGCTAAAAGGGCATCGAGTGCTACGTTGGCCGCCGTACTTGACCACGAGGTCGCCATTACTTGCGCTCCTTTGGCTTCCGTTTCCAGGGGGTTCCGTTAGAGGTCAGACCCGCCTTTAAGGAGTTTGCCCTACGCTCCCTGGCGCGTTCACGAATACATGATCTGCACATACGGGCGATGTAGGAGGTCTCCGGTCGATGCCAAATGTATGTATTCGCCTCAGAATATTCGTGACCCTGAGGACAGTGAGTTTTCTGGGTTTGCGACTCGGCCCATCCCACTGGTCCACGACCGGGAGCCGTCAGGGGCGACGCAAGCATGTTCTCTTGGTGAGTTTTAGCCTCTAAGTGCATAGGGTTGATACAGCCTCGATGGAGGCACGTCAGGCCACCAGCACATTCGCCTCTAGCGGCAGCCTCATTGTGGCAAGTGTGGTCAATGTGGCTGCCCGGCGGAATGTCTCCATGCCATTCAGTATATGAGACGCGATGGGCCGGCCTACTGACGCCCTTCCAGCGAACTGAGACATAGCCGCCGTGTTTACCACCCCTGATTCCGTGGAGGTGGATACAGTCTCGGTCGCCGACGCTATAGTCAAACCCGCGACGGATGAGGGCTTGATATTCTTTGGTCCTCATACGGGCCATGTTATCTGTCGGGGGTCTTGCATATCGCTTGAAAAAAAGCGCGTTCGACCCTTCAGGGAGTATGGATTGATGGCCGTGACTATCTGGTCGACCTCAAGAATGCCCGTTAGTCCGTATTTCAATAGGTCATTTACATCGACCATGCTGATTGAAACCCCCTGGCGACTAAGGGACGACACTCGTCCAGGCAGCCTACAGGGTAGACCTAAGCATGCCTTCGCATACTCACAACTCAAGACCCCGTAGGCCTGGGCTAACGCGTCCGGCACCGCCAGTCCACGCAGGTATGTGACCTCGAACGCGTCCACGTCGCCCGGCGCCAGATTCTGGTCAGCACACTGGGGCCAGCAGGCAGTGGTATCGGTCCGGACGAGCCATTGCTGGTCGAGGACGAAGATGTCGCCGCCGGTGACGTTGAGACTTTCGCCCCCGACTCGGACTGAGATGATCTCCGCGACCGGCCCAGGCAAGTAGACCTGGCAGTCTGGGGAGCAGGTGCAGCAGCCGCCGGGACCGTTGCCGCCACACCAGCAGTTGTGCCATTCACCATTCCAGATGTATGGGGCCCAGGCGCCCATGCCGTCGTAGTACCAGCCGGTGGAGCCGCAGTCTTCGCAGAACTTTCCGCATGGCCTGACGGTCAGCTCACACAGTCCGAACTGGCGGCCGGTCGCGGCCCACAGGACCATCCGGGCGTAGGTAGCGGCCTGCTCCCGCAGGGCTGCGCTATAGGTATCCCAGTCTTCGCAGCAGAGTTGTGTACCGATATCGGGCCAGGTGCAGGGCCCCGGTGTGAACGGACTAGTGGAACTGCCGGCCGGAATCGGCATCAGGGCAGCACCTCCCCCCGAATGGGGCAGTGGCACCCAACGGGCTGGCCGGAATCAAGGCTGTAGGAGCGGGCATGTCAGAGAATGAACCTTCCCGCTACGATAAACTGGGCCTGCGCCGTATCGGCCAGATTAGTGGCACCCCGCAAGACGCACAGATACCCCAGTAGGACACTGTTGCCGAGTAACGGGTTCTTGACGAATACATCACTTCCAGCTGCAGCTACCGCGTCCGCCAGAGATACATAGATCCGTTGGCCGTACTGCACGATGACCTGGTTCTGGGGCGTATTGACCGCCGCAAAAAAGACTCTCTGAATTGTGGCGTTGTTGGGGCTTCCCCCAATGGCGGTGACAACTCCAGCGAGATCGTAGTTGGCGGGATCAACGCTGGTGACAGCCGCTGGGACTGTGGTCGTTGAGCGGGTAGCGTAGATCATGAAGATTGGATTCAGCGCTGAAGTGGCCGTGACATGTGGATCGTTGGTCAATACCGGTCCAGCGAAGTGATTAGACGACACGCTAAACACTGAGCCGGATGATCGAGCCACGGTCAAGTCGGTGGCGCCCGCAGAAATTATGTTTCCCTCTGCGTTGAATGCCCCCAGCGCATACATCAGGTCATAGAGCTGGTTGGCGACCTGGGGCAGTACAACGGGCAAGCTCTGATCAACAAAGATCACGCCGCCTGACTGGGCGGTGGCACCCAGTTGAATGTGGGTGCGACGCTGGGTATTCGTCGGCCTTGTGCCCTGTTGGATAATCGCACCAGTAGAGTCGATCATCCACCAGGTGACAATGCCAACCAGGTCGCTGAGTAATACCGTCTGCGCTGGGATGGATACCAGCTCGGTAGTGGGCGTACTGGGCGTAGTCGTGTAATCCGTGATGAAGCCAACGGTCGCGCTGATGTCAAGCGAGGATGGGGTAAGACTTGCGTTCAGCTCGCCGCCGGTCAGCACTCCGGTGCCCAGCGCCGTCGTCGTCAAGGCGTCGATGCGCGGATCGTAGTAGGCATTGATCTGCGTAATTGGACCACCGTCTACCACTACCCACAGAGTATCGACAGCCGTGAGCGGCCCCCAGAACCAGGGCAGCAGCGAGTTGCTGTCAACGGTCAAAGTTGACGTAGCAATAACCGCGCCAGGCACAGTCGGGGTCAGCGGGTTGTAGGTGGCGATATCGGCAAGGGTCGTGGCGGCGGCGTCAGCATAGACGGTGGCCACCTTGCCGACGGCTGACCGCAGTAGCGAACCAACAGTCCTGTAGACCAGCTGCGAGCCCGGGTCTGCATAAAGAAGCCTGGCCATACTGGCTCACCTCCGCCCGGGTTATGTCTGCTGCGGCAACTACCTGCGTCTTGCTGGTTTTCTCTTGATGTTCAAGATTCCGCTCAGGCAATGACCGGAGTCTTCGTGGGCCAGATGCTTGAAGCTTCAATATCTGTTCGTGTGAACTAAAAGAGGAGATGGACCAACGTTGTGTGCGCCCATAGCCCACCTCCCTTTCCAGAATCCTAGCGGTTCGCCCTTACTTTTTTTACTTGTCGTAGCAAGTCGGGCCCCGTGGCCTTTCGCGGGTCACAGAATTTTTAGTTGCACCAGCAGGAACTTCTGGTCCCGCTATTGACTCCTGCACCTCGGACTAGTTGCAGTTATCAGAAGCTGATGGTGGGACCTTTGGACATCAAAGTATTTCCGTTACACCGCGGCGCAGCCACAGCTGGCCGCAGGTGGTGCCAACCTGGTAATGAACATGCGCTGATGCTGGGTCGATGTGATCGGCGTCAGCATCGGAATCGGCGTTGTCGAGCCCGGCACCGCGTCGCTGTAGTCCACGTTGTACGGACCGACGCCCCACAGCGAGTTGTTCGTGGTCCTTGCGTTAACAACAAAGTTGGCAACGCCGTTTTCGAGGGTCATGTCACCGATGGTTCCCTCAACAACAAACGGCCATAAGAAGTATCCGAACTCCTGGCCGCCGGTGCACAGCTGTGAGGTGCCGGTCAGCCGGGTCCAGCCTTCCAGCGCGAAGAACACACCAGAGGCGGAGTCCTGGTCGACCGAGTAGCCAATCTTTGTCGCAGCTGCGTCGTCGGATGCATATAGCGGCTCGTTGGCGACGATGTTGACGATGTCGGGGTCGACGTTGCAGAACGTCAGGACCAGGTCAATCCACTTGAGAATCGGCGCGCTGGTAGCCCGGACGCAGAACGTCCCGTCACCGTTTTTGACGAAGAACTCTTCGCGGTCCTCATAATTTTTGGTCATTTCGACGGAGATGATGCCGTCGGACACGACCTGGGAGCAGTCGCCGGTGACGACCTGGCCGCAGGAGTTGAGCCGCGTCACCCGCACCCGCGGAATCTTGAAGGGGGTAAAACATACTGTGGCCATTATTGTTCCTCGCCGTTAAGGGAAGCGGAGGGTTTGGTGCTGGTCGTCCGCCGCACGGGCGGCCTGGGTGGCACAAGTGCCGGCGGCGGCGGGGCCAGCAATGGGGCCGGCGACATCACCACGACCGGCTCCGTAACCGGCTCTGGCGTCGGCTCAAGCACCAGAGCCGGGGGCTCGACCTCGGTCGCAGCGGAAACGACGAAGTCCTCTTCCGGCAGTGGAACAGTGTTGACGGTGTCCTGCTTCAGTCGCTCCTGGAACCAGTGCTCGGCCAGGTGGACTTCGGCCAAAATGACGCGGCCGACGTCGCCATGAACCACTTCGACCTGATTCGGGTCGGCGGCCATATCCAGGAGTTCGCGAACCACCGGGATGAGGAGGTCCTCACCCACGGTGATTTCAACCCACTGGCGCATCAGAGGCATTACTGGTCCGTTGTGTCGAGGGTTACCTGTACAGCTGCCGAATAGCAGTCATACGTGAGGACGTATTCGCGTTCCATGACGATGGTCAGGACGTTGGTGGAACGGTTGATGACCTGGCCCACCGGCGGGACGAACAGTTCGTTGTCCGGGGTCCGCCAAATAGCGACAGGACCCGTCACGTAGATCCAAGTTCCGGCCTGACCGGTGGGACCGATTCCGGCGTAGTTGCCGAAACTGACCGCGGTCCCGACTTCCGTTCGCCAGACACCACCCGCATTGACGTTGCCGTCAGGCTCGATCAGGTGCGCACCTTTGATGTACGCCGCCGCCTCCATGGGGGCATGGATGACGCCACGGGAGCCGAACCGGGCGTACAGCCAGTCCTCCAGCATGCTGACTGCCTGCACCGGCCCTTGGGCTGCGCCCAAGGAGACGGCGCCGGACTGCAGCGACGGGAACTGGGCCACGAGGCCCTGCGAGAAGATGCTTTCAACGGTGGCCTGCTCACCAGCGATGAGCTGCTGGTACAGGTACCGCTGAACCTCGTCCTGACCCCAATCCACCAAGCCGACGGTGCCGCATTGGATTGCCGAATAGACAATGAACGGGGCGCCGGTGACGGTGGTGACGCCGGAGGTGATGACCTTCGTGTTGTGGGTCTCTTGGCATTCCACCTCGTATTCGAGGGGAAGGTTGCACGTCGAAATCTGGTACTGCAGGCCACCGACTCGGGCGTTGATCGGCAGGTCCAGGGGACCTGTGACAACGTTGAACAGGCCGTACCGCGGAACGACAGGGTTCGGTGGTGGGACGTAAAACGGGCCGGTGAGGCTTGCCATTAGCTCGTCTGCTTAATGGGGCCTACCGTGTGCCACGGAGCCATAGTCGTGGGATGGGCCCCATCGGGTCCAATGATTGAAATTCCCTGAGGCAAAAGTTCCACGTCCGCCTTTGAGACGTTATAAGTGCCAAGACCATCTATGGTGACTTGGACCGTCGCCGCCGAAGTCCACCACGACGGGTAGACCACAGTCTCAATTTGACATGCCACCTGTCCAGCCCCCTTTGTGAGGTGCTAAGCAAGGTATGGAGCTGAATCTTTCGACTCAGCTCCATACCTTGTTGTTAGCAGATGACTGACTGCAGGGCGGTAGTCGCACCGCTCGGGCAGATGGCGACGGTGTAGACGCGGCTGATCGGGCAGAAACGCATCGCCCGGAAACCGTCCTCCAAGAACAACTGCGTCACTTTGTTAGTGGCCAAGTTGACACTGTCGTAGATCGTGTCGAGGCGGATAACATCCTGCCGGGCGACGACCCACGTTCCGGCAGGATATGCCAGGAATGAGAGGGATGTCGGGAGTGCGCAGATCGGGGTGTCCGAACCAGGGAACGGTCCACCGGAAACACCGGTCGAGGTGAACGAGTCCTGCCAGTCGTAGACCCACTGCGCGCGGGCGTTGCGGGTACGCAACAGGCAGTCGATCATGTCGTCGGTGAGGCATGGGTCCATTGGACCGTTGCGGCGGATCCAGTCGGACCGCATCTGAGCCTTCAGCCAGTACGGGAAGATGATCTCCACCGTCTGGTTGCGCTGCAGGCGCAGCCGGTACTGAATGTCGACAATGGCGTTGTCGACGGCGGACATGACCTGAGAGATGACCGACAGGTCGGTGGCGAACGGCGCACAGGTCATAGCGACCGCAGTCGAGTCGCTGACAATGTCGGCGATGATCTGACGGTTGACATTGTGCGCCTGGGCCGCGATAGCGCCCTGCACGAAGGTACTGACGAACTCGGGGTAGCCCCGGTTCTGCAGGATGTCACCGGTGAGGCACAGCGCCGCGACCTTGAGCCGGTCATCGACGAAGCTGGGGCACGGGATGGCGACACAAGTCTTGGTCGTATCGCTAATAACCTGAGCCTCAGTCAGGATGTTGAAGCCGGTTCCAGTTCCGAAGATGGTATCGAACTGGATGCCTTGGTTGTGCCGGATTCCGCCCCGACGGGCGCCAATCTCGGGAACCGACAGCAGGCCATCAGTCGTGATCTCGTTGCAGGTCGTGTAGATGGTTTCCGACGGGGCGCACCAGCCGGTGCCGGCCAGCAGGCTTCCACCCGGCAGGCGCTTCTCGTCCCGGACGAAGTCCATCTTCTGGGCGATGGTCACATCGTCGTCGCCGTCACTGACCGCGAAGTCGTTGGCGAATTCACGCCGGATCGACGCAACCGTCGACTGCTGTGCGGTGCCACCACCGTGGGTGCGGCTGCGGGCTACGAACGCCTTCGCGACGTCGAGCCAGCCGTCGAGGACCTGGCCGGTGGAGAAACCGGTGTCGGCCGCGGCGAGGATCCGGAAGACGGGCTTGTTGTCCTGGCCGGTTTCCACCATGCCCTCGATCACATCGTTGCTGTTCGAGTTGCGGGCGATGTCCGCCAGCGACGGAGTACCAGTCGCATAGGTCGTGTCGGTGCCCTTGGCGCCCTTCGACTGCGGCTTGACCTTTGCGTCCGACGATGCGGCCTCTTCGGCGGCACCCTCTTCAGCCTCGGCGTCTTCGTCGTCCATCATGTCCTCGGCCTTCATCGCGGCCGGAAGGGCATTGAACCGGGACTGACGGTCCCGACGATCGCCCATTTCCTCATCGACCAAGATCATGAACGACTTGAGGTCTTCAAGGTCGTCCAGGTCCTCATTGGTGACGGATTCGGGGGTCAGCGCCTCACGGAGGGCGTCATACGCGGCGGCGGCTTCAAGGCCGAGGTCGCGCAGCGCCTGGAGGGTGAACCGAGGCAAATCCTGCACCTCGGGAATTTCGAATTCCACGGTAGAGCCTCTCTGGGTGAAGGAAGGGACACACAGTCCCAATCCCCAGGAGGCCCGCAGCTCGTCCCTGAGTAAAAGGTGATCAAGTGGATGATAAACCGGCCACGCCAGCTTTGTCCACTATCGCCACCTTACTTCTTTCGGACGCTGTAGGAGCCGCCGTGCTTGGTCACCAAAATATCGGCCGCAACCTTTGAGGAAACCTCCTCGGTCTGGCCGTTTGCTTTTCTAACGACGTAAGTCTCGGCGGGCTCGCCGCTACTTTTCCCGCAATTACATGCCACCTTTATCGCTCCCTCTCCTGAAGCTGGACGTACCCGTTGGACCAGTTGGCCATCCTATCGAACACGTCCCCGGGTTCATGATCAATAAAGAATCTGCCGATGATAGCCCTGACTCTCATTCCTTTGTAGGACACTTTCCCGTTTCGATCAAGTGTCGCCGAATCTTCTTCGACCACCGGCTCGTCACCAGAGATGTCCACCAACTCCAAAACCCTCACCCCGACACCCCCTTCCTGGGTTCATCATGAGCGATACTTGACCCCATGGCCAAGACCGCACTGCCCGAAGGCGTCAAAAGCGAGACCGTCACCTGGCACAAGGCCGACGGCACCCCCACCACGGACCAGACCGAGGCCGTCACTGGCGAAGTCTTCACCGAATACGACGACGGCAACGTCGAACACACCATCCTGCGCCGCAAAGGCAAGCCAGCCGGCGACATCTAGCCCCGGATCCGACGGATCTCCGCCAACTGCTGAGCCGCGAACTCAGGGAAGTACTTGTCCAGGACCGCGGCGCGGGCCGGGAACAGGTCCCGGAACCAGATCGGCACTCGCTTGCCCCCAACGACCCCGGTCCCGACGACGCCGCCATACCTCTCGGTGCCGAAGTAGAACTCGGCCGCCTCCGCCCAGTCTTCACGAACGCTCGACGTGGCATATGGCGTGACGCCAAGCGGGAACTTGGCACCTTTTGCCTTCCCTGGTGGCTGCAACGCACCCTGGCCTTTGATCTTTCGCTGAGTAAAGCCACGAACCTTGGTCCCTTTGGTCCCTCTCTCGGCAGCCCGACGCCATTCGGAAGATGCACTGACATTGCCTAAGGCGACGTCCGAATTGTGCGATGTCTCATGTCGTAATGTTGGCTGGAACTGGCTGTCTCCCTCCAGTGGGCCCCTCCTGCCTCGGTCCCAGAAGGTGATGTCACTTCCATTGCCCACGCTGTTGGCGCTGGCAAAGGGAAGGAACTGGTCGCTAATTCCCGCCGCCCGGAGACGAGCAACTGCTGGAGGGCTGTTGCCATCGGCCACAACAAAGGCCCGAGTCGACTGGCTAAGCTCCCGTGGAAGGCGCCTTACCTCGTCGCGTACTGTCTCCATTTCTCGGCGCATACGAGCAGGGTCAGTGCCTTCCACGACGAAGACGTCGTTGCCGTCACGCCACACCCGCCCCTGCGGAATGGTGTAGTCATGCTGATCCAAGATCAAGTCATTAACGTCCATGCCTTCGGGGCCGATGCTGTCACCGAAGAATTCAGCAACACTGCCACCCTCTGGAATCGTGCCCGAAATAGGTCTGACCCCGGCACGTTCCTCGGCAACGTGCCGATCAATAAAGGCTTGATCCTCAGGTGACAGTGTCGACCGCATGCTGCTGCGCGTCGGTGCCGTCTTAGCCAGCCGCCGGAACGCCACAGCCCGGTCACTGTTGTCACGTTCCTTGATCAGTCGTTTGATCAGCTCCCGGCGCTGCGCCACCGACACGTCCGTACCGCGGGCCTGGTCAATTTCGCGGAGCTGCTTCTCGGCGGAATCGGGCACTATCTGGTCAAAGATGGCAGCACGGGCAGGGAAAACGTCCCGGAACCACAGGGGTTCGATAGGTCCGCCCTTGGTGCGGCGGCCTTTGCCGATGGGGCCGGCGCGGTACAGACGGAACGATTCAGCAAAGTCTTCGGGAGCATCAGCGGTGCCGTAGTCAGTGACGCCGTACGGAAATTCGTACTTGTCTGAGGCTGGGCGTAGGCGAATGGGGCTGTGTGTGTCCGCCGGCCCTTGGTCGAAGGTAACATCAGACAGACCTTCACGGTGGATGCCATCAGCGATTACAGCATCAAGCCATTCGTCGGACCCCGACCCAATGCCGCCCAGCTCCTTGCCGACGTGGTCAAGGCTGTGGGCAAACTCGTGATCCAGCTCCCCGTCTACCCCGTCAAACCCGAACTCATCACGGTTGTAGACAGTGACGCCGCCAAGGCTGTCGGACGTGGCCCCGCTGATAAAGTCGTCCGGATCGTGGCCAAGTCGCCTGGCTCTTTCTCCATCCTTCGGGTTCCGGCCGCGGACCCAGGAGTAGGACCGCTGCAGGCCACGCATCGACAACGGCAACGACTGTCGGTGCGCCCACAGCGCCTTCTGGATTTCCTCGGCGTGAGCCTTACCTTCAGGCGTGTCCTCATGCTCAATGAGGTACGGGATCCTGTCCTGACGGAAGAAGGTGCCGTGTTGGATGTTGTACCCGGACCGCAGCGTGAAGTCCTTGACCGGCATGCCGCCAGGAGGCGTATCACCCGGAGGGCCCATGTCGCTGGCGTCCACGCCCTGCCGTCCGGTCAGGATCGGTGGACCGCTGGTTCCGCTGAGATCGGGGCGCCGGCCGGGGGTCGGGGGCACACTCGGTACCCGAGTCCGGGCCACCGACCGTTCCTCAGGGGCGATGCCAAGCTCCGACGCCGGCCGTGCACGCTTGATCAACGCCTCCAGGCGCTGATGGGCCTGGTCATACCAGGCCTCGCGGCCAAGGCGGTCGAACTGCGGCTTCATCGCCTCCAGCTCCCGGCGGACGTCCAGCAGCTCCTCGCGGGGGAACGGATGCTGGTCCAGCCACTGGCCGCCTTTGACTATGTCCGAGTTCGGGTATAGCTCCTTGGTGCGATACGGGTAGTGCTGCTCGAACGGGTCCATGGAATGAGTACCGCCAGGCAGGATTTCTCCGTCGGGTCCAAAGTCCCGACCTCGGCCCCCCTCCCGATCAAAGGCAAGGCTGTTGTCGAAGCCGACCGGCTTACCATCTATGATCTTGAAGTTGCCGGGGTGTCGGTCCGAGTTGCCAGTGATGGCATCCAGAATTGCCACCCGACGTCCCTGCGGGGTGGCCACCGCGGCCCGGACCCGGGCATCGCCCATCTTGTTTGCCGAGCTTCCCGGCAGAAAGCCCATGTACACCACGTCTTCGGCGGGACGGTAGACCGGGGCTTGGGGGGCGTCGATGCGTTCACCCAACTCGGAAAGGATCTGCTCCGAGTCGGCCTGCTGTTTGCCGGAAACCCCGTCAGTTCGGCTCATCTGCTTACGAATGGCCTCCTTCCCGTCGGCGCCTTCGACGTGGGCGACCTGGCCCATGGAGCCACTGGAGAAGTACTTGAGGTCCTTCGTACCGCCCTGGACTGCCTCCCGGACCCGTCGGGCGCCAGGCTGCAACGGACCCACGTGATGGTCAACCACGGGGCCATCGCCGAGAGCAATTTCAACGAGATCCCGCCTGGTGGCTCCCGATGGCGGCTTTGCCCCGGCCGGCAAACGCTTCCTCAGCTCGTCGGTGGAAAGAAGCTCCAGCTCTTCCCGTTCCCTGGCTCGCGGCGCAGGCATACCCAATCGGCGACGAATGTCCCTCATTACGTCGTGACGGATGGAGTTCTGTCGCTGGCCCGGCACGAGTCTGACGTCCAGATATTTTGCCATGGACTGAAGCTCACGCTTCTGCATGCGCCGCATGAGCCGGTCCGCTCGGTCGATACCCCAGTCGTTGCGGAAAGCCTTTTCTCCCTTGAGGTCACGAAGCAGGTCAACGCCGCCATCGGCCACAGTCATTTCTGACCGTCTTGGAAGGCTGACATCGCCGAATGGGTTGCCGTCAGCAGGCCCTCCGTCAGGTGCTAAAGGGCCCGTGTCTGTGTCGCCCCCCCTTCTCCGAGTCACCGTCGGCCGCCGCAGTACATGCAGCGACCCGTCCGTGTCCCGGTACGAGAGGCCAGGCTTGATGACGGTGACCTCGTCGCCAGGGTTGACCTGGGCGCCGTCGAACGTGTCCATCGAATCCGGGTCGAAGGCCAACCTGTCTCCATGGTTGTGATCAACCCGGATACCCATATCCTTCAACGCATCGCGCAGCTTAGCGTCCAGCTTGTCCGGCGTATCCCAACCGGACTCCGGGCCCATGGCCTTCTTCAACGCAACCCAGCCAGCGGCGCGGGTGTCTCGTGGATTGCCCACGTCGCCAGGTGTCGGTCCTTTCAGGTCCTGCCCAACGGCCCGCCGGAAACCATCCGCGTTGTCGCCATTGCGGAACGCCTCAACGGCGCTGAGCATATTGTCGGCCAAGTCGATAGCCCCGGAAGCCTTTCGAATCCGGGCCTCTTTCTGGCGGCTGTCCAACCGGTCCCGAGCCGTGGTGGCCGGGGTGCTGGGCGTGGTCACCTTCGACGGAGCTGCCTTCACAGGCGTAGAAGGGGTTGCCTTCGTAGCGGCTGGAAGGTCCGGGGCTGCCTTTTTGGCCGGGGCCGTCTTCTTGGCGGGAGCCTCAGGCGCCACCTTTGCAGCCTTGGCGACCGTCTTCTTGGCCGGTGTTGGCGCGTCAGCCCTCGCCAGCTCCGCGCGGCCGTCGTCGGTGACCGAGTCCCGCAGAACCTTCTTGTTGCCCCGCTTCACCGAATCCATCCGCAACAGGCCGTGCAGCCGCAGCCGGTTCCGGTCCCGCTTCTCCTGCGTGGTCAATTCGGCATCATTATCGAGGTGGCCGTCGGCCTCAACCCGCCGCAACAGTGCTGTCTGTGACGGTGTCAGCCGGACCCGACGGACTGCCGCCTTCTTGACGGGCGGCGCTGCCTTGGCCTCTGCCTTGGCTTCCGCGGCCCGTTCCTCTGCAGCGGTCTTCCTGGCCTCCAGCTCGCGCCTGTCGGCTTCCTCCCGGGTCAGGGCCTTCTTGGCCGGTTCAGCCTTGGTCGCCTTGGCCGGCGTTGCCTTCTTTTCGGGCGCTGCCTTCTTCAACGGCGTCGTCTTCTTGGCCGCCGTCGGCGTGGACTCTTCGCCGCTGGCCACCCTCTTGTACGCGTTGGTGTGACTTTCCCGGCCCTCGCGCCGGTTCCAGTAATCCAGCTTCTGCTCGTCGTCCAGGTCCCGCAGCTGCAGCTTCTGCCGTGGCGTCAACCGAGCCTCATACCGCTCCATGCCGTCGAGGGCCCGCTGCTCCCGGGCGTTGCCGATGATCTGGGGGCTGTCCTCGGCGATGGGGCCGGTGATGGCATTACCGGTGCGGCGGCTGTACGGAAGATCGTCGATAGCGTCAGCGTGGTCCTTGCCGTCAGCGACCCGGTTCCAGTACTTGGTCCGGGTGGCCGGGGTCATAGCGTCGACCTGGGCCCGCTGGCCCGACAGCAGCCGCCGGCCGTACTTCCGCTCTGCGTCAATGCCCCGTTCCCGGGCCACATCCTCTGCCGACGGAGTCCCAGCCATCTTCTTGGCCGCGGCCCGCTTGATGGTCGGCCGTTCTGGCGCAGCCTTGGCGGCGACCTTGGCCGATGCGCCCTTCTTCGCCGGAGCTTCGGGCGTCGACTCGGGGGCCGCCTTCTTTGCCGCCCGTTTGATGGTCGGCTTTTCGGGCGCAGCCTTGGCTGGCGCTGCCGCCTTCTTCAGCGATACAGCCTTCTTAGCTGGGGCCTCCGGCGCAGCCTTTGCTGCCACCTTCTTGCCGGCCGCGACCCGGCCCTTGTCGATGGTGTCGGCCCTGGACCGGAACACCTTCGCGGCCTTGTCGTAGTTGTCAGCCCCTTCCCGTAGCAGCCGAACCCGTTCTGCGTTGTCGTCGCCGTCAGCCTCAATGTCGTTGGCCAGGCCCCGCCGGACCCCCGCTGTCCGGACGAACTCGTCCGCTTCACGGCGGAGCTTGTCCGGATCGTCTTTAGCCACCGCCGAGGCCCGTTCGATATACCGACGGTCCTCCACGCTCTCCTGGCTGTCACGGTGACCCACATTGACGTCAGCGTCACGGAGCTGGTCCCGGAGGTTCTTCTTCGGGACACTGCCTTCGCCGCTGGCCATGTGCCGTTCGATCGCATCACGGGAATCCTGCTTGGACCCGCGCTGGGTGCCGGCGCCCAGGTCTTTGGCCAGCTTCCGCCACTGCACCACAGACAGGTCGTCGTGTAGCGCGTCCATGACCTGGCGGCGCCCTTCGGGGCCGTCCGCGTCGAGCAGGTTCTTCTGGACTGTTGTAGCCCGCGGAACTGCCTTCCGGACCGTGACCTTCTTTGCCGGGGTCGGCGCTTCCGGCGCCCGGTGGGTCCGGAGTACCCGACTGCGGTCCAGGAACCTTGGGTTGATCCGGTTACCGTCGCCATCGAGGACGGTGGCATTGTCGACGCTGGCGATTTTCCTTAAATCGCCGTCAGTGTCAATGATCGTGTCGCCGGACTTCAGGTCACGGAAGCTGGCCGCCTCCAGGTCGCCCGACTCCTCCAGGCCGTCGGCCAGCTCACGCGACTCGGCTGTGTCCAGGTCCCGTAGCTGGCGAACAGCTTCCCGCTTGTCGATCTTCTTAGCGTTCAGGTCATCAACAACAGAATTAACAGCACCCTCACGGCCCTCGCGTTCGGCAGTCAGGCGCTTGCGGGCCTTTTCGCCGATGTAGGTGTTGACGGTGGCTGTTTCCAGCTCCTCGCGGTTCATGTCCGACGGGAACCGTGAACCCAATGGGCGCCCGCGGTCCCGACGAAGCATGTCGCCAAGGTCGTTGTCGCTGTACTTCTTCAATGAAGCGCGAGCTGCGTCATAGGACTCGGCCTCATCAAGGTCTTTGATGCCTTGGCTGAGTCGGGTGTAAGCCTTCGCGTCGCGGACCGCAGCCGCGTGGCTCCGGGTTCCACGGTAAGGCCAGTACAGGTCTTTCTGCTCGTCGGTGAGCTTGTCGTAGCCCGGCCGCTGGGCCGGCGTCAGGTTGGAGGCCTCGCTCTTTTGCCGTGCCGTCAGGTCCGACTTCGGGGCCTCGGGTGCCACCTTCTTGGCCAGCCGGGTGGTGCGCTTCGCCGGAGTCGCTGGGACCTCGGCCTCAGGCGCTGTCGCCGCCTTCTTCGCCGCCCGGGTGATGGTCGGCCTGGCGGGGACGGCCTTCGCTGCCGCCTTAGTGGCCCTGGATCCTGACCGCTCTCCGGGGCGGAGCTTATCGCCCAGCCATACGGCTGTGTTGTTGTTGCCGCTGATGACGGAACCGTCAGCCCGGGTGAGCTTGACGCCGTTGCCGTCCCGCTCGACCTTGGTCACGCGCTGGGGGACACCAAGGTCGCCCAGGTTGTTGCCCACGCGGACAGTGTCACCGACCTTGACATTGGTCAGGCTCTTCCGCTGGGTGCCGTCGGCCAGCGCCGGCAGGAACTTCTCGGCCGGCTCCGCGGCCTTCTTCGCAGCTACCTTCTTGATCGGCGCGGCCTTGGTCGCCTTCACGGCCTTGGTGGGAGCCACTTTCTTGGCGGCCTTCTTCGCCGCGGCGGGCTCCGGCGTTGGGCCACCCCTACGAACCGAACGCTCCGGCGGATCGAGGCTGTCGGCCATTTCTTCCAGCCGCCGCGCCTCCGTACCAGCAACTTCGCGCCGGTCGTCATCGTCACGGTGCACACGGTCCGGGAAGTCGCCGTCATTCAAGCCTTCAGAGCGAAGCTCTTCCGCCCTGCCGCGTAAACTGGCGGCAACGTCTTCGTTACTTTCGCCGCGGGCTAGGTCCTTGTTGGCGTCCTTGACGACGTTGCGGCTCCAGGTGGAACCAACGGCCTTCTCATCGAGGCCGCGGTGGCCGAGACGCTGCAACACCTTGTGGCTGCGTCGAGCCTCCTCTGCCTGACGAATCTTCTGCCGGATGGAGGCTCGACTGTCCCGAGTGGTGACCCCAGGGGTGTCGTCAGCTTTGGCGATGGCCCGCAGCTGCTGCAGATCCTTGTCGGCCAGGACCTTGTCCACATCGGACATGGAGTCAGCGGCGCGGACCTTACGGACAGTTTCAGTCGGAGCTTCCGGTGCGGCCTTTGCCGTCTTCTTGGCCGCCTTAGCCGGAGCTGCCTTGGTGGCCTTACGGATAGCCTTCTTCGCAGGGGGGCCTTCCAGCCGTTCCCGCGCCGCCTTGACGATGGCCTTCCGGAGCAGATCCTCACGTAACGCGTCAGGAGTGTCGCCTTCCAGCTCGCCGAGGTTCCCCACCTTGGCGATGGCCCGCAGCTTCTTCGTATCTGCGGACTTGATGACGTCAGGGATCAGCTCCGTTGAGATCGGCACCAGGTTCGGGTCCCGACGCTTCGCCTCCAACGCCGAACGCAAAGCCTCCGGGCTCAAATCACCAGCACCGAGGATGCCCTGCTCCTGACCGAGACGGACCAGGGCCGCTGCACCTGTCGGCAGCTTCTCCGGAATGGCCTTCCTAGCGGCCTTCTTCGCCGCCGTCTTCTTGACCGGCGCCTCAGGTGCAACCTCTGCGGCTGTTTTCTTGATCGACCGTGCAGCCTTCTTGACTGCTGGTGTTTCTGCAGCAACGGGTGCGGCGGCTTTCTTGGCCGCGGGTCGCCCGGTGCGTCCGCTCCAGGCCTTGAGGTGGGACTCGCCATTAGCCCGCCGAGTCCAGTAGTCCTCCTTGTCCTGCAGCGTGGACAAGCTGTCCACCTGACCGCGCTGGCGGACGGTCAGCTCCGCCTCCAGCCGGTCCCGAGCCTCCTCGGCATCAAGACGCCCCGGAGCTTCGTCGTTGCTGCCGGCGCGGCGCAGCCCCTTTGTGGCCTTCGCTGGCCCCTCAGGGGCGGCAGCCTTAGTAGCCCTGCGAGTGATGGTCGGCTTCTCTGGGGCAGCCTTCTTGGCAGGGAAGAGCTTCTCGACGATGGCGCGACGTGAATGAGCCCGGGTCCAGCTCGAACCCTGCTTCTCGGTAGCTGTCTTCAGCTCCTGGCGGATCCACCACAGCTGATTCTCGGTGAGCTTGTCCAGCGCAGCGTCGGCTTCCTCCGGTGTCGTAGCGGCGCGAAGGTTGGCCATGTTCTGCCCAAGGGTCCGCTTGGTCGGCGGAACCGCCTTCTTGGCCGGGGCAGCCTCTGCGGTGGTCGGGGCAGCCTTCTTGATGGCCTTCGCGGGAGCCTTGGCAGCCTTCGTGGCCTTAGCGGCGGTCGGCTGGTCCGGCTGATCCGGCAACGCCTTGACGGCAGCCTTCGACAGGACCTTCTTCTTCGGTGCGGCAACCTTTCTGGCAGCGCGGGTCCGGACCGCAGAACGCAGCCGGCGACGCTCAGCTAGCGACAGGCCCCTATCGGATGCCATCTGTTCGGCCATGGTGGCAACGAAGTCGCCGTGGCTGGCGAACAGACCATCCATCATGTCCGGGTCGACGTCAGCCCAGTAGACGCCCTTGATTTCGTCTTCGCTGTCGGGCCTGAACTTGTCGGTCCTGGCACCCTCTTCTGGGCTCAGGTGCTTGTGGCCAACCGACGTTTCCATCCACGCGTTGTCGGTGTTGCGTGGATCATCGACATAACCTTTGTAGATTTCCTTGGAGTCAGCGAGGTCGAGGTCGACGCCGGTTTCTTCCTTTAGTTCCCGGCGGCGGGTCTTCCAGATGTCTTCGTTGAAGTCGACCATTCCGCCAGGAATAGCGGGCTGACCATCTTTACGGCGAATGGTCAGCATCTGCAAGCGGCCAGTCTCCGGATCTACCCGGGTGACAATGGCGTCGCCGGCAAAGTTGGCGCCCCACTTACCCAGCTCGCCGCGGTCCTGCACGCCGGTGCGGGTGTACGGGTTCTGCGGCCGGCCCTCGGCGTCCAGCTTGACCGGGCCCTCGTAGCTGCGGAACTCCCGCTTGACGTCTTTGACGTTCGGCGGGTCGGCCCAGTACTTGGTGGGATCGGTGTTGCCTGGGGGGCGCAGCGTTTCGTCGTTCTTCTTGACGACGTCAGCGGTGAACCTGTTCGGCTTGTAGTCCGGGTACTTGATACCCCACGACGCCTTGCTGACCGGAACAGTCTTCCGGTCATAGCCCTCCGGCGCCTCGACGCGAGACTTCCTCGACCCGGCAATTTTCTGAGCCGCGGTGCGACGAGGAGTCGCCGCCGGAGCTGCTGCCTTGGTCGCCTTACGGGTGATAGTCGGCTTTTCCGGGGCGGCCTTTTTCGCTGCCCTGGCCGGAGCCTCGGGTGCAGCCTTCTTCAGTGGCACCGTCTTCTTCGCCGGCACCGCCTTCTTGGCGGCCGGAGCGGAAGGAGCAACCTTCTTGATGGCCTTCGCCGGAGCTTTCTTGGCAACCGACGCCTTCTCTGCCTTCAGCCCGTCGATCCTCTTGATGGCCCGACCCAAGGCGCGCGCTGAACGCTGCTCATCGGCGCTTGGTGTCGTGTCACCAGACTTCTCGCGTTGAGCCCGCAGCTTTCCAAGGTGATCCTCGATCTTGATGCGGGTCTTCTCCCACACATCAAGGTCCCGGTCCAACTGCACGTTTCCGGCAGCCTTTGCCGGGGCCTTCTTGGCTGGCGTGGCGGACTCGGCGTCCGGCACAGCCTTGCTGCTGCGTCGAACTGGACGCTCTGGCGGCGCCTCCGCGGCCGTCGCCTTCTTGGCTCTACGGATAACCTTGACTGGCCGCTCAGGGGCCTCCGCCGGAGCCTTCTTCGCTACCTTCTTGGCCGCCTTCGCCGGAACGGCCTTCTTCTCCGGAACTGGGGCGTTGCGGCGGCGCCACTGGCCAATGGTCGACGCCCCGCGGGCAAAGTCGTCAGCCTCGGCCTCATCCAGGCCGGCACCGATACCTTGCTGCCGGCGCCGGTCAAACCGGGCCTGCTCCCGCCGCTGCACCAGATCAGTACGACGGACCTCGGCGGCCAACTGCTTGGTGGCCCTGGCTTCTGGGATGGTGTCGGCGTGGGCGTCAAACGCGCCGGCCGCCGTCTCCATTTCCTTCGCCGCGGCAACCTGCCGCAGACCCAGTTCCCGTTCGTCCTTGTCCTTCGACCGGCGGCGCAGCACACCCGCGGCCCGCATCCGCTTCGCCCCGTCACGCAGGTCCTGCGCCCGGCTGCGGACACTGACCACATTGCTGTTGTCGCCCGAGTCGAGGGCCTTGCGGACCGGCTCGTCGGCAGGGCTGTTGCCCATGATTTTCGCCGCGGCGTTGACCTTCGACGCCAACGTTTCCTGAACGTCGGGAAGCTTCTTTCGCGACGGCGTCGACCCTGGCTTCGGGTAGATCAGGTCCGCGACCCGGTCGTAGTGGTCAGCAATGGCCATGTCGCGGGCGTGTTCATCTCGGACCCGCTGCAGGTTAGGATTCTGCCGCAGCGACGAGTCGGCACTGTTGCGGCGGAACGCGGCCTGCTTGCGCAGCGCCGAGGCCTGGCTGCGACGGTTTTTCGCCACCCGGTAGTCGCCGGTCAGCATCCGTCGGATCTGGTCCTGGTGGACTTCCGGCAGCCGGTCGGTGACGGCCTTAACGTCAGGCCGTTCATGCACGGGAACTTCAGCCGGGGCAGCCTTCTTGATGGCCTTTGCGGGAGCCTTAGCGGGAGCCTTAGCCGCAACCTTCTTGGCCACCTTAGCTGGAGCTTCAGGGGCCGCCTTCTTGGCGGCGACCTTTGCCACCTTCGCTGGGGCCGCGGGCGCAGCCTTCCTCGCAGCCTTGGTTGCCTTAGTCGGCGCTGGGGCCTCAGGCGCCGCCTTCTTGGCTACAGCTTTACGGGCCACCGGGCGGCGGGTGGCGCGCAGTTTGTCGGCCAGCTCCTGAAGCCGGTCGCCACGCGCGATTCCCTCCTCGTACCTTTCCCGCTGTGCCCTGAGAAGGGGTCCGTAGTATTCGGGGTCGTCAGCCAGGCGCCGCTGGTTGGCTTCGTTGTCCCATCCGCCGTCGATAATCGCCGCACTGTTCTTGGTGCCGCGGGCGCGGAAGTCCAGTTTCTTGGCAACCTCAGTCGGCGTCTTGCCGTTGTTAAGGTCGGCTTGTTCGTCGGTGACATCCACATTGCGAATGTCGCCGACCTGGGCCATGTCGATGTGACTGGGGCCGCCGGGGCCGTACTTCTTCTGCCGTTCGCTGGCCCGTCCCGCCGACACTGCCTCCCGCGCCTCGCGGGCCTGACGGCGGGCATCTTCCCGGACCCGACGTGCCTCCGCCTGGGCGGCCCGACGTGCCTCCTGCGGCGTCGGTCCCGCTGGCGCCGCCGGTGCAGCTTTAGCTGCCTTCTTCGCGGCCCGCGTCTCCGCCGCCTTGGTGACCTTGACTGGCCGTTCAGGCCTAGCCGCCGCCACCTTCTTGGTAGCCTTCTTCGCCGCTGGAGCCTCAACCTCGGGCGCAGCAGCTTTCTTCGCACCCCGCTTCAACGGCACGACCTGTGACTCGCCGCCCGGCGTCACGGTCCGGACCGCTTTCTTGGCCCGTCGGGATTCGAGACTGGTGTCGACGTTGCCTTCCCCACCCACGGGGCCAGTCAAGCGGCGCCGGACAGACCTCTCCTCCGGAAGCGCGCCAACCTCGTCCAGAGCCTGTCGCCACGCCGCCGGGGACGTCTTACCGTCCTGGACCAGCTCGTCGGCGCGGGCCTTGGCCATATCCCGCCGGTCACCAAGGGCATCCAGCCGGCGCCGATCCCCCACGTTGCCAGGCGTTTCAGCCGCCGCGGTGGCCGGTGGCCGCTTGATGCTGGGTCGGGCCTTCTTCGCCGCCGCTGGGACTTCAGCTTCCGGCACACCGGTGCGCTGAGGGCCGCCGGTGAGGGCAAGGCGCTTCTCCCGCACCATCGACGCCAGACGCGACTTCTGAACCTTCTCCTGGCTACCGTCCGGGAACTCAATGAACGTAGTCCGAGGCTTCGGCTGCCGGAACACACCCTTCTTGCCGTCAAGAACAGCAACGTCACCGTCTTCCAGATCCTTGACGGCTACCTTTTCGCCAGGCCTAACGGCCTTCTTGACCGGCACAACCCGCTTACCGGCCAGGTCTGCGGCACGCTGATAGGTGTCGGCGTCGCGTTCAAGTTTGGCGATTTCTTGACCAAGGACGTCACTGTTGCCCTTTTCGCGCAGCAGCTCGGCCTGAGTTCGGAGACTTTCAGCCCGGTCGCCGAGACGTTTCTTGGCGGTAGCTGCCGGTTCCCCCTCCGCGAGGGCCTTCTTGGTGCTGCGCAGCAGGCCACCCCTGTCGCCGGGAACGTCACCGACGGCCTCGTCATACTGCTTGGCCCGACGTTCCCGGGTCTTGACAACGTTCGGGGCGACCTTCTTGACGACCTCCCTCGGGGCTACCTTCTTGGTGGCTTTGACGGCCTTGGTGGTGGAGCCGCGGGCCTCCTGGATTTCTGCGGCCTCCCGGGCCAAGTCCTGGTCTTCTCGTGTCACAGGGAAGTTCGGATTGGCGGCCTTGGCGTCGGCGGCCTGTCGAATGATGCTGTCTTTTTCGTCTTCGGTCAGCCGCTGGGAACCAGTCCCGCGACGGCCAATGGTAGGACGACGCAACGCCTCCACTGCTGCCGCATCGCCAGGCCCACGGGCCGGGCTCGGTGTACGAGGCTCCTGACTCGGAACGCGAAGGGCCTCAACGTCGCCCTTCGGTACGGACCGCCAGGCGCTGTCGTGACCAATGCCGCGGGTGACCCGCCGGCCCCAGTACTGGTCCTGACTGTCCGGGCTCAAGTCGTTGATCTGTGCGACCTGGTCCGGGGTGAGGTCGTCGACCAGCTTACTGTCCACGCCTTTAGGGGCACGGGTCAGCTTCGCTGCCGGAGCTGCCTCTGGTGCAGCCTTCTTGGCGACGGCGGCCTTCTTGATGGCCTTCGCTGGCGCCTTTGCGGCCTTAGCTGGAGCTTCAATGGCGGCGGCTTTCTCGTCCGCCCGCCGGGTGACCTTGACTGGCCTCCCCGGAGCAGCCTTAGTGGCTGTCTTCTTGATGACCTTCGCTGGAGCCTTGGCAGCCTTCGTTGGGGCCTCAGGTGCAGCCTTCTTGACTGCGGCCTTACGGGGCTTGGCTTCAATCGCGTCGGCGATCTTGTTGAGCGGCGAGTCACGGTCGGTCCGCAGCCGCCGAGCCGCCGTAGCCTTGCTGATCCGGCCGGCGCGCAGCTTGTCGCTGACCACCCGCAGCCCAGTCTGGTCCAGGTCCGACAGGTCCGACCGCTTGACCCCAGCGTCTTTGAGGATCGGCCGGATGAAGTCAGCATGGGCCTTATCTTCGACCTTCCGCTCCGCCGCGATGCGGGCATCAGTGGCCTTCGCCTTACGGGCAACCTCAGCCTTGGCGGCCTTCCGCTCCTTCGACTCCAGGGCCGGTCGCTGCGCTCGACGCTCTGCCCGCTCCCGACGGGCAGCAGCTGTTGGCGACTCTGCTTCTCCTCTGCGGGTGACTTTGACTGGCCGCTCAGGAGCAGCGGCTTTAGCTGGCGCCTTCTTGATCGAAGCCTTCTTCGCCGGAGCGGCGGGAACGGCCTCCGTTGTTGCCTTCCGGGTAACCTTTCTGGCCGCCTTTGCCGGAGCCGGCGCCTCAGGGGCCGCCTTCGCTGCCTTGGTGACCTTCCGGGCCGCCAGTTTCACATCGACACGGTCAATCGCATCCTGAACAGCCTTCCGCTGCTCCGGAGTCATGCTGTCCAGCAATTCCTTCTGAAGTTCCGGCGACAGTCCCTTGACGGTGGCGCGGATCTTAGCGTCAGCCGCAGGGGTCGACGGCATGACCTTCCGCGGCGTCCGCGGTGCATCTTCAACCGTGACACCGCGACGCAGCGACCGGGTCAGGTCCTTGTCTTTGCCGCCGGCCGGCTTGAATGTGGACCGGTACCAACGGTCCAGCCGGTCCTGTAGGTCGGGACTGCCGGCCAGATCGGCACGCAAAGCCTGGTAGGCAGCCGGCACATTCTGGTGCCGGCTGGCAACGCGGGTCTCACGGTCCAAGGTGTTGAGGTTCTTGACCTTGGCCTTGCCGAGCGACTGCTGAAGCGACAGGTACAGCGACGTATCCATACCGCTACCGGGAGTCCACGACGCTGCGGGCCGGACGGTTGCGGCAGCGGCCTCAGGACGTGCGGCACCCACCGGTGTTGGCGGGGCCTTTTTCTCCGCCTCGGTGATGCCGCGGGTGGCCGGGGCCTTCTTGCTGGCGCGCTTGATGACCGGCTTCTCGGGTGCAGCCTTGGCGACTGTTGCCTTTCCAGGAACAGCCTTAGCGACAACCTCCTTGGCCGGTGCGACCTTGGTCACCTTGGCCGGCGCCACCTTCTCAGGTACAGCCTTCTCAGGTACAGCCTTCTTGACCGCCTTGGCTGGCACCTTCTTGCGGGCAGCCTTGATCTGGTCGGCCATGCGGTTGTACTCAGCAACCGCTGAATCAACCTGGGCCTGCGGCAAGGAGCCCAGGTACTGCGGGTTGCCATCCTCCACGTGCCAGCCCTTGCCGGGGCGGGTGCGTGGACGGACCAACTTGTTGAACCGATTCGAGGGCGACCAGTAGACGTACATGCCGGCCTTGGCGTCAGCCGGATTGGTCAGGATCTTGTCGTCAGGGATGCCCTGTGCGCGCTGCGCCCGAGTCACCCGGGACAGCGCCGGGCCGAGAAGCCGTTCGTCCTCGTCGAGGGGCGTCGGAGCTGCGGCCTTCTTCGCCGGAGCCTTCTTTGCGGCAGGAGCCTCAACCTCAGACCCACGCCCAGCCGCCCGCGCCAAAGCGTTCTGACGGTCGGCTTCCTTCTTGTCCGCGGCCTGCTGCCGGGCGGTGCGCTCCTTGGGGATGATGGCCTTGACCGTGTCGCCGGCCTGCAGTTCCCGGACCCGGCGCCGTGCCGTGGCCTCGGTCTTGTAGTCGGCTTCGACGCGGTCCTGCTTGCCGTCGTAAACGCCGTAGCCGCCCCATTTCTGCGGCGAGACGTGCAGTCCTTCGCGGTCTGCCTCGGGAACAACTTCACCGGTGTCGCGGTAGCCGGCCATCGGCTTCTTGGGCTCAGCAAGCGCCTTGGTGGCCTTCTTCGCCGGAGCCTTTGCGGCCTTGGCCGCTCCCCGCTCACGACGGGCACTGATGAGTCCGGCCTTACGGGAAACCGCCCGCTCGCGAGGCGTTGAAGGCGCACCTTCGATCTTGGCGGCCTCGGCCACGACTGCGTCATCGTCCATCTTGGACACTGGCGCAGCTCGGGTGATGACCGGCTTCTCCGGAGCCGCCTTCTTGATCGCTTTAGCCGGGACCTTCTTCGCTGGAGCCTTTTTGGCTGCCGCACGATCCTGCTTGTCTTGCTCCAGGTCAGCCACAACCCGCTGCAACAGCCCACCAGGGGCAGCTTTAGCGGTTTTCTTCGCAGTGACGGTCGGCTTTTCTGGTGCGGCGGGAGCGGCCTTCTTGATGGCCTTAGCTGGGGCCTTCTTCGCAACCGCTGGCGCCGCCACCTTCTCGGGGGCCCGCTTGAAAACGTTCTGCCCGAACACTGGGGCAGTGCTGATGTCCTTGCCGTCGTCCGTCTTGCCGTGGAAGACGTATCCAGTCTGATTTCCAGCGAGCGCCCGCTCGACTGAATCAACAGTCAGCGGAACCGCGCCGCCCTTGTTCATGGTGCGAACCCACTGGCCATCGGCGTTCCGTGTGACCATGATCCGGTCGCCGCGCTTGATGGCAGATGCAGATGGATTTGCCAATCCCGGCCGACGAACAGCGCCTGGGATGGGTGCAATCTCCCGACGACCAATCCCCGCATCCTCAACCGGGGCCTTGACGCGACGGACAGACCGCTCCTCAGGTGCCCTCTGTCCTGGACGTTTGCCACGGAATCCGCGGATGGCAATCGAATCAAGGCGCCGACCAGCCGTGGCCTCGACGACTTCCCGACGCAGCTCCGGCGACGTCTTCCGGGAGGCACCCGGAACGCTTATTTCCTTCGCCATGGCAACGAGATCCGCACGGGAAGCGTTCTCCAGCAACGCTCCGGCCTCTTCGCGGCTGGGCGGGTTTTCAAAGTTTTGCAGCCGTGACATGGCGTCGGCCCGATCAAAGGCTGACGCTGGCGCCTTCTTGACTGCACCTTTACGGAGAACCTTAACCGGCCGCTCAGGAGCAGCCTTAGCGACCTTCTTGGCCGGGGCGGCCTTCTCTGGCGCGGAGGCCTTCTTTACGACCTTGGTCGTAGCTGCCTTGGCCACCTTTTTGGCTGGCGCCGCAGCCTTCTTCTCTGGCGCAGCCTTCTTGGCCGCGGCAGCCGTCTTCTTCGCGGCAGCGGCTTCCTTCCGGGCGTTGGCAGCGTCCAGCCGTGCGGCAGCGGCCTCTTTCTTGGCCTCTGCGGTCGCCTTGCGGGCCTCGGCTTCGGAGGCACGAGCGGCCTGCACCTGCTCCCGCGCCTGCGTACGTTCGCGACGAGTGTTGATCGCAGCGGCACGACGGGCAACAGCCCGCTGGCGTGGAGTCTCAGGCGCACCCTCGATGCGGCCGGCTTCGGCCAGGACGTCGTCATCTGACATTTTGGCCAGAGGCGTGGCCCGGGTGATGGTCGGCTTCTCGGGCGCAGCCTTAGCGGCCTTGACGGGAGCAGCCTTCTTGATGGCCTTCGCTGGAGCCTTGGCGGCAACCTTCTTAGCCGGGGCCTCCGGTGTGGCCTTCGCAGCCTTGGTTACCTTCGCCGGGGCCGCACCCTTACGGGCTTTGACGGGCTTCGGGCCCTCGGGGGCGGCAACAACCTTCTTGGCTGCCTTCTTGGCCGGTGGGGCCTCGGCTACTGGAGCAGCCTTCCTTGCCAGACGGCTGGCCTTCTTGGCCGGAGCCGCCGCTGGCGTCTCGGGCGCAACAGTTTCAGGCGCCCCTGGGCGTGCCTTCCGCGGCCGACCACGCACCGGTCCCGTCGGAGCCTTACCCAGCTCCGTGATCCGGGCGTCGTAATCAGCCTTCGACTCACCGTCCTGCATGGACAGTGCCTTCTCCAGGAAGGCCCGCCGGTCTTCCCGTCGACCCACAGTTGCCGGAATCCGGACCCCAAGCCGGCCAGCGACTGCGTTCACGTCGCCCAGGCTCTTCGCCTGCCGCACCGCATTGACGTTGGCGGCATCCGGCCGGTCCGCATCAACCAGGTCGGGACCGGCAGCTGCTGCGGTCTTCTTGATTGACTTGGCGGCGGCCTTCTTCAACGCCGGGGTCTGACGGACAGCCTCCAGCGGCACCTCTTCGCCGCTGATTTCGCGGTCCGCGGCGACCTTCTTGGTCGCGCGCTTGACCGCAGCCGTGGTCTTCTTGGCCTCGTCTGCCGACGGGGTGCCTTCGCCCCGCAGGTCAGCCCGCATCTTCACCAGGGCGTCAATAACCCGTGTCAATTCCGGCGGGGCGTTGTCGCCCAGCTGCAGTTGCTGCTTGCGGTAGCCGTAGATCTTAGAGTCGAGGTTATTGGCGGCCTGCTCCGGCGTGATCCGGCCGTCGCGGACAGCCTTGATCGTCTCGTCGGTACTCAGGCCCGCAGCAACGCGGTCGGACAAGCGCCGCGCCTTACCCTGGGCGGCAGCCGAAGGCTTCAACTTGCCCTGCGAAACGACCTTGACTGAGCCGCGGTCCCGGCCGAAACGCTCATTGTCGGTGAAGATCAAGGTGCCGTCGTCATCAACGGCCCGAACGGTTTTCTGCTGGACGCCTTTGCCGCCACGGGTGGAAGGAACCTCGACCACGTCGCCGGGGCGGAGTTCTTTCAGCTGCTCGCCGCGGACCTGCCGGCCGATGAAGTTCCTGCGTCGAGCCCCGGGCGCAAGTCGGGCCGCCGCGGCCTTCTTCCTGGCCCCTGGCTGCGGTCCCAGGCCACGCATTGCCCGGGTGTGGATGGCGCCCGCCGCCCGCCGGGCCCAGTAAACCTCTTCCTGCTCCGGTGACAGGCGCTCAACGTCGGTGGCCTCTTCGGGAGTCAGGGCCGGGAATTCTTCATCCTTGACGTCGGCGATGGCGGCCCGGTCTGCGTCGCCGTAGGCCCGGACCTGCTCCAAGGTGATGTCCTCGGGAGCCTGTTCCGCTTCGCCGCCGCCCGTTCCTGGCGCTTCCCGGGCGGCTTCCGCTGCCTCAGGCGCAGCTTTCTTCGCGGCCTTCTTGATACCCTTTTTGGCCGGCGGCGCTGGCGGTGCAGCCGGAGCCCCAGCGGCTTTGGTCGGCGCCGGAACGCCATCTCCGCCCGTGCCCGCCGCCGCAGCTTCCTCGGCGTCGATCTGACGGACCAGCTCCTGCTGACGACGGTCCTCGTCCGAGGTGCCTTCCGGCCGGAACCGACCTTTAACGGCCCTCTTCTGCGCCGGAGACAGACCTGCGGCCCGGGTACCACCCTCGGACCCGCCACCGGCGGCTGGAGGTGTCTGCATCAGCCGGTCGATCAGCTCCTGCTGCTGACCGATCTGCTGCGCCTGTAGATCATTGATCTGCGCCTGCTGCTCGGCAACCTGCGTCTCGCGCCTGGCGATGTGCTCCTCACGCCGAGCCATGACCTCTTCGGCCGCCACCCGGCGATCCTCGCGGGCCTTGGCCTCTTTGTCGGCCGCTGCCCGCGTCTTCGCGTCCTCGGCGGCCTGCGACTCGGGAGTTGCCACACCCCGGGCCGACCGGGAAGGCATCTTTCCGCGAGGCGTCGGCTCAACACCCTCCTCCGGAACGCCGCCGGCACCAACTGGGATCTGACCCTGGGCCTTCTTAATGGCCTTTGCTGGCTGGGCCACACCCTCAGGTACAGGTGCGTCGCCGGGTGGGCCTGCGGCCGGGTTCGGGATACTCTGCGCCGTCGGGGCGGCCTGCGGCAACACCTGCTGCCCGGCGCCGGGCGCAGGAGTCGCCGGGCCGAACCGTCCAGGCTGCTCCTGGGGGGCTGGGACACCAGCTTCCTCCGGGGAGATGCCACGACGCTCCAGCTCGTCAGGCGTGGCCTCAATAGCCGGCGACTTGTCCCGAGCCGGCAACGGCCGACCCGCCAGCCCTCGGGCCACCTTCCCGGAACCCTGCTCTGGAGCCACAACCGACATGGCATACCAGCCACCGCGACCATCATCTTGAATCTTGATGTTCTGCGTCGGTAGCTCACGCGGCAAAATGACAGTACGGGCATCGTCAGCGCTGTTTCCGTCACCGCCGACAATAAGAGCCGGAGTGCCCTTCGGCACCAGGACCCGCATCTCGATATGCGGTCCAGCGATCTGATAGGCGTCACCGATGTTGTACGGCGAGAAGCCGTAGTCCATCAGCTTCTGGCCGTTCCACTCCTCGACCCCGGCCATATCCTCGCCGCGGAGACCAAAAGCGTCCGGACCTACCACTCGACTCAGAACCAGATCGTGCTCCAACGGCACCATCATGCCGTCAAGTTCCTTGATGTCGGGCGTCGGCTTGTCGTGCGCCCGCAACGTCGACTGGATGTTCTCGTTACCTTCGCGGCTCAAGAACTTCCGAATAGCTTCCTTCTGGCGGTCCGACCTCTTTGGTGGTGCCTGCGTACGCAGGTAGCTCGCAGCATGTTCATTGCTGCGAAGAGGGGGGGTGTCAGTGAAGTTCGCCAGCAGCCGGTCCACCTCGGACCGGGCTTTAGGCGACAGCCCCCACTTGTCGCGGAACCGACCCTTCGAGTCACGAGGGTGCAATTCCGGCTTCCACCGGCTAAGGTCGATAGCCACCGAAGATCCTCACTCCTGCGCTAAAGCCTGGAAGCGGGCGTTGTACTGGATGAAAACCGCGTCATCCTCAGCGGTCGGCGACACGGACCCAGCCGGTGCAGCGCGCTCCGACTTTTCGGCCAGGGCCATCCGCTCATCATCAATGGCGGCCAGCTGAGCGGCCCGACGTTCTAGCTGATGCTCTTCCAGCTCTTCCTCGATGGCGGTCCAACGCTCCAGCCGAGCCGACAGCTCCGCATCGTCGTCGTCTTCACCATCGTCATCCTCGTCGCCAGACTCGCCGTCGTCCTCGTCGACTTCCTCATCTTCGACATCGGCGTCTTTAGCGGCGGCGAAGCCGGTAGCCTCTTCCATCTCCTCGACGGAGAATTCAGCATCCTCGTCCATGTACTCCTCCTCCTGGCCGATGACGCCAACCGCCATCAGGCTGAAACTCCTGCCACCCTGCTCCCGATACACCGGGAAACCTGGACTATTGACGGCCAGGGCCGCGATCAGTTCCAGGTTGTAGTTGACCTCGCGCCAGTCGCCAGATAACGACGCAGCACGCAACTCGGCAATACGCTCCGGGGTCATTGTCGTGGTCAACGAACCACTCACCCAGATGCCATGCCGATCCTCACCAACATTGACCACAGCGGCGGCCCAGCCGGTGTTGTCGTAGTGTTCGCGGCTGGGCATGATGCCCCACCGGTCACTGGCATGACCCGTCCCCAAGGTGATCTTGCCAATGGGGATGGTCTTCCCGTCATCGGTTCGGACGGTGCCGACCCGGAACAGCTGATAGTTGGTCCTGGTCTTCGGCGCCATCACACACTTGTTGCCGATGCCGACGTGGCATACCTTCCACTGGGCCAAGTGGCCATAGACGCGGCCGTTGTCCTCGATGGTCAGCGGCGTGGGCGCCGACAGCCGGGGATCGTGGAACCATGCGGACGGAGGGGCGACGGGCGCGATTGATGCCAGCAGCGCGGCGGGGTCGTCTCCCATCGAAACAGCTGCAGTGCCCATTTCCCCAGTGTCATACGAGACCTCAATCCCATATTTGTCGGCAGCTTCCTTGATCCGTACCCAGATCTTCTTCAGTTGATCCTTGCTGTACTTGGCAGCGTTCTTGGGCATTGATAAATAGGCAAGCGCTGCTCTCACGTGGGCTGGGGTATTAAGGGGATACCTAGCTCTGCCGTCCGACTGGTATCCAGGGTCGCCATAGTCAATTTTCGATTTAGGGCCATACGGCGTCTTGTCGGTCACCGGCGTTCTCCAAGCTCTACAAACGGACGAACCTTGAGGTAGTCCGAGAACCGCAAACGATTGGTCTCCGACTTCTCCGCATACCCCAACATGAGGTTGCAGTCAGTACACAAAAGGCCTCTTATGCAATTAAGGCATGCCCGGCTCTCGCCGCAACACCGATGGTCATGGTCGACGCTCATCCGACGCTTACGAGCGGGCAGCATAAGACATAGAGCGCAAGCCCCACCTTGTTGATTAAGAAGCCAGCCCCATTGCTCTTTAGTGATGCCGAAGTTTGCTTTTATGGATCTCCAGTTGCCACACTCTGTGCAGTTGGACGCTTTGCCACGCACTCTTCTCTTATCTCCGGCAAGCGCCGCCCAGGGCTTCCAGGTATCGCATGTGAGGCAAATTCTTCCCTCATCAGACTCTTGTGAACGCTCACGCCGGGCGGCAACTATTGCCTCCCGGGCGTTGCGGCTACTGTCCTTCCATCTACAACCACATGACCTAGACTTGCCCTGAGTCAGATTTGCAAGATACTTCACGGTCGTGTTGCCGCAGTCGCACCTACAGTCAAAGCGACGATTATTTTTGACCCGTTCGACCTCTCTGACGACAATCAGTCTGTCGAAGCGGGCGCCAATGTAGTCTTTTGCCATCAGTAACCACACGCCATGCAAAAACCGTCATCGTCTAGATGGCAACCGCCCCCGTCGTACGGCTCCTTCTCTTCACCCATACTCTTCAGCACGTCCGGCGGCAGCGGCGCGAAGCTGAGGGTGAAGTTATCGACTGGAACCACTGTCGTGGTGCCGTCGGAGTTGACGATGGTCAGCAGGCCGTTGGCTGCGTTGTAGCTCTTCAACGGCTCTACGTGCGACTGGAGGTCGTCGCAGCCACAGTCTTCGTCCTGGAACGTGACCGAATACTGGGGCTTGGCGCCTTCCCGGTCCCGCATGAACGGTGAGACCAGGTTCGGATCCCCGAAGGCCTCAGCGCAGGCCGCGTAGACCTCGTTGAGGACCGGCACCATGGCCTGCTTGTCTTCCTCCGGGATGTTCGGCAGGCCGCCATGGGCGCCAGACAGTAGGGCTGCCGCGGCGTACGCCGCGTGGTAGATCAGATGCAGTTCGCCATTGATGACGTCCGCCAGGGGCAGCCGGAACGAGTCCTGGGCCAGGCTGTCGCCGACCTGGTTGCCGTTGCGCCACAGGAACGCCGACGCGTAGCCGTTCAGGTTCGGCTCCTTCGACCCGATGCCAGACCAGAATGCGATCCGCTTCACGGCATCGTCGGCGTCGAACTTGTAGTCCCTGGGGGCCAGCGGCCACTGCTTCCAGCTGTCCCCGTTCACCGCAAAAGGGTGCCAATCGGACATGTCCATTTCGGGCAACACGGAAGCGACGAGGGCCTTGTCGTCATCGTTGTCGATCGCCATGTGCACCTGATGGAACGCCGGCATGGGTACCAACGTCACGCCAATAACGTTGTACTCCTTGAATAATCCGGCTTTCTTGTCGGCACGAGTCGGGTGCTTCACTGCCTCAACAGTGAAGTCCCGGTCTAAGTCCACCGACGGGCCCATGACCTTATTGTTCAGCATGTAGATCGCTTTGGGAACTTCCGGCACCATCGTGGGGTCAAGAAATTCTCCTTCACCCCAATAGCCACCCGGGCCGTCATAGATCCGGTTGACTTTTCCAACCACTGTGGCGCCGTCGTGGCCGCCGGACCCGAACCGCACCATCAGCGGAATCGGCATCGGGCGACTGGTTAACTTTCCAGAGGCGAACATGCGGCCATCGCCAGTGGGGACCTCCGTTGGAGCCAGGAGGCCACGGAAGCGTACTGTCATTGCAACCCGCCATTCTTCAGGAGCCGAAGTTCACACCGGCAATTGATAACATTCGATGGCTTGCCGGTGGGATCGCCGGGGAACAGCAGCCCCTCGCCGCCGACTATGAAAGGTTGTTTCAAGAGCTTGACGTCGCCGTTAGCATCCTTGTGCCAGTCCCGTTCCTTGCCATCCATCCGGGTGTCCCACCGCTTGGTGAGCGATGCGTCCCCCATCTGCTCGCGTAGAAGTCCATGGGCCAGCATGGAACCCGAGTAGTGCCTATTTGACTCCGTCTGGGCAATCGTTCGGGCCCTGGATTCCCAATTCTCGGACCCGGTATAGGTCAGGATGTCGTCGACCCGGTTCGCGATCTGCTCCGTTGACTCCGCCTTCTGGGCCCCTTCCAAAATGGCGCCGACCACCATGGCATGAACCTCGTCCGGAATCCGCACCAGCAGATTGTGCGTAAGAGCCAGGTTGGCCTGAATGAACGGGTCATTGGGCTCAAAGTCGCCAGGCAGGTGCGCCGCGGCCCACCCTTCCCGCTGCGCCGGAGTCAACGCCGGCAGAATCCTGTCGACCTGCGCCTGCCACAACGGCACCGTCGAGGCAATAGCCTGCGGATTTGGCGTCGCCCCGAATTGCCGCCACGGCGCCATCACCGCCTCGCGGGCACGACCAAGCCACCGGACCAGCCCTTCCTTGGCTGCCCGGAACACTCCGTCTTCCGCACCGCGGCTAGCGCCCATGAATCACGCCGTCCTGAATCAAGGCGCTCAGCAGCATCGGGGGCTGATGCGCCACGCCCCGGACCAGCAGGTTGGCGCAGTACTTGTGCAGGCTCTTCTCCAACGGGTTGACGTCGAACTCCTCGTCGACCACGGCCACCAAGCTGGCCAGCTGCGTCCAGGCCCGCAGCAACAGCCGGTTGGCCCTCGCCGCGTCCTCGACGGTGATGCGGGTGTGCAGCTCGTGGGCTGGGACGTCGGGCCAGCGGTTGCGGTTGTTCCTGTCCAACAGCTGCTTCCCGGCCAGTTCGAGGGCCCGCCGGACAGTGGCCTCGGCCAGGACCACGACGCCCATCTGCTGCGTCGTCATCGCCGAAGCGGTCAGACCCGTCGGCGGGGGGCTGTTGTCCGGCGGCCGGCCGATCGGTCCACCCGGCTGGGTCGGCGGGGCGCCCACCTTGCCCAACGTGTCCGGGATCGGAGGCGGCAACTCCGACTGAATACCGGTGGGCGGCGGCATCGGCGGCGGCGGTCCGCTACCGCCACCACCGGGGCTACCCCCGGGACCCATGCCGATCGACTGGGCGGTCGGCGCCACCATCGACAACTGCGAAATGACCGACTCGGGGATGCCGACCGCTTCGCGTACGTTCTGGTTCTGGAATAGCTGCGGATCGCGGAGAAGGACCTCGTACGTTTTCCGGCCGGCAGATTCCTGGACCGTGGGGGCGTCGGTTTCGCGGAAGAACCCGGCTTCACGGACGGCCTGGGCGTTGATCAGATCCTTCTCGTACAGGTTCAATGCGTCCTGCAGTCGCTGCGGCCGGACGATCAGCGGCGACGTGTCAAAGGCGTAGGTGTAGCGGCTGGGATCCTTGCCCATGAGGACCAGCGCTGGATACAGATACGCTTCTGTCAGGGCTTGACAGATCAGATTCATCAGAGGTTCAATATGGGTCTTGATTCCCTGGCCCTCGATCAGGTACGAGTTCCAGTGATTGCTATCGCCAGTTCCGGACAGCACCTCGGGCGGCATGTCCATGCCGACGCCAAGCCGTTCGATGCATTCCTTGCGCAGCTCGTGAGCCGTTTTCGACAGCTCCGTCGACAAGGTCAAATGCCGGAACCGGTCCGGATCGGGGGCTTCAATGATCTGTGGTAAAACACCCAGTGCTGAGCCTTCACCTTTGAGGCCCTGGGCACCCGCAGTGGCCATACGGATCATCAAAGAGTCGGCGTTGTTGGTGGTGTTTTCTTCCTGCGGCAAATCCAGGTCGTTGGGGATGATGAGCAGACCGTTGCCAATGAGCCGGGAATCAATCTCGGCGGCGACCAGCTTGGTTAACTGTTCTAGTTCCCGAAGAATCAAAGAACAAGCCCTGGCTGGCGAGTCAGCACACCAGACACGTTCCGGATCCGGCTTCCACACCCTGGTAACGACCTGCTTCTCCAGGTCGAGCTTCATGGGATTACCCTTAGGGCCCCAAGCCCAGTCCCATTCGCCGTTGCTGCCACGGATCCGCCGGAACTCCGTAGGCGTCACGATGTACCACTTATCGGGGCCTACCGCATCGCCAGGATTGCCGATGATATAGCACTCGCCAGAAACGCTGAGGTCAATGCCCATCATGCGCAAATGCTCAGCCTTAGAGGACGGACCACCCAGCAGCTTGTCGCTTAACGACTGAATCTGCTTATTCTTCGTCTCGCCCTGAACCCGGCCCAATTCATCAACATCAGCGACATAGATTCGGACCCTGGAACAGCATTGTCCGACCCAGCTAGCGGCAAAATGAAGCTCCGGAGTACAGCGCCACAATCGCCAGAGCTCTCTTTGCCATGCTTCGTCTCTGAACCTGTAAGAGTGATAACTGGCATCGTCAAACCTAAAGCGCAGGGCCGATGCAATCAGAGACTTTTTTTGGGGCACGGAACCGGCTATTGGAGCCGCTGAGGCTGTGATTGCCGCTTTTCTACCGAAGGCCATCTAAAGCCGCCGCCTTCCGTCGTTCGCGGTCACGCCGTCCCCCGTAGCACAAGGTCCAGGGCGTACGGTTTTTTGTCTTGGCACGCGCCCTGCGCTTGTCGGTGGAGGCGTAAACCAGTCGGCTCACTCCTTCTCCTCCAGTCGGGACGCCAGGATTGTCAGGTAGGACATGGCGAACCAGGCCGGCAGAATCAGCCACCAGGACTTCCACGGCAGGGTGAATCCGGCCCAGAATGCGGCCCCCGGCAGCGCAATCCAGATCGAGGTGCAACGGACACAGTGCACCCAGTAGGCCCAGAGAGATTCCTCGCCGGAGCGGTTGACTACCCAGCGGCGGAAAGGCAGCATGATTCGGTCGCTGGTCACCAGCAGGGTCCCGCGCGCTACGGCGAGCGTGACCAGCAGAAAGGTGCCCACTATCATGCCGAGAATCATAATGGCAAGAGGGGGGAATAAGGATAGTTCACCCGTGGCGAATTGCGTACCCCCACGAGGGGATACAGATACAAATCAATGACCCCTAGGTGGGGGTGCTAGCCTCGCGGGTATGCGGCAATACTGGCGGCACGACGACGAAGAGTCCCTGGAAGTCGAGTGCCCCGCCTGCCACGTGGGGCCTGGGATCTGGTGCGTGTACGTCGGCAAGGTGTACCGCGCCGGCCGGAGAACGGTGCGGCTGCACGTGGAACGTCGCCACGAGCTGTGGCGCAGGCGGCCGGTCTTCGCCCCGAAGAGGCATTACCTGGTACCGGCGCTGGCTAGCCTGCACGCCTTCGACCGGGCCGAAGACGCCCAGCTTCGTGCCTGGCTGCACCAGCACGTGCACCTGCTACTTGATCTCGGACAGCAGTAGGCCCCCGGTCCCTTGGTGGACCGGGGGCCTACGCTCCCGCCGCTGCCCTGCCTGCCATGCCCTGCCAGATTCGGCCTAGCCTCACCTCGCCTTGCCCTTGACCCTACCCCCACGTCGGGGTATGGTTCGTTCCGTTGGTCGTTCCTGGGGGAACGGGCCCGACGCGAAGGAGGCGTGGTCCTGGAGATGTGCCAGGCAGCCTCTAAAGGGGTGAGGCGCATGAATCACACCTTCGTGTCGGAGTTTCCCAGGTTGCCGGTCAAGGGCTTCCCATCTACACAAAGGCCCTTGACCGGCACCCGGACCCGGGGGTAGGTTTCAGAAGTTCTCACACAGACCGCACCATCTGACAACTAAAGATCGTTTGTCGCCAGATCCGAGGACATCGGGGCTACTTCCATGCGGAGGGCGAGGTCCCTGGTTCAAATCCAGGTGCGGGCACCCATGTCCGTATAGCTCAGCCTGGCTAGAGCGCGTAACGTTGCCTCAGTCGAAACGTTGCCTGGCGACACACAGCTTTCCACCAGATCCGCTGGCGATGGGGTTACTTCACTGTTAATGAAGAGGCCCGGGTTCGAGTCCCGGCGTCGCCGCTATGGCGATGTAGTTTAATTGGTAGAACTCTATACCTCGCGCCGATTTGTTGCCTGGTGGGCAATATATTGCTCCTTGTCGTCCTCCGGGACCGGCAAGGTTTTGATCACGAACGGGGCGCCAGGTCCGTTTGGTTCGGGCTACTTCATCAATGGGATAAAAGCCGTCTAGTTGTCTGGCGACCCATCGACTGGCCATCCCCGACCAGCCCACTCCGGGCCTTACCCTTCCCCGCCCGACTAGCCACACCCCATTGCAGGACATGGGCCTGCTTCAAGATCGCTGGCACGGATCCGCCGGAGTAGCGCTACTTCAAATTGCAAATTTGACCAAATCGCGTTGCCCCACCCTTGTTGCCCGTGCCAGCCTTAGCTTCGTTGTCAGATCTGTTCGGCCCGAGATACTTCGAAGGTTCAATTCCTCCCCAGCCACTCGTTGGCTAGGCCGCAAAGGTGCGGACTCTTGGGTCACCTCGTCGCCTGACAGTATCAACGTCCCAGCAGGGGGCGGATTCTCTGACGAGGATCCGCCCCTGCCTTCGTTTGCCCCTGGAGGGAGAAAGACATGGCCACCGTCAACAAGCGCGGCACCAAGACGGCCACACCCAACGCCGGCTCTCCGTTACGTACTGTCGCCCAGGACACCAAGACCTACTTAGGTGCCCCGGCGTACAGCCGTGACGCCAAGTCAGACCTGTTCCTCCTGGCCGTGTCTACCTTCTACGGCGAAGAGACTTTCCACGAGAAGGCCAACGACCGCAATGCGCGTCTCGCCACTCTGGTCCGGACCGTTGCCGCCGAGGACCCGGCCTGGATTCTGGAGTTCATCCCCTGGCTGCGGGACAAGGCCAACATCCGCACCGCCGCGGTCGTCGCCGCCGTCGAAGCCGCGAAGACGATGCTGGCCGCCGGTCAGCCAGGCTCGGCCGCCGGACCTTCCCGTCAGCTGCTGCGCGACTTCTACATGGTCGCCCGGCCTGACGAAGTCGCCGACGGCTTGGCCTACTGGCTGGCCACCTACGGCCGCAAGATTCCAGCCGGTATCCGGCGTGGATTCGGGGACGCGGCACGGGCCAAGTACAACGAATACGCCCTGATCAAGTGGAACGGCGGCGACAAGGCCGTCACCATGGCTGACGTGATCGAGTTGTGCCACCCGGAGCCGAAGTCGTTCGCCCAGTCGGCGCTGTTCAAGTACATCCTGGATTCGCGGCGAGACTCGAAGACGCCGATCCCGGAAGAGCTGCCTATGCTGCAGAAGCGGGCGGCGATCCTGGCCCTGCCGGACAGGGCGAAGCGGGACCTGATGTTCGGCGACGACTCGGAGGAGATTCTGCGGGCTGCCGGCATCACGTGGGAGCAGGCCTCCTCGTGGGGTGCCATGACCGCCGACGTCTGGGAGAACCTGATCCCAGTCATGGGCTTCGGCGCATTGCTGAAGAACCTGCGCAACCTCCAGGAGGCCGGCATCTCGCGCGAGGCCACCAGGCTGGTCTGCGAGCGGTTGGAAAGCCAGACCGGCGTCATGAACTCGCGGCAGTTGCCGTTCCGGTTCCTGACGGCATACCTGTACGCCCAAGGGTCACAGTGGGTGCAGGCCCTGGAGACCGCGCTGCAGTATTCGACGGCCAACATCCCGGCGTGGCGGCATCGCACCTTGGTGCTGATCGACACGTCTGGGTCGATGGTCGGCAAGACTCTGTCCAAGGAGTCGAAGATCCAGATTCTGCACGCTGCGGCCCTGTTCGGTGTCGCCTTGGCGAACAAGGGCGAGCAGGTGGACCTGTATGGGTTCGACGACACTGTCTGGGAGCACAAGCATCGGAAGGGCGCTAGCGTTCTACGGTCGGTGGAAGAGTTCAACCGAAAAGTCCGCGGCGGTGGCACCCACACCGCGGCGGCCTTGAAGGCCACCTTCAAGGGCCACGACCGGGTTGCCATCTTCACCGATGAGCAAACCTTCGGGCCCGGCCGGGGCTACTGGCAGGGCGACGTCGGATCCCAGATCCCGACATCAGTTCCGATCTATTCACTCAATCTTGCGGGTTACGCACCGGCTATGTTGGACACCTCCAGCACCCGGCACCAGCTCGCGGGATTGACGGATGCAACTTTCGCTATGATCCCGATGATCGAATCGGGACAGCGAGCCGAGTGGCCTTGGACTCACAAGGACTGAGGTTGTCGGCGTTCGACAACAACGACAAAGGATGATGACCCCGATGAACGTCAAAACTGTCCTGGCCATCATTGGAGCCATAGCTCTGATCGTTCTATTCAAGCCGTGGATCTTCCAGATCCTCAGCATCGTTCCGTCGGCGACCACCACTGGTCGCTAAGTCGCTCGGAAAGGGCCCTGGAGCTTCGGCTCCGGGGCCCTTTTGTGTTCACGATCTTCAGGGCACAATGGAAGCTATGACACAACCCCTGGATCAAGGCCCGACAATCGCTAAGGCCGTTGTCGCCGTCACTGGTTCTTTAGGCGTAGCTATTACCGCGGCCCTGGCCGACGGGCATATCACCGTGTGGGAGATTGCGCTTGGGGCCATCGCCGCCGTCGGCACGGGCGCCCTGGTGTGGGCTACCTCGAACGATCCGGCCAAGCCGCGCTAGCCTGTCGACGTGAAGCTGAATCCATCGATCCGGCCCTGGCTCATCGCTCTGGGCGTCGCCGTGGCGTTGGTCCTCGTTTGCTGCTGCGCGGCCAAGGTCTTCGGCTCCGGCCAGGACAAGGTCATACCAACAATCTCCGGCGTCGTCGCCTCGGAGTCGTCAGCTACATCCTCACCGGCCCCTGCGTCAGCGACCGTTGCGCCAACCACCATGCCGCCGACACCCACCACAGCCCCGCCGGCTCCCGTGGTAGCCCCGCATCCAGACCAGATGGACCCTCGGTATGCCACCTGTGCCGAGGTCAAGCAGCATGGGCTCGGGCCGTACGTCAAGGGGGTGGACGGGGAGTACGGCTGGTACCGGGACGGGGACAGCGACGGGGTCGCCTGCGAGTAGAAGATCTTGAACCAAACCCCTTGACCCACACCCCTGGGTACGGGTACGGTTCTCGTGTCAGGCCGGACAACACAGGAACGAACATCCTTGCGGAAGGCCACCACAATGTGACAGGCTCCAGATGAGCCGCCTAGTCGGAGGTAACAGCATGTTCGGGACAGAATCGCACAACCGGTTGCACCTGGTGCTCCCGTGTGGCGATACTGCCATGCTGAACCCCAGCCGACCAGCCTCCTTCTACCGGGAGCCCAAGGTGTAGGGCCGCTCAAGCTCAAGAAGCTGGAGCCGCCCCCCGGGACTAGAATCTCGGACAAGGGCGGCTCTTCCATAACTGAATACATAGGGGCGTAGCACAACTGGTGGTGCGTCGGTCTCCAAAACCGAAGGTCGCAGGTTCGAATCCTGTCGCCCCTGCGCAAGAACCCCAGTGCTTCGGGGTGTTCCTTGAGAACTTCACAGTGGACAGCATGTGTGTAAAAGTCCTGGCCCCCCTGTCTCAAGGGGCCTAGGCCGGTCCGAGGAACCTTCTCGGGTTTGGGGCCAGGACTTCTTCATATTGCTCCGGGCCCTTGGTTGCGCATGGTCTAGGCGAAAGCCGATGTCTTATCGACCAAGGGCCCGGAACTTCGGGACGTGGCCCAGTCAGGTAGGGCACTCGCTTTGGGAGCGAGGGGTCGAGCGTTCAAATCGCTCCGTCCCGACTGTGCTGGTTGATGCAAATATGGGCGCCGTGACTGGTAGCCCGGCCCGGATCGTGGGGCGGACATGTGGTCCCTTGTTGGTCCGGGAGTCGGATTAAGTCGCCGAAGGAGCAACGACCAGCGCAACCAAGCTTTCCGATATGGCAGCAGCCGTTTGTGCCGGCTGGATGATGCCTCGGTGGACCCGTCCTGAGGGCCAGAAAGGCGGGTCAAAACTTTGGGGGTATAGCTCAGTCCGGTCAGAGCACCACACTGGCAGTGTGGGAGTCATCGGTTCGAATCCGTTTACCTCCACGTTGATCCTCCCGTAGGGGGCAGTCCTGCAAAGGCTGCCCCTCCAGGGGTTGACCCAGTACCGTTTGCAGCGGGGTTCGGGAGGATCGATGCGCGATCGTTTTCTTTCGGCCAGGTCGTGTTCTAGGTTCCCTTAGTGGGGAATGGTCCTCAGGGCCATCGGAAGGTGCGATCCCTCTCCGCAACCTGGCCCTTGGGGGTGTAGCTCACTTGGTAGAGCGCTGTGTTCGCAACGCAGAGGCAAGGAGTTCGAATCTCCTCATCTCCACGTCGGTGTTGGGAAACTCCGGAGCGAGTACCTCCGCCCGCACCGGCTCCACGTTCCATAGCTCATCGAACTTCCAAATCGCGTACGGCCAGCAACAAGCTGGCCCGTGCAAACTATTCGGGATCTTCTCGAATGGCCACACGGGGTCACCGAAAAGGATCGCAGATGATACGCAGTAAACGCATTGCTTTCACGTCGGCCCTCATCGCCGTCGCTCTTGTGGCAGGGACTCTTCTGTCATCTTGGGGCACGCCACGTCAGCTTGCCGCCGCACCGGTGGACCTGTCGGTACCGGCACTGGCCCCCGACCAGCTCGGCCAATGGTGCGTGGACCGCAAGGCGCAGGGCACGGCCGGATTGTCGGCCCGAGCCCGGAACTGGCTGACCGACTGCATCGCCATCTTCGGCGCCGGCCTGACGCCGGACCCAACTGGGTCCGCCAGCCCGAGCCCATCCGCCAGCCCAAGTCCGTCGGTGTCGCCGACGCCAAGCCCGTCGACAGGTACGCCCACTCCGACGCCAACGCCGACCGTGACCCCATCGGGCGGTGTGCTCACTCTGCCGCGCATCCCATGGGAGGGCGGATCGACATACTGGACCAACTTCCCGAAAGCTCAGTCGGTCGGCTGGACCGATCCCAACTTCTTCCCGATCAGCGTGTTCCTCGGCAAGATGCAGGACGCGGCCCGGTACAAGAGCCTGGGCATCAACACGTATCAGGCCATGGAGCACAACGTCGCGATCTGGCCGATGTCGACCGTGACCAATCAGGGCATGTTCGTCATGGCCCAGCAAGAAGAATGGACCCCGGCGGAGGTGGGCAACGACCCGCGCGTGGTGTCGTGGTTCATCTCCGATGAGTGCGAGATGGGCTACAGCGACTGCACCCCCGACTGGAACAACGACAACGGCGAGTACGGCCGCCTGGCCGTGCAGCAGTCCTACGTGGACAAAGTAACGGCATACAACGACGGCCGGTTCAAGCACGCCAACTTCGGCAACGGCATCACGCGTACCTGGTGGGCACCGACCACAATGGACGACCACGTTGCCCTGATGGACTCGGTCAGCGCCGACAAGTACTCGTACACCAGCCCCGACGTCGACGACCTATTGCTCCACTCCCCGGACTGGCCGGCCGGAGCGGACCCGGCAACCGCGGCGGCGTACGGCTGGCAGGTCGACCAAATGCGCTCGTTCATGGCGCCGAACACCCTCAAGCCGGCGTGGGGATTTGTCGAAACGGCACGGCCGCTACTCGGCGACGCTGGTGCCCGGACGATCACGCCCGACCAAATCGAGGGCGCCGTCTGGTCAATGATCATCCACGAGGCGCGCGGTATCTCGTACTTCATGCACAACAACGACCCGGCATGCGACGAGGGATCTGCGTGCGAGCGTGCGATGGAAACCAGTCTCACCGCCCTCAACGCCACGGTGCGCGGTCTGGCGCCGGTCATCAACACCCAGTCCTACCGGTATGACTTCGACAACGGTACAGACACGATGCTGAAGGTCTACCAGGGTTCGGCGTACATCTTCGCGGACATCGGCCTTAAGGAAACGGCTGGCGCCAAGACGTTCACCCTGCCGGCCGGCGTGACCGGCACAAGCGTCGAGGTCGTCGGCGAGAACCGGACCTTGACTGTGACCGGTGGCCGATTCACCGACACGTTCGCAGCTGAGTACAGCCACCACGTGTACCGGGTCGCGGTAGCGTAACGCCATGACCCGCGCGTAGCTGCTGCACCAACACCTTCCCCGGACGGTGCAGCATTTAGAGGCCCCGGTACCCGCCGGCCATGGACTGGCCGGTGAAGGGCCGGGGCCGACAAGCCCCGATAGCTTATCGATAGAGCGCCAGCCCGCGATCGGGCTGGAGGTCCGAGGTTTGATTCCTCGGCGGGGCCCAAATCCTCTTGGAGGAATCCAGTGAGACGCAGCGGCCACATGTCCGTACAGCAAGGCAAACGCGTCATCGTCTGGATGCGGAACGGCACCCGTTTCGTCGCCAAATTCAAGAGCCACAAGTCCAGGTACATCGAATTCTACGACCACCCCAACGTGGCGAAGTCGGCCGTGGTCACTTTGAGCTTCGCCAAAGGTGATGTACGGCAACCGGAATCTCTATAGCTCCGCTGCTCGTGTCAGGGACCGTGCGGGCAGACTCAACGGTGACGGTCCTAGGGATTCCCCAGTACCACCACACACGGCGCCACGGCGTCGGGGGAAAAGGAATCCTGCGCTCCTGTAGCTGAGATGGTGTAGCACTCGGTTGAAGCCCGAGATACGGCGGTTCGATTCCGCCCGGGAGCACGTTAGGGACAGAGACCGGCCGTACGGTCTGCGTCTCGCGGGAGACAGGAAGACCGGGTACACGGTTCCTCCCTAGCCAAAAATGTCATACCCCAGCCGGAAGATACGGGGCACACCGTACCTCCGCCTGGAAGAGAGCCACGCATGCCCGCCGCAGCCGCCGCGAACATCATCAACCACATCGGCCTCGTGTTAGACGCCTCCACCTCCATGGACCCGTACAAGCACGACCTGGTCAAAGTCGCCGACAGCCAGATCGAGCACTTAGCCCGCCGGTCCCGCGAACTGGACCAAGAAACCCGCATCTCGGTCTGGACGTTCGCCGACCCCACCAACATTCACTGCGTCGTGTGGGACAAGGACGTGCTCCGGCTGCCGAGCATCGCCCAGTACTACCGCCCCAACGGCAACACCGCGTTCATCGACGCCACCTTGCAGAGCATCCGGGACCTGGGCGAAACACCAGAACGGTATGGGGACCATTCGTTCTTGGTCTACGTCCTGACCGACGGCGAAGAAAACCGCAGCCGCAATACCGCCTACACGTTGCAGCAGGCCCTCAAGGACCTCAAAGACCACTGGACCTTGGCCGCCTTGGTGCCCAACGCCCGCGGCGTGCACGAGGCGAAGAAGTTCGGCTTCCCGGCCGGCAACATCGAAATCTGGGACGCGAATTCCGCCAAGGGTGTCTCGGAGGCTGGCGACAGGGTCAGGGCCGCCACCGACAGCTACATGCAGGCCCGAGCCACCGGCGTCCGGTCAACCCGCAGCCTGTTCTCCACCGGGGCTGACGCCGTCAACGTCCAGACCATCGCCCAGGCTGGCCTCGCGCCGCTGGCCCGAGGCAGCTACATCCTGGTGCCGGTGCCTACCGACGGCCGCATCGACGAGTTCACCAAGCAGTGTGGCCACACCTATCAGGTCGGCCGCGGGTTCTACCAGCTGATGAAGCGCGAAGAGATCCAGGCGTCGAAGGACATCATCGTGGTCGGCAAGAAAGACCACAAGGTGTACAGCGGCCGGGACGCGCGGCAGATGATTGGCCTGCCCGACATGAACGTACGGGTCAGCCCCAACCACAACGCCGACTTCGACATCTTCGTCCAGTCGACGTCGATCAACCGGAAGTTGATCGCTGGCACCCGGTACCTGTACCTCATCAAGTAGCAAGCTCCCTGGGAGATACCGCCTCCCAGGGCCAATGGAGCGTTGGGGTAGTGGTGTCCCGTCTCGTTCTCAGCGAGAAGAAGAGGAGTTCGATTCTCCTACGCTCTACGGCAATGCTGCCCCCGGATTCTTCCCCGGGATTCGCGGCTACACCACCCCGGTTGACTGGCCCAGGGAGCCGACGCCAGTCTCAAGCCCCTTTGGTGTAAATGGCAACACACCGTGTCATCAGAAGCTCGGAGTCGCGGTTCGAGTCCGCGTGGGGTACGGCATGGGCGCTTAGTGCCCGTCATCCCTGATTGACTGACTCAGGGGCCAACGTCAGTTTCGTAGCCTGGGCCGCGCCCATAGGGTGGGGACATGCAAGGCGTCGGGCAGCAATGCCTCGCCGCCCAGGCCAATTCCCCGTTAGTGTAACGGCAGCACACCTGTATGCAGGCAGAGCGGTTCAGCTCCGCAGGGGAAACATGCGGCCTTGGTGAACTCGGCGGACACGTCAGTCTTCCAAACTGAAGCAGCGGGGTCGGTGCCCGCAGGCCGCTCGTACGATCGGGTATGGGGTAATGGAAGCCCACTGTACTTTGGATGCAGTAGTCCTAGTTCGAATCTAGGTACCCGAGCGCAAAAACGTGGGCGGTAGTTTAATCCGGTGAAAACCCCTCGCTGATAACGAGAGAGAAGCGGGTTCGAGGCCCGTCGGCCCAACGTGAACTGTTTCAAATGCGCCAAGAAGCTGGAGCTGGTCTTCGGCGAACACGACCTCGGCGAGAAAACTCCCAGCCACGGCCTCCGGTTTACGGCCGGCGGCAACTACGGCAGCCGCATCTGGGACCCAACCCACAGCGCCCCCGTCATGGTGGTCTGGATCTGTGACGACTGCATCGACGCCCACAAGGAACTGGTCGAGCTGCGGACCGTCGTCCACGCCGAGCCACAGATCGTGTGGGAAGACTACGAGCCGGGGAAAGAGTACTGGTAGTAGACAAGATGCCGGCCTAGCCCAATTGGTAGCAGGCGCTCTCTTCAAAAGGGAGACAGTCCGGGTTCGAGTCCCGGGGTCGGCACGTGAACAACAGCTTCTGGTGGGCAGGCCCCATCGCCTTTCGAAACATTCCCACCGTTGACGGACGTGGCATCACCAAAGACGCCACCATCCGGCTCCACAAAGGCGGCGCCCCGCTCCTGACCATGCCTGGGGCCGTCACCTCGGCTGAAGTGGTAGGGAAGGTGGGCCGGGTCTGGGACCTGGACGACACTGCCATCTGGGCCCAAATCCAGATCCACGAACGAATCGGAGCATTCTCCGGATACCTGTATCCAGCGATGGATCTCGGCCCCGACTACACCTTGGACGACCAACCATTTCCCTGGTTCACGTCCCTGGAAATCATCGCCGTCACCCTCAGCCCTGACCCCTGCTGGCAGGGAATTGGGCCCATAGTCCGGCCGAAACGGCCGTCAAAATGAATATCCACCTGGCTCCTCGTGGGTCAGGTTTTTGCCCCTGAAGCTCACTCGGTGGAGCGTCTCCATGGTAAGGAGAAGGTTGTCAGTTCGAATCTGACCTGGGGCTCGTGACTGGACAAGACACTCCTCTGGAGGAGTACGAGCACCTCCGGATGCAGGTGCTGCTCCAGGATGCTTCCAGAAGGAGGCGCCGATCAATCCTGAAAGCTCAAAAGGTCGAGGTAAGGGAGAAGCGGGACCGTAACCGGCAGCTGGAAGCCACCTGGCAGGCCGAGAAGAAGGAGCAAGCAAAAGCTGAAACAGCTGAATGTCGACAAATGCCAAAGGCGCCAGGTCAGCAACTTCAACCTCAAAGCCGACTCGCAGCAGAGGCCCTGGCCCGATGGCACCCAGGTACAACCGGCAAAGATTCTGGACAGTAAGTGCGATCGTGGCGCAGCTGGTAGCGCGTTTCTTTCCCAAGGAAAAGGTCGCGGGTTCGAGCCCCGCAGGTCGCTCGTGGTTCTGGTCCAGGAGAATGACCTGGCATTGAAAGTAGGGCTTTAGGTCGCTGAAGCCTTGGAAGCAGCCTCTCCATGAGAGTTGAAGTCTGACGCTAGAACCCACCCCTCACATGCGGCTATAGCACAGTGGTAGTGCGCCGGCTCGCCATGCCGGACACCGGGGTTCGAGCCCCCGTAGCCGCTCGTGACCTAGATTGAACCCTCTGCACGCAAAGGAGGTGACTCGATGCAGGGAGCAGCAGTTTTGGTCCTGAACGCCGACCTCGATCCATTGCATCGAGTCAGCCTCAGGCACGCCATCCGGATGCTCTTCCGCGGAGTTGCGGAAGTGCACGAATCGGAACCTGAAATACGCATAGGCCCCTACGAACGGCCCCTGTCCGTCAGGCTCATTCACTTCATCGTCACCAAATGGCGGTACACCGCCGGACCTACCTGGTCCCGGCAAGGTGTGCTCCGCCGGGACAGCCGCAAATGCGGCTACTGCGGCGCCGCGGCCGGCAACACCGTCGACCACATCCGGCCCGTATCCCGGAACGGAAAAAACACCTGGGTCAACACCGTCGCGTGTTGCGACCCGTGCAACCAGCGCAAAGGCGACCGGCTGCCCAACGAGGCCGGCATGACCCTCAAGGTAAAGACCTACGCACCGACGTGGAATACCTTGCAGCGCTGAACTTCGGGGGGCCCGCCGACCGCGAATTTGTGGGCCCCCCGAACCAGGAACCTGAACCCGGGCCCAATTATCAGGGGGCCCGGTTGCAGGATGGTAAGGGGTTGGGTTCGGAGGGGTCCCCGTCTTCGGATCCAACCCACCAATGGGAGTTGGTGTAATTGGCAGCACAAGGTCCTCTGACGGCCTTGGTCCAGGTTCGAGTCCTGGACTCCCAGCGCTAGGGACTCGCCGGTTTGGCTATCCGATGGGCGCGGCGATAAAAGCTGCCGGATGCGAGGGCTTCCGAAAGGATGACAAGGCCAAACGTTCTCGGGGGTGGTTGGTAACGACAGGGGTGCAAAGCCGCACGACGGAACACCACTGGACCGGGGTTCGACTCCCCGCACTTCCACGGAAACGCATGGACGCCGGAATGATCAACCGGCCAGAAATGCGCTCGGCAACATATCGATCCCTGGAGCCGGGGAACTGCAGGTTTCCTGAGGGCGAGGCCCAAGGGGCCACGCAGGGATTTCCACACGTCTTCGTAGCCCAAAGGTAGAGGCACTGTCTTGAGGAGGCAGCCAGCGGGAGTTCGACCCTCCCCGGAGACACGTACGGGTCTGGCCGCTAGGTAAAACCGAATGAGCCTGGGGAGCGGATGGCGCAATAGGTGCCCGTATGGTCAATGCCGGCGGAGCAGGTCAGGACTTGCGTCGCACTTGTAACGCGAAGACAACCGGTTCGAGCCCGGTCGCCGGCTCGCAGCCCCATGCCAACACACCGGCTCCGGCACGTGACGCCGGCCAACATGATCAAAAAGCGTGGATTCGACGTCAGCACCGTCCACCACTTACGCGACGAAAATCGCCGCATCACCTACCGGTTGGAACTATGGGAACAGCCACTGCATCGCTGGCTGATCGCACAGGTCTACCACTGGTACGACATGCGCATCTTCAAGGTACCGGGCTTCAAGAAGCTGGAACAATTCCTCGAAGCCCACCACAAAGGCGACCCGTTCCTGTACCTTCCCCTCGGCGCCCAGCAGGACTGCCGCTGCTACAGCCTGATGGTCAAGCAGAAGACAGTCCTGGCCAGCATCAAAGTCGACAAGGCCGTACGCGACCAGGTACACCGCAGAAACAGCTACTACAGCTGAGCCTTTTTCTCGGGGGCCTCAGGAACGGTCCCGTCACCCCTGGCGCGTAACTCCTCAGCCAGCTGCTCGATCCGAGCCGCCATCGCATCGTTCTTGGAATTGACCAAGGTATGTACACGCCGGACCTGGATCGCGCCGTAGGCGGCAATGATGGCCACGATACCGGTGGTCACCGCGGAAATGATCTGAACAGTTTCACTCATAGGCTCAGTATTGACCTAAAGGAGCGTGATCGCGATGGGCGACGGCAGGCGTTAGACCTGGGGAAAGTCTCCAGGCGGCCGAAGGACAGGTCGTTACGTGTCCAGAACCGACGTTCATCGTCCCTACCGGGTACAGGTCACCGATCCGTACAACCAGCACCGGATGTTGTGGCGCCCCAACTGGGGCTGGGGCAACGGCAGGGGGCTGGAGCCGTGGCCGCTGTACAACACCTGCGGCTGCAACCTGTGCGTAGGCCAGCTGTACCGCAAGCACCTCCGCCAGCAGGAACGCGGAGCGTGGCGGCAAGTCCGCCAAGGCCTGCTGAAGACGCAGGCCGCCGACCGTGAAGACATGGACTGGTACGCGCCAGTATCCGTGTCCTGGTAGCAAGGAAATGCCAGCGAGGTCCTGAAGGTAGGGCGCTTCCTTCGTACGGAAGAGGTAGTGCGTTCGATCCGCACCGTTGGCTCGGGAAGCCGGGAGTAGCCCAATTGGCAGGGCACTCGACGGAGATGGTGGGAGTTCGACTCTCCCCCCCGGCTTTCCTCAAGGGGCCTTAGCTCATCTGGTAGAGCACCGTCTTTGCAAGGCGGGGGTGGCCCGTTCGAGTCGGGCAGGCTCCACATGAAAGACTCTGATTTCTACTGGCTAGTGGGACTCCTGGAAGGTGAAGGGACCTTCGTCAAGGGTCCCCCATCAGATCCAAATAAGATTGCCATTCGTCTTCAAATGACAGATGAAGACGTAGTCTCTCGGGCAGCTAAATTGCTCGACGCTTCATACCAAAGATATGTTCCGAGTAACCTGCGGTTTAAAAATACTTTCTGCGTAAGTGTTACAGGGTACCCGGCACTTCATGTTATGAAGCAGCTTAGGCCATTCATGGGCATTCGCCGTCAGGAACAGATAGATTCTGTGATTGCTTCATGGCATCCGCGACCTCGTCGAATTTCTCGTGACCAAGGTGAAGAAATTGTACACCTGTTCAGGTCTAAGCAAAGAAGCGCAGTTTCGCTCGCAGAGGAATATGGTGTTACAAAATGGGCAATCTATGCGATCCATCAGGGTCGATACTTCAGCGACAAAAAACTAAGTCCGCATAACCCCAATGGTCTTCGCCTTGGGCGAGAGCGCATAAAGAACAAGGGCCTGTAGCTCAGAAGTAGAGCGGCATAAAACGAAGGATGCGACACGACGGCAGGGTTTGCGGAGGCACCGGCGCCGGGCCAGTGGTGTAGAAGACCACAGGGAAGGGAACCTCAACCCCCGGGAGGGAAGCGCGTTATCCCACCGTCTACATTGGCGCGGGTGCAATTCCCGCCAGGTCCACGTCCGGTTCCACGGATACGTGAAGGGTCCGGACAGCGAGGATCAAGAACCAGGATTAGCAGGCCGGCTGGCTGGGCCTGAATGCTTGACAGTAGCCCTGGTCGCCCTTCACCACGCGTACCCCTAGCCGTAACCCCAGACGGACGTAGGACACAGGGGCCAAGGAATTCGACCAGACTCGCGAGGCAATGGTCGAGGACCCGAAAGGCTGGGGTGCCTGCCGGCGCACGCTGACGGCTCAAGCGGCCTGACTCAGAATCAGGTGTTTTAGGGTTCGAATCCCTACGCCGGCACAGAGGCTTGACAGAGGAGCCGTAGCTGCGCCTAGGATCAGTGCCAGTGAAGAGCCCTGGTACTCCAACTGGCAGCTAGAGAGCCCTCTTAAACAGGGTACAGTCTGGGTTCGAATCCCAGTCAGGGCACTTCATCTCCCTACCGGAGGAACCTTGAAGGTTGTGACCGTCGCCGGCCCTCACTGCCCTGACTGCGGCGTCAGGGTCAACAAACAGCACCTGGTCGGCTGCGACGTAGCCCGTTGCATAGTCGACGGAGAACAGCACCTACAGCATGTCCTCTTCGGCCTGGACGACAACGGAACCGAAGAAGGCCCCGGCAAATGCTGCGATGAATGTGCGCCGGAGGTTTGGCGTGGAGAGTGGCCCGGGGTGCGGGAAGCCGAACAGAGAGGCTGGTACTCGATCCTCGTCCCAGGCCAAGGCTGGGTCTGTGTTCCGGAAGGAACGCCAGACGCTACCGCGGACCTGAACCGGGTCCACGCGGAACTGGTCTGGGATCCGGTGACATCCCTGTATATTGATCCAAAGTAATGAGCAAGGTCCGTTAGCTTAGCCAGGTTAAAGCACCGCCTTGTCACGGCGGGGACCAGGGATTCGAATTCCCTACGGACCGCTTCCCTCGGTGGGGGAAGCCTAGGGCAGGCATAGAGCCCCAGCGGGGGAGGGTGGCCCCGGCGCCTAGAGGCATGCCGGAGTGGTCTAACGGGCTGGCCTGCTAAGCCAGTGGACATCGTCAGGTGTCCCTAGGGTCCGAATCCCTATGCCTCTGCGCAATGCGCATTGAAGTCGACGAAGAGGCCGCCTTGAAGCGATTGTTCGGTCGACGAAAAGTCCCGGGAGAGGGCCATCTTCCGGGCACCTGGGAGCGTAGCTCAGTGGTTAGTTAGCGCCGAGCTGATAACTCGGAGGTCGGAAGTTCGATTCTTCCCGTTCCTACCGCCGGGCCGACGAGGCCTCCTCCACTATCAAGCGGCTGCCGCCATGGTGCGGTGGAGGGAAGTGGGGCCCGGCGCGGGTCCCACAGTTAAGCCCCCATGGTCCAACGGATATGACGGAATCCTACGGAGATTCAGATCAAGGTTCGACTCCTTGTGGGGGCGCGCCGTTGCGCTACGGTTAGAGCGGGCACTACGATAGCGTCATGGACAAGGCTGAATTACGTAGATGGCGCCGCGAATACGACAAAAAATGGGTTGCGAGACGAAGGCAGCGTTGCAGAGATTACCTTGGTAATCTCTGCAACAGATGCGGTTCTCAAAAGAGCCTTCAATTTGATCACATTGACCCCAAGTCCAAGTCGTTTACCATTGCCGCAAATTACAATAGGCGCTGGCAAGTCATGGTTAGTGAATTGGACAAGTGCCAACTGCTCTGCGAAAAATGTCACCGCCGAAAAAGTAAAGAAAATAAAGAAACCGGCGGCGCCCACAACAAAATTCTTGTCCTTCCCCACGGGACCCCTACTGGCTATAGGGCGCCCTGGAACTGCCGGTGTGACGCATGTAGCGCCGCCCAAAAAACGTACGCGGCAAAGTACAGAAGCCCCAAAGGTACCGGTAATCATTTGACCCCTGAACGGGTTCTAGAGATCAGGAAAGCCTTTTCTGGTGGCAGCAGTTTTGACGAAATAGGTGCTCAGTTCCAGGTGCATCGCACAACGGCCTGGAAAATTTGCACCTATCGTACACACAAAGACATCGGGACGTAGCGTAGCTTGGTCAACGCGCCAGACTGGGGGTCTGGAGATTCGGGGGTTCAAATCCCTCCGTCCCGACGCAAACAAAGGTCTTCTGGGTGTAGTTCAGCTTGGTGGAACGCCTCGTTCGGGACGAGGAGGTCGTCGGTTCAATTCCGGCCACCCAGACGTTGCATAGTGTAGGGGGAACGGCAGCCTGATCTATCCGGCATCAAGCCCGGTGAGACGGCTGTCAGCACGCCCGGCCTCGGGCCAGAAAGGCCAGGTTCGGGTCCTGGCGCCAACCCATGGTAGGCATCCGAATTGGTGAGGAGCACGTTTCGAAAACGTGTGCGGTTAACCCCGTTCCGGGTTCGAGACCCGGGCCTACCGCGTGACCAGATCCAAGGAACTGGAACAGGAAATAGAGTCGTTTACGGCTCAACTTCGCGACGCCGAGACTTTCACCGGCACGGCAGCCCATTGGCTGCGGACTAATGTGGATTATGTGTCCACCCGTCACGAGTATCTGTCGGCCACCGTAGAGTATGCGGCGGCCCTGGAGGTCGAGGCCGGCAGCGATGTGCTGTACCGCTGCGGCCGGCTTCAAGTCAGACGGCACCAGGTGATTGCGGATGTGTGCTCAGTGGTGGCCACTGAGCGGCTGACGGAAGACGCCAGGGCTGCGCTTGACGCCAGGACAATGCCGCTGGGTCTCATCCTCAATCAGCTGGGCGCCAGGCGGTACAACCGCAAGGTCTCTCTCATTGAGGCCACCGGCCAGTTCGGCCGGCAGGTCATGCAGGTAGATGCAATGATCACAATGACGGAGTATCCGGTCGCAGTGGTCAGTGAAACCGTCTACCGCCGCCTCTTCGTAAGTCGTGGGCCCGCCGCGTGACCAGGGTGAAACGGAACAAGGCCCGTTTCTGGTGCCCCCAGTGCCAAATGGTGGGCTACCGGAATCCAGCCGACGCCCAGGCCAAAGCCGCAGCACAAGGTAAGACCGCAGCCGAATGCCCCGAGGGGTTCGGATGGCATTACAGATGAGGTGACTGTCCGGTTGGTTCGAGGGGCATTCCTGGAAAGAATGTACAACGCTTATAAACGTTGCAGCGGTTCGATTCCGCTAGTCACCGCGTAGGGGTCTAAGCAGAGTAAAATCGATCAATGCTTAGTTCTCATCCAGGATGGCCCGAGGCATTGCCCTGGGAAACACCTGGCTCCTGCGAGCCAGAGTTAGAAACGGAACTAGCCGGCTGGCCGCCCCGTACCGCGGACGGCCACATCGACATGGACGTGATCCTGGCCTTGCTGCCAGACGGGGACCCAGGCGAAAATCCGTGGGGCACCGCATTCGAATCTCTGTCGCACCTGACGAAGACTTTGAATCAAGTGGCCTGGGCGGCGACACACATGGAGGATGGCGCCGAGGCGGCAAAGCGGCTTTGAAAGTCGTGCCAGGGTAAAACCTGGGGGATCGATACCTCCACCCTCCGCGTAGAAAAAAGATCAATAGGAGGTGACGACAATGCCCGGCTACTACGTAACGAAAAGGTACTTCGTTCCCGAACCAATATGGTTCAGGTTCCCCCACTGGAGTCCGATCCGGTACGACACCTGGCAGGAGGCCAGGGACGCCTACATACAGGAACGCCTGTCAAACGTCGCCACCCTAGGCGTGAAGGGCATAGCGTCAAAGGATATCGACATTGTTTTCGTGGAATAACATCACCATGCTCCCGTAGCTCAGTCTGGTTGAGCGGTGGATTCTTAATCCATGGACGTCCGTTCAAATCGGACCGGGAGCACATGGCCAGAGAAATCGTCAATAAAATCACCGTATCTGAGCCCATTACCTTGGCTGATTTGCGGTGGCTCGTCGACCAGTGCGTGGACATGGAGCCCACCTCCCGAGTAGAAGTAACAGCCCACAAGCAATACGACCAGAGGGACTGGGACGCGGCAACGATCACAGTCCACGGGAAGCCGAGTAGCGGTCGGCAGGTCGGCAACGGCACAGTGGTCGACCGCAGCTAGTCCTGTTAGCTCAGTGGCAGAGAGAAGGCCTCTAAAGCCTTGAGTCATGGGTTCGATTCCCATACAGGACACGACCTTCAGGAACCCTCGCACTCCCGGAACAGTCCCACGGCCGCAAGGTCAGAGGGGATGTACTCTTCGGTGAAAGTCCGAGCAGAGAGCCGGGGGTAGGGGTTCCTGAAGGGCATTACCGGCATCAAAAAAAGGGGAGCTGCAGTGGCAAGCAACAAGGAACGCGACGACACCGAGGGCCTGGCCGACTTATCCGAATACAGCCTCGCCGAGCTGCTGACCGCGGTGGACAATCCGGTCCTGGCAAGTAGCCTCAAACGGGTCATGGCCGAGGACGATGAATCCAACGGCATTGTCGCCGGCTTCCAGTCAGCGATATGATCCACCGCCCCTCGTAGCTCAACGGATAGAGCGCCGGATTTCTACTCCGATGGTTGCACGTTCGAATCGTGCCGGGGGGACGCACCCATGGAACATGCTCCGGTGCCAGAGCGGTCAATTGGCCTCGACTTTTAATCGATGTGCATCGATGGTTCGAATCCATCCCGGAGCACTTGCGGCCAGTCTCCCGCTTGAGGTAGGCTAGCTGTAGCATCACAAGCAGCAACCCGTAGCGGGGTAGGGCAGCTAGGACAGCCCGCCGTCCTCATAAGTCGGAAGCCGGAGGTTCAAATCCTCCCCCCGCCACCACGTAAGCACGGTGTAACCTTAACCTCATGAGGTTATGTCATGTCTGTAAAGTCGATGAAGCTGTGCCCAACTCCAGTAAATGTCGGCTCTGCTACAACACCTATATGCGCAACTATCTTGCCGAAAGGTACGCGCGACGCAGGCAAATGGCCATCGACTTTCTTGGCGGCGCTTGCGTAAAGTGTGGGGCCCTGGAAGACCTGGAGATTGATCACATCGATCGCTCCAAGAAAAGCATCAACATCTCGAAGGTAATTTTAGCCAGCGACAAGAAACTCTTCGCCGAATTGGTCAAGTGCCAGGTCCTTTGCGAAGAGCATCACGATGTTAAGACTTCTCACGAGAGAAGCGTTCCCCACGGAGGGGGCGTCAAGGGGAGGCGTAATTGCCCCTGCGAGCTTTGTCGAGAAGCCGCCCGCAAGTACAACAGGGAATTCAGCGCAGCAAAGCGGAGCAAAGGCAAGCCCGTATAGCTCAATCTGGCGGAGCATTCGTTTGACATGCGAAAGGTTCTCAGTTCAAATCTGAGTGCGGGTACAAGTCCAAGGATCAACGTATGTGTCGGAGGTAGCCGACAACCCGATCGACGCCGTGAGGCGGTCCCATCGGCGGCTACGCCTTGGACTGTAAGGTCCCATCGTCTAGCGGTCTAGGATTCTGGTCTTTCACACCGGCGGCACGGGTTCGAATCCCGTTGGGACTACGCTCCAGCTGCTTTGAAGGCCGGCTGGAATCGGGGGTGGCGGCGCCTACCGCTGCCCCCATTAAATCCTTCTGCTAGCTGTGTTAGTGTGCCCAGGTGGCAAACGGCAACGAATACATGCGCAAGTACATGGCCGCACGTCGAGCAAAGCGACGAGAAGAAGTCTTACGGATTGCGGGCGGCCGGTGCGTTAGGTGCGGCAAAGACCGGGAGCTGGAGTTCGATCACCGGGACCCAGAAACAAAGGACTTCATTCTTTCTGGGTACGGACTCGACGGCCCTTGGGACAAGATTCTGGCGGAATTAGAAAAATGCGATCTTCTCTGTTGCTGGTGTCATCGTAAAAAGACCAAAGAAAACGGTGAAACGGGAGGTGGCCACAATCGTATAGACCCGGTATGCGGAACAGTGCATAGCTACTTAACGGCGAAGTGTCGCTGCAGAGACTGCAAGTTTGCCAAGGCCATGTACGTGGCAGGGAGGACTGAATATCACGACCTTGTCAAAGCCCCTCCGGGCTGGAAACGGGGAGCATTCCCGCGTAGCTCAATTGGTAGTTAGCAACGCCCTGTTAAGGCGTCGGTTGGTGGTTCGAGTCCACCCGCGGGAGCGATACGCGTCAATGTCTCGGGTTCAGTTTGGGGCGGTAGCTCAGCTGGTTAGAGCCTGCGACTCATAATCGCCCGGTCACGGGTTCGAGTCCCGTCCGCCCCACCATCTGCAGCATTTCGGGTTCGATCCACACTCGGTGCACGTTGACTTGACGTCGGGCGCATGACGTATGTACACTTGCCTCATGACAACGGATGAGCGCCCCGAGGGCGACAGCAAGCTGACCAGACTGACCGTCAACCTGATCCCCAAGGCAGCCGAGGCCCTCGACCATGTCGCGGCCCTCACGCGGGACAGCAAGACCGATTCCGTGAACAGGGCCATCCAGCTCTACGACTACCTCATGGAGCGTCAAGCCAAGGGGGAGACGGTTCACCTGGGCCGCGAGAACTCGGAGGGGATGGTTTTTCAGCAGATCAAACTGCTTTGAAAAGGTTTGCCCGTATAGCTCAGCTTGGTAGAGCGCCGGTTCCACACACCGGTGGCCGGAGGTTCAAGTCCTTCTGCGGGTACATGGCGACAGCTGGCGGTGGAGAAGGGTCATATGTAATCGGCCGACCTGTATTCCGTGTTTCCGGCTGCGGAGCCGCACCTCGGGCGACCGGAGGTGCAGTGGCTTTTCCAGGCCATAGCAGGTCGTGATGGTAGCTGTAGCTCAACGGCAGAGCGCTCGGTTGTGGCCCGGGAGGTAGAGGGATCGTCCCCCTCCAGTTACCCGATTGTTGGCTGATGGTCCCAGGCGGCCTGGAGCCGGAGGAAGGGGTTTGACTGCGCACGCAGGATCCCTGAGCCCGGTAACGATGCCTCGTGCGAGATGACATCTATGCGGGTTCGATTCCCGCCGTCAGCCAACATTCTTCAAGCCCACGGAGGAGATTATGACGAAGGTCGAGCTGCGGCAGAGGGTGACCGAGCTGGAGCAGGAGGTTGGGCTTTGGCGCCACTATGCGGCGGCCACGCATGAAAGCCATCGGCTAGGGCCGATCGTCATCGTGCCTGAATCGTTTGATCGGTCCATTCTCTTGGACGTGCGGATCTATTCGTAGATACCTTGCTGGGGTCTGGGCCATTGGAACCCCCTCCGGATCGATTCTAGCTCCCAGCACTTTTCGTGGAGGATGACGATGGCCGAGATCCCCAAATGGTTCCCCAAGGATATTGAGGAACTGCATCGCTTGGAGCCGGGCGAGGCTCCAAGTCTCAGCGACCCGCGGGTGGCCACTTCTCATGGTGGCGGGGCGTGCCCCGTGCAGCATTGGGGCGTGCTCGTTGATGGCCGGGTGTTTTACTTCCGGTACCGGCACGGCTGGGCTCATGTGAGCTTGGCGCCGGCCTGGTATGAGCCGGGACTGTTGCCGGCCCAGGACCCGCGGGTTTCCCACGAGGCCTGGCAGGCAGCTTACGATGCTGCTCTGGCGGTAGCCGGCGGCGTGTGGGACGACATCGATAGTGATGCACTGCCGAGCATGTGGCTGGTGACCGGCGGCGGCTTCAGGGTGACGGAGGAGGACGACGGCTGGTTCAGTTCGCAGGAAGAACTGGACGATGCTTTTACCTGCTGCCTCGATGGGGCTTGGGACAAGCCTTTCGACGAAGAGGGCTGGGAAGTTTTGCGTCAGACCAATTGGCGTAAGGATCAAGAGTGATATAAGGCATGCCAGCGTTGAGCAATTGGATGGCTCAGCGGATTGTAAATCCGCCTTCTTCGGGACTTGGGGGTTCGAATCCCTCCGCTGGCACGTGGCCATCATATTTATTACGGGCGTCAGTACCGCAGGCAAGACCACAGTGTTCGAGACCCTACGCAAGGATCCGGACCTCGCCGACGTCGAGTTCCACGACATTGACGAGGACGGAATCCCGGCGGCCGGCACTGGCCCTTGGCGGGTTTTCCGGGTGGAGCTGCTGCTGCATGAGGCTGCGGTCCGTGCCCGGGAGGGGAAGTCGACGGTCATTTGCGGCATCACCAAGCCGCATGAGGCGATCGAGTCTGGGTCGTTTCCGGAGGATGTGCCTGTGCACTTCGTCCTGATTGACGTGTCGGTGGCCAACGTGAAGAAGCGGCTGGAGGTCCGGATCGGGCATTACCGGCCGGATGACGTCCAGTGGATTATTCAGTACAACCTGCGTCTGCGGGATTTGCTGCGTAGGTCGGTGCGGGCTCAGCGGACGGGAATTGTCCTGGATCCTGGCCGGATGTCTCGGCGTCGGCTGTGTGGTGAAGTGAAGTCGATAGTCTTGGACCTGGTGAAGTAGGTCCATGCCCCTGTAGCTCAGTGGATAGAGCACGGTCCTCCGGAGGCCGGGGCGGGAGTTCGATCCTCCCCAGGGGCACGTCTTGTGCCAGGTGAAATTCCTGGGGTAACGCGCGACTCCGGTTTCCGTGAGGGCCGGCAGCCGGACAAAGATCCTAGGCATCTCTGCGTCCGGCTCGGGCCGTGGGTTTAGGTAGCGGGTGGCTGCCGTGCGCCTGCAAAGCGCATAAATTGGAGTTCGACTCTCCCCTGCGGCTCTTAATGCTGTCCACTGTGGATTCTCTTTTGGCGGAGGAGCTAGGTACTCAGGCTTGACTCATATTCAAGCTACGCCGGGGGCGGAACCCGGATCCGCTACGTGGAAACCAGCAATGAGCCCTATAGGCTCGGCAGTCATGAATGCTGTTGTGGCAATCCCGAGTGCACAGACTTCGAGGATCGCATGGAGGCTTGGGGCATTCCGCTCAGCGAGTTGACGACGGTTACTGTGGAAATCCCTCTTGAAGGGGCCCTTCGGGGGTTGGTTGATCCTGATGATGACGATGAACAGGGACGACGACTTTGATCCGCAGTCGGCTCCCTGGCTCCATTCTGCGCTACTTGACGCCGTAGAGCAGGTCCGGGTCCGCCTGAGCGAGAACGTGACCCTGATTAGAGCGGCCGATCCCGACGGCACTCTGCACGAGTTGGCGAAGGTCCTGGCCCTGAAGCGTGGCTGCCGACGAAGCTCCATTGACAACACCCCCATGTAGGGGTACGTTGACCAGGTCACACAGAAACTCAACCTCACCCCAGGAGTGCAGTCATGGCAAACCTCAAGCTGAACCAGGTCATCGCCCTAACGAAGGGTGCCAAGTCCAACGGCGAGTCGGCCCTGACGCAGGCCTACCACGCCATCCAGAAGACCGCACTGCTGGCCGGCATCACCAAGACGTATAAGCCACGCGACGACGACGGCGAGACCCTGCCGTCGGAGGGCGTCAAGTTGCAGCTGCGAGTCGAGGAGATCCTCGACAACGTCATCGCGTCGCAGGTACGGATGCTGGACCTGACTGCCACGATGGACGCCGGTAACCAGGCCGCCCGCGCGGACGTGGTGGTTGACGGCGCCGTAGTCCTAACGGCAGTGCCGGTCACCACGCTGCTGACCCTGGAGAAGAAGCTCGTCGATTACGTCACCTTCGTCGGCAAGCTGCCGGTCCTGGACCCGAGCGAGACCTGGACCTATTCGGACAACTCCGAATCCTTCCAGACCACGCCGAGCGCCAAGACTCGGTCGAAGAAGGTCCCGCGCAACCACGTCAAGGCCGCCGCGACGGACAAGCACCCGGCCCAGGTTGAGGTGTACTACGAGGACGTCGTCGTCGGCGACTGGACCACGATCCAGTTCTCCGGCGCTATTCCGGAGGCCCGTCGGCGTGAGCTGGTCGAGAAGGCCACCAAGTTGCAGGCCGCCGTCAAGGTCGCCCGCGAGCAGGCCAACATGACCGACACCCCGGACGTGAAGATCGGCGACGCCATCTTCGCCGCTCTGGGCTGGTAGGTCCCATAGACACCCACCTTCGGGTGGGTTGGCACAAACTCAAACTTAGTCACCTGGGGTGGCCTTCGGGCCAAACCAGCCCCAGGTAAGACATCAGTACGAGGGCCCGAGTGGGGCGCCCCTAAAACTGGTCCCGCAGCCTTTCAATCTCTTGCCACAAACTCAAATATTGCCGCAATTCGCTGCATCGAATGGACACGATCACAAACAACCGAAGGCCCAGGTTCGAATCCTGGCGGGTTCTCCAAACATGAACCCGTAGCTTAGCGGCAGAGCGTCAGTTCCGCAGGACTTAGACGTGTCCTTAAATGTTGGTAGCGATACAAATTGGCGGTTCACTGAACGCGCTTGAACGCGCATAGTCCTCTCAAGACTATTTCAGTTGGCCCGGGGTCGTCGGATATTCGGCCCCGGGCCTCCCTTTCTTTCAGGAGGAGGCATCATCAGTTCATGACCGAAGAACCCGCGACCCGAGACGAACAGTTCCGAGACGTCCTGGAGCGAGTTGTGGCTGAAAACGCAGAGATTCTTCGACGTTTGGCTCTTGGGCCAGGCGCCAAAGATGTTGTGCTTCTGGAGGCGTTGGAGGCTGTGGTGGAGTATGTCAGTATCCAGCTGGAAGCGGCCGACGCCGCGGCGCTGTTGGAGCGAGCGAAGGCTGCTGCCTACGCCACGCCTGAGGTGGAGTGGGTGACGTACACCGACGAAGACCTTGAGGCGTTGCGGCGGCAGGATGTAGCGGTTGACGCTGTCATCGACGAGGATTTCTTCGAAGAGGATGAGTCGGTCGAGGATGTGGTTGCCGCGTTTGAGGCCGGCGACAAGTTTGTGACCGAGGAACCGCCTCACAGTGCTGGGTGGTGTGCTCCGAGCCCATGACGTTGTTTCGTTGGAAAATGCGCCTGGCTGACCTGGTGAACTGCTGGGATCAGGTGTGGGCGGCGGAGATTCGATGGCAGGCCCACAACCGCGAGGTCCGCCGCCGGGGCTGTCCATGTGGTCGACCCGGGACCATGGTGCAGTATCACCAGGGTTTCGTTGGCGCCGTTCCGCCGGAGTCGTGGACGTGCGACAGGCACGCTGGGGCTGATGAATGGCATTGGATCGGGGGTGAGTCAGTGCCGAGGTACGGTCGACCGCAGCCGTGTGCTGGCTGTTCTGGCCACTGCAGTACGAGCGGCAGGATCGGGGGGGCGCCAGACACCTGGTATTGCCCGTTAAGACCAGAGGAGTGGGCATGAACGTGCCGGGTACTGTCTTGCTGTCCGGCGTCGTGGGGTCGCAGGCTTATGGCCTGGCGACACCGAAGTCAGACATTGATCGGCTGGGCATGTATGCGCTGCCCACTGTGACGCTGCATGGTTTGAAAGGTCCGGACGAGTCGATGGTGGTGAGGGAACCGTCGGATTACACTTTTCATGAGGCGCGAAAGTTCTGCAGCCTGGCGTTGGGCGGGAATCCGACGGTGATGGAGCTGCTGTGGCTGCCGGAGTATGAGGTGCTGCATCCGCTGGGCCAGCGGCTGATCAACATTCGGGGTTCGTTTCTGTCAGCACCGCGGGTCCGGGCTGCATATCTGGGGTATGCCCGGCAGCAGTTCGACCGGCTGGTGAAGCGTGATGGCAACTTCTCCTCGGACCTGAAGAAAAGGACCGAGAAGCATGCCCAGCATCTGCTCCGGTTGCTGCATCAAGGTTTTGGGTTGTATCGGACGGGAGAGTTGACGATTCGCCTCCAGGATCCGGACATGTACCGGGAGTTCGGTGAGGCTGTGGCCAGGGATCCGCAGCACGCTGAAAGTGAACTGGTCACATATGAGGAGCTGTTCGCGCAGACTCGGTCGGTGTTGCCGGAGCGGCGGCCGGACACAGCGCCGGTGGAGGCGTGGCTGCTGGACGTGCGGCGAAGGTTTTTTGAACCCACGTTCGTGGGTACGAAGGCGGCTGGCGACCGGATTGCTCAGCTGGTGCGCGACTGGGGTGCCGGCGGCCGAGATGCCTGAAGAAGACTTCTAACTTTTTCTCCTGAAGACTTGACACCCCCTCCCTGGGGTGTGTAGCTTCGTATACATCAAGTATACGAAGTTCTCCGAGGGAGGCGCGCACCATGTTCCGCATCAACGAGACCAACTTCCAGGCCACGCAGGCCAAGGTTCAGAAGATCAACCAGCGGGCGCAGAAGCGCGGCTTCACCGGCCACATCACCCTCGACGCCCAGCAGGTTGTCGTCGAGTCGCAGGACGAGTTCGGCTTCGACCGGACCGAAATCTGGTTCGACGTGGAGCTGGGCGGCGAGGCCCCCAGCTACAACGGCTGGACCTTCCAGGCCACCCTCGCCTGGGACGAGGCCGCCGGCCTCGTCGTCCGCAGCGCCCCCGGCGCCGACCCGGTCGACCGGGACCAGCTGCAGGAAGGCTTCTGCGCCCACTGCCGCACCGACCGTTTCCGCAAGGAGACGTACGTGGTGCGCAACGTCGAGACCGGCGAGCAGCTGCAGGTCGGTTCGACGTGCATCAAAGACTTCCTCGGCTGGGCCGGGTCGATCGTCTTCCTCGACACCGAAGCCCTCGGCGAGGAGCTGGGGTTCGGCAGCTACGGCGGCGCCGCGGACCGGGTCGGCACCGAATACGCCATGGCTGTTGCCTGGGCCCTGATCAAGCTGGACGGCTACAAGCCGGCGTCGGGCAGCAACAGCACCAAGGGTGATGTCCTGGAGGTGCTGTTCCCACCGAAGGTCCCCGACCTGGCCCGTCGCATCGAATTGGCCCGTATCCAGACTCTGGCCGCCGAAGCTAAAGACCAGGCCGCTGCGTGCATCGCCTGGGTCCTCAGCGACGACTTCACCGGCACCTCGGACTACGTCCAGAACCTGAAGAACATCGTCGGTGCGGACAGCGTCAGCTTCGGCAACATCGGCCTCCTCGCCAGCGCCCCGCAGGCATGGGCCCGGTGGCAGCAGAAGACCCTCATCCGTGAGGCGGAGGCTGCGCAGGTCAGCAACTGGCTCGGCAACGTCGGCCAGCGACTCACCTTCACCGCCACCATCAAAGCCATCACCTTCATCCCTGGCGGCGAGTGGGGCACCACGGTCCTGTACTCGATGCTCGACGCCGCCGGCAACGTCATCAAATGGTTCGCCAGCCGCGAAGTCCTCGGCGACCAGGTCGGCGAGACGTACACCCTCAAGGCCACCATCAAGGAACTGGACACGTTCCGGGACGTCAAGCAGACGCTGGTCACCCGGGCCAAGGTCCAGGCCTAATCCCTCTCATCCCCTTCGCGACAAAGGAGCAAGACAATGACGCAGCCCAGCCTCAACGACCAGCCCACCGCGGAAGAACTGGCCCCCACGGGCGGCGAAGCCCTGGCCCTGATGGTTACCCTCATGATGCAGCACAGCCGCCAGGAGACCGACCACATCGTCAACGGCCTCATGGCCGGCTTCCAGCGCGACTACTACCGCTCCGCTGCCGAGCTGGAGATTGCCCGGCGGCAGGTCGAGAGGCTGTTCATGCACAGCTACATGCCGACCCCGGATGCTGTCATCGAGGCCATGTACCCGAGCCAGGCTGCGGTGCAGGAGCGGGTCGCTTTGTTCGAGACGAGGGGATGGTAATGGGCCGCTTCAACGAGCACCGCCGCCGCGACTGTAGTACCGGGGCCGACGGCTGCAACGGTTGCATCGATTCGCCTCCACAAAGCGCCCGGCGCAGGAAGTTCCCCCTAGAAGAAGTGGGAGCTATCGCATACCAGGTGGTGGATCGCAACCACAATCTCATGACCTATCAAATCCAGTCCACGGGGCGGACGTTGGTGCTGTTCCCTTCGGACCTGGCCGCAGTCCGGGCCCTGTTGGCCGTGCTGGACGCGGAGGAGCAGGCGGCCTTCGACGTTTTTAAGGCGAAGATTGACGCCGTGATGAAGGAGGCGATGGAGCGCCATGCGTGACGAGCTTCTGGAGACCTTGGCCAAACATCTCGACGAGGCCGAGAAGTACTGGTGGCCCAAGACCGTGGGCTACAGCGGGGATTCGCGGACCAGGCTGGTGCCTAACTGCGTAGGCCCAAGCGGCACGGGGGACTGTCCACTTCAGTGGACACTGGATCCTGACGAGTGGCCGCGGGGGAGTTGGCCGGAGTTGGTGCGGGAGCACGAGTTCAGTCACGCCACCTATGACGAGTGGTGGCATTTGGCGGACATCAACGCGAAGCGTCGTATCATCGCCCGCCTCGGTGACAGCATCGACGTGGAGCTGTTGGTGATGTTGCTGCTGCCGTACGGCTTGTCGCGAGCGGATTTCGGAGAGGGGGAGACGTCGTGAGAGGTGCACCTGTTACTCCTGTGGAGTACGACCCCGAGCACCCACACACCGACGAGACGTTGGAGGCCGATGGCTGGGCAACTGGGCTCGACGTCTGGGAGCAGGTCGGCAAGGCGTACGAGTGGTACGGCGCGTGCGACGGAGATGAGTCGTTGCAAAACGCACAACTCTGGTCGCTTCGCGAAGCAATCCGTGCGGAATTGCGTGCGGAATTGCATGCAGAGAGGGGGGAGTAGTGGCTGCGATCATCAATGATCCTTTGGTGCAGGTCCTGGCCGGCGAGATTGACGTGGACGTCATCGACCGGGTCCTGGACGCGGAGTACGCGAAGGCTTGGAGTGTCGGCCTGAGGTCGAAGTATGCCCACGTTTCCAGCTACGGCGTCACCGGCGACAAGTTCCAGTTCCACTATGTGCACCTCGCGGCCGACAACCACACCCTGTATGTCGACGGAAAGCTGCGGGGAAGGTCGACGGAAATCGGCATCGAGGTGCCAGGGGACGGCTGGATTGTAATGGCTGAATGCGCTAAGCGCACGTGTCGGATCGTGGCCTACAAGCCCACCTACTACAAGGATTAGGGGACAAGTCATGGAGAATTTCGCCCTATGGGCGTTGACCGTTTCAGCGGTCCTGGTTGCCCTGTGCAGCATCGTCATCCAGGCCAACGCAGATCCTGAGCTTCAGCGAGTGGCCCGGGAGGCTGCGGTCCGGCGCCGAACCCCTGTCCGTCGAGCAGGCCTTGTCGTAACGGGCCTGATCTTCAGTAACGGCGTCTCCTGGACGCTGATGGCTTTCGGTTCAGGGGACTGGCGCTGGGCCGCCCTCTTCTGGGTACCGTTCGCCGCCGGCTGGCTGGGACGGGCGGTCCACGCGGGCCAGAAGTCGGCCGGCGACGATTCGCGTGAGGACACTCGGCCGTGACGACAGTGATGGAATGGCTTTTCCCGCTGGACGACAGCGGCGATCCGGAGTTGGGCCATGCCATCGGGCACCGGACCATGCGGGCGCGGCAGCGGGAAACGACCATACCCAACGGCCCGATGCGTTACGTCATCGGCGACGACGGGGCCTTGGTCATTCTGGAAAGTCACCTGCCCATCCTGCGGGCCTTCCTCAAGGCCTTCGACAAGGCGCCACAGGGCAGTGACTTTGTCAACTGCGTCCGGTGCGAATGCCGGGCCATATGGATCGGGGCGGAGCTGCGGGACACCGACAACACCGGCAACCGGTGCGACGACCACGACTGCCACCACGGCACCTGGAATACGCGACGTGACGCCCAGTGCAGGTTCTGTGGGGAGCGGGTCACGCCCGAGCGGGAAGGCGTGGATGCGCGTTGGTTGTGCATCTACGAGAACGATCCTTACTTCTGTCGCCACAGTCCAGACCTTCTCCACAAGCACGTGTCATAGAAAGGAATTGGTCATGAGCGAAGTAACTGAGACCAGGTGGATCCTCAATGTGGGCGGCTGTCAGGTCGAAGCCACCCGGACCGAAGGCCGTTCCACCTTCTACCTGGCGGAAGATGACGAGGGACACAGCGTCAGCTTCAACGAGCGGCAGCTGCCGTTGTTGACCGCGTTCCTGGCGGCCATGAAGGAAAACCCGGAAGGCACGCGGGTGGTTCGGTGCCGGTGGTGTAGGGATGAGATGTACTGCAACGCTGATGGCCGGTGGGCACTCACCTTCGACAACGTCACCTATTGTCCCCAGAGTCCAGTCGAGAGCAAGCGTCACATGATGGAGCCGGCGCAGTGAAGCCGAAGTTCCTGAACCTGACCGCGGTGGCTATGCACCTACGAGAGCGATCCTTACTTCTGTCGCCCCAGTCCTGACCTTCTCCACAAGTCCGCGTCATAGAAAGGATCGGCCAGTGAGGCTCTACGTCGTCATGACCAAAGAACGACACTCAGACGCTGAGGCCTACGTCTTCAGCACCCCCGAGGCCGCCGTCGCCTACGCGCGTAGCCTCGTGCAGGCATACGCCCGGGACCCGGAGGCCGTCGAGGAACGGCAGATCAGCAACTGGCTGTATTACGCCAGCTTCGGCGGAGGGGACGCGGTGTGGGTGCTGGAACGGACTCTCGATAAAGCACCCACGCCATGAAGCCAGAGTTTCTGGACCTGGCCGCGGTGGCCGACATCCTGGACGTCGACCGGCAGACCATCATCCAGTACCGCTCTGACTCCAGGCATGGTCGGCGGTACGGGCACCATCCATTTCCGATACCGGACCAGATTTTCGGCCGGTCGCCGGTGTGGCTGCCGAGCCGCCGGAAGGAAATCGAACAGTGGGCGGATCTGCGGCCGGGCCGGGGGCGCCGGCCCAAGTTGCAGGACGAAGGGGCTTGACACCCCCTCCTGGGGGTATGTATATTTGTATACATCAAGTAGACGAACACCAGAGACCGGAGAAGCGGGAGCCATGACCACGAAGCAGGATCTTGTCGCCTGGTTCGACCGCGGTGTCAAAAAGGGCGCCACGCACATGATCGTGGTGGTCGACACCTACGACCACGAGGACTACCCGGTGTACGTCCCCGCGGACCGGGACGCCCGCACCGTGGCCGCCGGGTACGACGGCAAGAACATGCAGCGAATCATGGAGGTGTACAACCTGCGCCTCGACCGGGACCAGCAAATGGCAGAAACCCGAGCCTTCCACTACTAGACCCCATCGGTAACCCCCAAGCAGAGGAGCAAGGAAATGCAGTACGTACAGGCCATGGATCTGAGGCCCGGCGACCAGCTCTACGTCAGCGGTATCTCATTCCACGTCGCCGACGTGACCATGGGCTGCAAGCAGATGGCGGCCTACATGCCGACGCGTCCCCATGGCTCCATCGTCGAGTTCAGTCTCGCGACGGAGGTCCTGATCGAAGACCGGGTTCCGGCGCCGCCGGCCCCCGCGCCAGAGCCTGAGCCGAAGTGGTACATCAAGTACAACTGGCACGGCGGCAGCGTTTCGGCGTCACTCATGCACGGTGACGCTGCTGTCTACACTGGTCCGTGGCGCGGTTCGGACGTGAAGGCAACCGACGCCCTGGCCGAGATAATTGGCCAGGACATCGGAGCAGCGGACAGGGGCAGCGTCTGCGCTGTCCGGGGCTGCGACAGGCCACGCCTCTTCCACTCGACCATCTGCGACAGGCCCCACCACTGGAGAGCCTGACATGAAGCTGATCGTGCTGCTGAGCTGCGGCCACCACCTGACCCCCCTCGTCTCGTTGGACCTTTACCGAGAAAACAGGGACAACAACCACAACGTCAACTGTTTCCAGGGGGACGACGGCGGCCACGAGTCATTCACGAGGAGTAGGTCAGTGACGCAAAGATTCAGCGTCGAGCCTGGCGACACAACCGGCGCCGTTGAGGTATGGCGCATGCCCAGGGGGGACATCTGGAGGTTGGACGAGGCCGAACTGTTTACCTTGTGCCAGGTGATCAACGACTTCATCGCCACCAGCCCGGAAGTCCAGAGGCGGTACATGGAACGCCTCATATGGGTGGGGGTCCCATCGCCGCCGATCAAGATGGCGCAGCACTGCACCTCGGAAGAATGCCCATACACGCAGTTCCACGCGGCCAGGTGGTGCGGCTACGAGCAACCCCGCCGGTGTGGCTGCCCCTACTGCTACGAGGACGAAAGATAGGGAAGGATTCGTGGCCAAAAAGAATCTCCCAATCGACGTCATTGTCAACGACTATAGGAACGGCATCAACACCCCGGCCCTGGCCCTGCGGTACGGGGTTGACAGGGACACGATAAGCCGTACCTTGGCTCGGGCCGGGATTGCCCGCCGCGGGCCAGTGATCCGCTACCAGGAACTTCCGATAGACGACATCGTCCGGGACTACCGGGCCGGCGACACATTGATCACCATCGCCAACCGGCACGGCGTATGCGACAAGACGATCGGAAGAATGCTCCGACGGGCCGGAGTGCGTCTCCGCAGTCGAGGCCGGCCTCGCCCCAGCCCGAAGAACATGCCGACCCGTGAGATCGACCAGCTGCGCGAGGCCATCGGCTGGCAGCCGCGCTGGGTCGATGACTAACCCCCCCCAGGCAGAAGACCCCCAAGCAAGCCATCAGGCCTGGGGGTCTTCGTGTTTTTAGCTTAGAACTGGAACTCGCCATCCACGACACCGGCGGTGAAAGCTACCCACTCCTGCTCACTGAACGACAGGACCGGGACGGGGCCGGCCTGATACTTCGTGTCACGGACCTCGACCGTTCCGTTGACCTTCCGGACCTCGACGCAGTTGTCGGTGTACGGACCAGACCTGGTGCTCTTGCGCCACGTTTCGTTCAAGCTCGTCATGGGACGAGCCTAGACCACCGGCGCCGGTGGCGGGGTCTCGGAGCCGTCCGCGTCGCCGACCTCAACGTCGAGGGCGGCCACGGCGGCCAGAGCCTCCGCAGCAGCAGCCGCGGTGGCGTCCAGGGTGGTGTTGAGGGCGTCTAACGCGGCCTGCTCATCGACGCTGGGGTCAGCAGCTGCGACCAGGGCAGCGCGGACGTCAGCGGCAAGGTCCGCGAACGCGGCGGCCAGAGCCTGCAGAGCAGTGCCCTGGGCGTCAGCCTTGGCCTGAACGGCGGCAAGGTTCTCAAGAACAGTAGCCATTGTTTCCTCCATACGGGTGAGAGTGATCAAAATGAGGGTGAAGGCGCTGAGGGTGCCGTCAGGTCCTGGCGGCGACGCGCAGCGACATTGGCACATGGTGAACTCCCCGGTGGTTGGGCCTAGACGATCATCTCATACCCGTGGCGGAATGCGGACAAACGCTAGAAGTCGGCCCGGTAACTGCCCACCTCAGCCCAAAGCGACTGCAACGTAGAAGAAAGGACATCCTGCGGCGACGAGATCCGGGCCTGCTTCTTTTCCCCTTCAAGGAGATATCTGGCCGCATGGACCATAGCGTCGAGCCGGTCGGGGGATTCCTCATTTCCCCAGCCCGTGAACGTCACCATCTGATCTTCCAGTTTTTCGAAGTAGCCGACGTGATGGAGTCGTCCCTGTTCGCAGCGCATACCAATAGGTTCGGCGCGGAGCTTTTTGCCAATCTTGCTGTCGACGCCCTTGATGGGCGGCTTCGTGTTTTCCGGGAACATGCCCTGCTTGACCAGCTCGTAGTAAGCGTCGTGGAACACCTGCTGCATCCACCGTTTACCGATGGTGACCTCGCAGATCAATTCGTTGGCGCCCCAGTCGGCCACCACGCGCCAGGCCTCCAGGGCCGCGGATCGTCCAACGCCCATGATGGAACGGTCGGCCAGGACGTGAAGGTGATTGTTGCGGTCCCGGGCGACAACGACAATACCCATTTCATCGTCCTCGCCGGTGAGGGAAGGGTCGACACCGACGACGGTGGCAATGAGGTTATCCGGAACGGTATCGAGGCGGTTATTTTCGATGTCAAGGCGAGTGAAGAGGGCCCCCTCGAAGCCTTCGATCATTTCGCCATACAGTTCCTGGCGACCTACTGCGGTCCCGTCGTATCTTTTACGCAATTCGGTAATGACGAGGGCCGACAGGTTCGAGGCATTGTCAAACGTAGAACCTCGAATTACGTGGACGGTACCGTCGTTGCGCCTAACCCACTCTTCCAAAATATTGATCGGCTTAGGCGTAGTTGTAACAAAGGCGCGAGGATGGTCCCCAATAAGGTCAGCTCGTAGGGAGGGCATAATCCCGCTTTCCCACGAAAGCTTTGGGTACTTCCACTTGCAGTTATGCACGAGGATCTGGCCCGAGCCGGCAAAGAACTCGGGCCAGTCTCCCTCTACGGTTACGTCATAGACGTTGGATTTGCTCACCGGCTGCACGTTGAGCACGATTGCGCCGCTTGGTTTCCTTGTTTGCGGCATTATTGCAGTGACGATTGCAGAAGATCTTTTTCCAATGGGTGGTTTTAAATTCGTCACCGCATTCTGGGCAAGTAAGTGTTCGCCAACCACGTTCGCGGATAACCCGGGTCCCGGGCTGGGCTCTACGTTGTTCCCAGGTAAGGCGGCGATGGGCAGCCGCTGTAAGGATTTCAAGATTTTCGAGTCTATTGTCCCAGGGGATTCGGTTCTTGTGATTGATCTCGAACCCTGGCGGAATTGGTCCATACGCTCGTGCCCATACAGCTCTGTGGAGCGGGTATCCAGCACTGTTGTTGTGGTAGCCCCATGCTCTGTTGTAGTACCAGATCTCGCCATCCCACTCGAAGAGGGCTGGCGCGTCGCTTGGCTTGGGATCTGGGAGCGTGGGTCGACTGACGTCAGGCATGTCAGCACACTACCTGGACGTACATCCTTGGCCTGTGTCCAGCGCCCGTTACACCACACCCGGTGTTCCGGGGTGACCCTAACGCCGCCAAAAGCAGTCGATATCTCCAGAAGCTCAGCATCATGTTGGGTGAGCCCAGCACGTGTGACTCGGCGCCAGCCACCTCTAGTTAGTACTCTGTCTCCCGTGAGCACGTCTTGTACCGGGATGGAGCCCCGGGTCGTAACGATGGGCTCATCCTCGGCGACACAGATCTCATCCAGCCATGCCCCGGACGACGAATATCCGCGGGCCACATCTGGATCATCGGCACCTTCAGTGTAGATCTTCGATCCGTTGGGGAAAAGGATCATGGGGCGAGGACTCTGTTTGTACCTGTGCCTGATCTCCCGACGCTCCAGTACCCGAATGATGCCCGCAGGCCCCTCCATGCAAATGGTGCGTGCGTCTGATAGGGTTTCCGCAATTACTAGCCATTCAGTAGGGACGCCTTGGCTATCATATGGGTGCTTTAGGGCTTGGTTTACGATCCATTCTGAACCCGACCTAGACTTGCCAAATCCGCGCCCCGCTAATGCAAGACAGATAAACCATCCGCCTTCTGGTGGCACCTGTTCTGGCCGACTAACCCACCACCATTCGCCCCTCTCCATTTCGCGGATCAGGTAATCGGGCAGCTCGGCAAGCCACGCGTTCCGTTCCTCGACGGGGAGCTGCGCGACGCGGTCCTGCAGTGACAAACCCATATACGGATGTTAGATCATTTGTCCTGTTTCCTAAAGAATCTTGACCCCGAGTCTTGACACCCGGAGGTGGGGGTGCGTACTGTGGGTTCAGCACCAAAGCACGAACATTGCAGCGGGAGGCCGAGGGCCCACAAGGTTCTCGGCACACCGCAAGCCCCGCACCAGGCTTCAAGGTGGCGGGATCGCGGGCTCACCTCCGTTGGTCGCCGCGCTGGCTCGATGCCAGCCGCTGGGGCACGTAAGGTCTGACATCTGGATGCGAGACATCGGCCCCTGGGGCGGGTATCTTGGTCCGTGGGGCAAGGGTCGCTGCCCTCCGTACGGTCCCCCCGGCTAGCGGTGTGGCGCCCCTTGAACCAAACAAGTCCCAGAGTTTCTGGCTAGGACAGCGTTTTCTGGCTGGTTCCGCTGTCCGCTCCTCTCGCCGGCTCCGGCCGGTTTCGCCAGAGGCTTACCGACCGGTATGGCACCGCCGGAGGGCATCAGGGCTGGCCCCCGACAGCAATGTCGGGGGCCCATTAACTTCCTCCTACAAGCAGCAGGCGGGAAGATTTGGGCGCAAGAGCCCCGCAGCTGGGGAGGTGGAGGACTTAACCAGTCCGAGAAGAAGCCGACGATTCAGCTGCGGGGCTCCTGCATGTATCCTCAACTTTTGCCCCGGTAGCTCAGCGGAAAAGAGCATCTTCCTCCTAAGGAGAGGGCCGCGAGTTCGAATCTCGCCCGGGGCACTGGGGGACGTTGACGCTGCTTCCAATCGTGCAGTAAAGGCCGTTCAAGATACTGCTTCGGGTCCTCCCGTGCATGAGTGCCCGAGGCGGTGGAGACGGGACCTGCGTCCCCCTTCAACTTCGAGGAGACGGTAAAGGAGGTCGGCATGTGTTAGGTGCCGGAAGGTCCGGCGCGGCGAGGAGCCGTGCACATGTCTCGAACCGACAAGGACGCACCGTTCTGGGTGCGGGCCGAATACTACGTCCCTGATCATGACTGGTGCTGTCCTGACCGAACCACCACGATCTTGCGGGACCGCCCGCGGGCCGATCACTGTACGCTGCCCGAGGCCCCAATCCGTGCTGATGTTCGCCGGATCCGTATGTCTAAGCGGCAGTGGGATGTACCGCAGTGTCGGTGGGTGCCTGATGGTTGGGACCGGAGGTACTACACCTGGCCGCCGCGGCAATGGGACCGGAAGATCTATTTCCACGGTCCGAACCGGTGCGGGGTCCGGGATTTCGGGGTGAAGGTCAAGCAGCTGTACAACGGTTGCGGCGATGTGGCTGATGTAGTGGAGCCGGGTCGCCGACCGGATCCGTTGGCGTGGTGGGATTGAGGGCCACGGGCCTGGGGGCTTGCTCCTGGGCCCTTTTTTCTACCTTTGAGTTGATCTTGCGGCGTTGCGAGTTTGGGCGCTAGCGAAGCTTCCTTACACACTTACCCTTGACACACCCCCACCTACCCCTGTAGCTTCGGTCGAGTCAGAAGCACAGCCCCTAACCACGGAAGGAGATGCATCGTCTTGGAACCCCTTGCCACCGACGTGCGCCTGCCGGTACGGCAGATCCGAGACGCAAACCTCACCTGGGTCCGCCGTGACGCCGACCTCTTCGACAACGACGATGACCTGTTGGCATCACTCGACAACGACGGCCTCATGCTGCCGTTGCTGCTCACCGAGGAACTGGTCATGGTCGACGGTGCCCGACGCTTCGCCCGACTCGAATCGCTCGGCTGGCGCGACGTTCCGGTCCTGGTCACCACCGACTGGCCCACCGTGTGCGACTTCTACCGCAAAGCCCGGGACCTGGAGGCGAGCCTGCCGCATGACCCGATGACGTGGGCCGAGGTGGTGGATCTGGTCTCGGGGCCGATCGAGCTGCTGTACCAGCACCGCCGGCAGGAGCGGTGGCGTACCAGCCGGGCCACCCGCAAGGCGTCAGGCGCCCCGCCTGGCCGGCACAAGAGCGGCACCGCGAAGCGGGAAAGTGACTACGTCGCCGAGGTGGCCCAGGCGTTGGGCTGGCGGCAGGCCGACCTACGCACCGTCCGGGAGATTCACTGGAATCTGGAAGCTATCGGCATCCAGGAAGCCCTCGTCCACGAGGACACACTTCAGACCCAAGGTGCGGCAGCGGCTAAGGCACTTCTGCAGTATGCCGACGAGCTGCGAACCGATGCCCTGCGGCTGGAAAACGGCGACAGCGACGCCATGACGATGACGGCGCTACTGAAGAAGGTGAAGTGGGTCGCGGCCGGGAAGGACCTGGTCGACCTGAAAACTGGCAAGGTCCGACGCAAGTTCGGGGAGCCAACCGTCACTGAACGAAAGGCGGTCATTGCAGCCGACCCGACGGCAACGGGCCGGGAACTTGATGCCCAAACTTTGGCGCGCTTGTCGCAGGCGCTGGAGGGTTTCGGCATCGAGGCCGACGCGTACACACATCTTCGCCCCAGTGTGCGCGCCGACGACGCAAGGAACGCAGCCAAAGCCATCCGGGCGGCTGTGAACAAGTTCAATCGCCTGAGCCGCGTGGTGACGGCGTACGCAGATTACCTGGAGAAGGATTCATGACCCCACCGACCAAACCTGAGTTCAGGGCGCCGACGGCGCCGGCTGAGGACCCCACCATCAAGACCGTGACCGTCAAGGACATGGCCGCTGGCCGCCGTGGCCGGTCGGCTCTCGTTGTCGACGAGAATGCCGCCGCGCCGGAGTCGCTCGAAGGCTTCCAGGTCGATGACGTTGGCCACTACGTCGAGCACGGCTGGCTGCCACTGTCCGAGATGGAGATCGACTCGCGGATCCAGCGACCCGAGGTACCCACGGAGATCAACAAGATTGCCAGGACCTTCATGAAGGAGGCCCTCGGCACCGCCACCGTGTGGGCTCGATGGGATGCGGAAACCGGCAAGTTCCGGTACTTCACCCTCGACGGCCAGCAGCGACGAGCCGGTGCCCTGCTGGCCGGCTACAACGGCGACATCCGCGTCGACGTGCACTACAACCTGACGCTGCCCACCGCGGCCAAGCTGTTCCGGGTTCTCAACGAGAAGCGGAACGTGTCGCCGGTACAACTGTTCGAGATCGCCCGGACCGAGGGGGACCCGAACGTCCTGGCCGTGCAGAAGATCCTGGACGACCTAGGCATTCCGTTCGGAACGGCGAAGGGCTACTCGGGTGCGGCGTCAAGCCGGCGGCTGGTGGCCCGACGCAACGGGACCACGAACCTGCGGTGGGCGCTGACGCAGGTGCAGAACATCTACGACGAGACCCGGACGGGCGGCTGCTACGACGCACAGGTCGTCGAAGCATTTTTCTGGCTGTACGACCACTTCGGCTCGCAGGTCGACGAGGAGAACCTGTACGCCAAGCTGGCCAGCCACAAGAACGGCTCGGACGGTTTGGTCGGCCACGCCAAGACCATCAAGACGGTCCGCAACGGTTCGTTGGCCATCAACCTGATCCGGGCCCTCATCGCCCGGTACAACGAAGGCCTGCGGTCGGCGCGGCGCAAGCTGCCTGACTGGACGCTGGAGCCGGCCGCTCGCAGCGGCCCCAGCGACGAGACGGTCGCCGTCGACACGGACGGCGGCAAGTAGCTGGCCTGTAGCCGGAGTCACACCCGGCGCAGTATGCGGGCCACTGGAGGTCCCTGCTCCCTTGCGAACTGGCGCTGAGCAGGGCCCCCCGGTCCCGGAAAGAAATGTATGCCGGGCGCCCTTCGGTGCGGCCAGGAGGCGTGTCGTCGGCCCCGGTGCGACACCAGCCCCTGTGTGCTGGCCTCAACAACCGGACCCTTTGTCGAACGGTCGAAACCCCCGGGCTATATCCAGCACCCCCGCCGCCACGTTAAGGATCACGGGCTCTGGGCGGCGGGGGTCCATATGGAAGGAAGGAGTAGGCATCGTGACGGCCAGTCGGGACTTTATGCAGGAAATGCGGCACCTGGTCGACGTGGCCTGCGTCGGCACCTGGTCTGCCCCCGGCGTCGCCAACGCCGTCGTCACTCAGCTCCGCGAACGCGACCCTGAGCTGCTGGCCGGCTTTCTGGACCTGTGCGCGGTGGCGATGGTGACCCGGTTGATCAACGACCGGGACCAGTCGACCCGCAGCTACAACCGGAAAACGGCCTCAAGGTCCGTGTTCGAGAAAGCCGCGAGGCTGCACGAGGAAGGAGACTCGGAGCCCCTGGAGAAGTTGACGCATTTTCTCCAAGAGCTGTACGTCAGTCCCGACGGAATCAAGGTCTACCTGAAAGACATGCGGGCGCCGGAGCTGAACTTCGCGGCCGACGACTTCGCAGCACGGGCTCGGCAGAACCGGATGCAGGAAGCGTTCCTGCGGGCTCTCGCAAAAAGATGCAGCGACCAGGCTGTAGGTGACGTCTTCACCGAAGATCAGGTTGCTGCCCTGTGGCTCGCGATCAATTGAAGGTCGCGACCGACCGAACCGACCACCCAGCCCTTGCCGTCTCAGGCCCAACCCGACTTACCCCGCCATACCCGACTACCCCACCGACTGGCCCTGCCCCCTCGACCCGTCCTCAAGCCGACCCGCACCGACTAACCGACCCACGCCTCAACATGCCCATCCATCCGACAAGCCATACCTAGCCCTTATCGCGCCGCCCCTCATCCGACTACCCAGCCCTCGCGGCGCCTCCCCGGTCCACTTCTCACCCGCCCGACTGGCCTGCCCGGAATCTAGTCGCGCCTTGCCTCGTCCGACTATCCATCCCGTGCCGCTCCACATCTCACCCGACTTACCGACTAGCCCCTCCGATTCCAGCCGCTCTCGACCCACCCGACTGGCCAATCCCCGACCCGCCCGAACCCACCCGACAGTCCACTCCAGTTCGAGTCCGTCAGTTCCAGCCCCACCCGACTACCCAGCCCAGTTCAGTGCAGCCCGACCCAACCGACTACCCTTCCCGTCCCGGCCCGTACCGACTTCCCCACCCGGGCCCAGTCGACCCAGCCCATTTCGACCACCCCTTCCGCCCCACCCCCGCCCATCAACCACCCTTCCCGGACCCGACTGCCCGGACCATCCCATGCCCTTTCACGCCGACTACCCCCTCCCCCGCAGCCCGCTCCTCGCCCCGTCCGACTACCCCGCCCACGGTCCAGCCGAGCCCCTGCCGACTACCCGCCCCTTCCGACGCTCCACGCCACACCCCACACCGCCCAAGCCTTACCGACTAGCCGACCCAAACCCTGCCCGGCCCTATCCGACTACCCGTGTCCCGCCCCGTCGCCCCAGCCCTAGCTGACCGACCAACCCGTGCCGACCCAAGCCCCCGACTACCCGTCCCGACGCGACCCGCGCCAATCCTGTCCATCCCCGACTACCCCCTTCGGCCCCCGCCTCCCCAAGCCCCACCGACTACCCCAGCCCACCCGACCCCGACTTCCCTGGCCACTTCAACCCGGCCCGCACCGACTACCCGTCCACCCCCGACCCACGTCGACCCAAGTTCGACAAGCCGTGCCAGCCCATCCCGATTCGACTACCCATCCCAACCTCAGCCCATCCCGTGCCCCATACCGACTAGCCGCTCCGGCCCCGTCTCCGATCTGACCAGCCTCAACCCATACCGACTTCTCCGTTCCGACAAGTCGACCCAACCGATTCCGGCCCCAACCCGACTGCCCTCGCCACGTCGCCTCGACCCGTCCCGATCCGACTACCCGACCCTTCCCGATCCAACCCGACCCTTCCCTAGCCGACAATCCAATTCAAGGAGCAATTCTCATGACTAGTGTTTTTGCCGCCGAGCATGCCGCCGCCTACCGGTACCAGTTCAATGGATCACTGTTGATTGGTACGTTGGTTGGCGGCACGCCAACCAACCAGAAGGTCGCTGAGGGTTGGCTTCGGTCAAAGTTGGCCGACAAGGATTCGATCATTCAGGAAATGGTCGCGGAGGTGATGTTGGAGCGGACCGCGGCCGGCAAGCCCGTCACCAAAGACGAGGCGACAAAACTTGTCGATATCAGTCAGCACCTGAACGGCTTCAAGCGGCAGCGGTGTGACGACTGCGGCCCTGAGGGTCTGTGCGACGGGGTCCACCAGCTGTTCATGGAAGGTCGGCACTTGAAGGCGGCCATCAAGGAGGCCGCGAGCATTGCGATGGCCACCGAGCGGCTGAAGGCCAAGGGGTGGGGGGCGACGCGGAAGAGTCTGCTCGGATTCATCGCCGAGCACCTGTTCGTTCAGGAGAACCGGCTTCCATTGTGGACGGAGGACGGGGAGCCGGTGACGGAGCCGACGGGCGTGAACCAGCAGTTCGTGTCCACGTTCCGCGGCTCAGGCATCAAGAACGAGGAGTACGTCGAAGACGTGGTGGTTCATTTCACTGTGGTCAGCGACTACGACTTCACTGCCGAGGACCTGGCTCAGATCTGGGTGACGGGTGAGCAGAACGGGTTCGGTGCCTCGCGGTCGCAGGGCTACGGCCGGTACGAGGTGATCCGGTGGGAGCCGGCGATCCCGCCGAAGGCCAGGCGGGCGCCGCGAAAGGCGACGGCAGCAGAGGCGACAGCGGAGACGGAGGCAGCGGACTGATGGCCGAGCTGACGCAGATCCCGGACTGGCTGGACCACGTTGGTCCGGGATGGCAACCGATCCTGACCCAGCTGCACGCCGACGTGATGGTCCTGGACTCGGGCTACACCGTGGGGCAGGTCAAACAGAAATTCGGTGGGCTGCGGGCCTACCTGAACTTCAGGCACCCAGATGTGACGGCTTTGGTCCGTGCGGCTGAGGAACAGTCGATGAAGACCTGCGAAGATTGCGGCAACCCGGGGTACGTTCGCAGCCGGCCACCTCGTCACAGCTGGATGTCGGCCTTGTGTGATCTGTGCGTGGAGAAGGAGCCGGAGCCATGGTAGATGGAGACGGGAACCTGCGGCCGGTGCGGCCAGGCGCTTCCGAAAGGTCAGCGTCATGACTGACCTCGGGGACCGGATGAAGGCGTACGAGGCTGTCACCAGGTCGGTGCTGCTGCCGCATTCGTACACGATCCTGAGGGTTGACGGCCGGGCGTTCCACTCGTACCTCCGCTTTGCAGCAAAGCCGTACGACATCGAGTTCATGGAGGCCATGCAGGTCGTGGCCCAGGACCTATGTACAGAGGTGTCGGGGGCTAGGTTCGCGTACGGCCAGTCGGATGAGGTGTCGCTGTTACTGTCCGATGTGGAGCCGCAGGCCCAGCCGTGGTTCGGGGGTGTGGTGCAGAAGATGGCGTCGGTGGCGGCGGCGGTGGCGACGATTTCGTTTGCGCAGGTCCGTTCGTGCCGCGGCCGGCCGCATTTCGACGCCCGGGTGTTCACGTTGCCGTCGGCTACGGAGGTGGCCAATTACTTCATCTGGCGGCAGCGGGACGCGGTCCGGAATTCGATCTCGATGGCGGCGCAGGCCCTGTTTACGCCGACTCAGCTGCATGGGGTGAAGACGAACCAGATGCAGGAGATGCTGTGGACGGAGCATGGCATCAACTGGGATGACTATCGGGGAGAGTTGAAGCGCGGCTGGGTGGTGACCCGGGCGACGCGAGAAGCGCCAGTGTCGTACACGGCAAGAAGCGGTGAGGTGGTAAACGCTGTTGTTCCGCGGACGTTCTGGGACCCGGCGGCGGCACCACATTTCACGGTTGAGGATCCGTTTTGGGGGACACTGCTGTGACCGACCTCCATTCCATGCTTCTCGAAGCCATCACGGAACGACGCGATCGGGCGATGTGGTTCAACGGAGAGCCGTGGCACCGGGATATCACGTCGCTGCACATGGACGGGACGGAGCACGGCGCGATCCGTCAGCGGGGCAGGCCGTTCCTGGTGCAGGGCACCTTCAAGGGCGGTGCCGGGCTGTTCATCGAAGCGGAGAGCCCGGCCGCTGTCCTCCGTCAGACCGCCGAAGACCTCGACGTACTGACCCGTCACTACGTCTGCTCGGACCTCAACTGCGGCGCGCAGGGCGCCGACTGCCACACCTGCCGGAACGAGTTCCACCCATGCCCAGAGATCTTGTCGTTGGCTCGCCGGTACGGACTTGGGGGGCGCCGTGACTGATCCTGTGACGCAGATTGAGGACGGGCTCGCCGCCTTGGTTGAGCAGCACGCTCAACTGGAACTCGGGAACCGTCAGCTGCGGCGGGAGCTGGACGAGGAGCAGTACAACACGCGGCTGGTGCAGGCGATTCTGGGGCAGCGGGACCACGAGATCCAGACCTTGAACCAGAAGATCCAAACCTTGAGGCTGGACACCGACAGGGAGACACATGCGTGGCACGCCAAAGAGACCACGCCGGTGCTTGGTGACAATCAGGTCTTCTCTACTCAAAATATGCCCGTGTTTTGGCGTTCCGAACGTCAGGTTGCAGAGCGATTCGAACAATTGGCCGAGCGGTGGCGCGCCGAGACGGGCTTCCTATCAGATCCAGACGTTCGTTACATGAACTCCGCCTACCAGCAGATAATCGGGCTTGGTCCAGCTGTTCTCAGATACCTCGTTCGAGACCTTGAGCGAACGCAGGAGCATTGGTTCTGGGCGCTTGAAAGCATTGTCGGCGAAGATCACGCGCGGGGATCGGAGACGGTGCGGGCGGCTGTGGAAGCTTGGTTGGTTTGGGCGAAGAGCGTTGGATTGCGCTGATGGGGGCAGGTCACATTGCGGCTGCCTTTCCTGCGCTTCTCGATAAGGGCTTTGAGATTACGAGCCCCATGGACCCTACCTACAATTGCATTGCCTTTGCTGCGGGGGACGTCGAGCGATGTTGGTGGCCGGGCGGTCGGTCGGGTTTCTTTTGGCCAATTCCTGGTGCGGAGTCGACGTTGGATGCCTTTGAGGCCCAGACGGCGGTGGCTGGTCGGGATGAGCGGATCCGGGGTCTAGTTGCTGCGCTGCGGGCGGCGAGGGCCTGTCTCGTGGAGCATGTGGACTGCTCCGAGCCACAGTGCCGGGCCGAGATCGCCAAAGCGTTGGCCGACTGATGGGGGCCTATGGAGACCCGATCCGGGTAACGGTCGCTAGGGAGCCGTTACCGGACCTTTCCACCGCCGGTGTTTTCCTGCTGATGGAGGAGGCTCTGATCATCGCAGAGCAAAGCCGGGTGGACGCTGTCACCAGGAGGAATGGTCTAAAGAAGCTTTGGCTAGAGCGCGAGTATCGGGCTGGTCGCCGCTACGACAACGAGGAAGGACAGCGGGCAGCTGAGGCCTATGCGAACGGCGAGGGCAGCCGGGATTCGGCGTGGAAGGCCCACGTGGCTGACAACCAGTGGCACATGAGCCGGGTGACTTTCTATGCGAATGTGCTGCTTGCCCGTAAGGCGTACGACGAGATGAGGGGCAGAGACAGTCATGACTGGTGACAGGAGCTGACGGAACATGAAACATCGAGTCTGGAAGAACAAAGCCGAACGAAATCTGCCCTGGTGGAACGGGACGTGTGGCTGGTGTAGCCGGTGTAGCCGGTGGTTGGAGACGGGAACCTGGCAGTTGACGTTCGACCTTCTGGAAGCGCACGTGGTCAACTACCACGGGCCGTCCGGAGGTCCTCGCGGTTAGGCTGACAACGTGAAGCATCGGATCTGGAAGAACCGGGTCGACTACTGGCCACGATGGTATGGGGCGTGCGGTCGGTGCACCAGGTGGATAGTCACCGACGCCTGGCAGCAGACCGTCGACAAGCTGGAAGCTCACGTCCTCGACTGGCACAAGGCATGAAAAGCCGCATCCGGGAAGCTGTGGTCCTGGTCCAGCGGCTGTATGAGCTGCACGCCGCGGGAGGTCCGCTGCATGTGCAGCTGGACGACGGGAACCTGGACATGCCCTCCGGTATGGAGCCGTGGTACGGGACGCCGGACAAGCATGATGCGGAAACGCATGAGGTGTGTGACCTGATCTGTGCGCTGATGACGCCGATGACGCTGTATCAGCGCCGGCTGGTGTGCCGTTTGGCGTTTGCGTGAGTGACTTAACCCAGTGTCCGTACTGGCTGGGCATCGGCGACCAGAAATGCAACCAAGGATGTTACGACTATCCGCGGTGCTCCGACTTAGGGCCTCCGTCGAAGGCTGAGCGGGCGGCGGCCATACTGGAGGAGATGGCGCCGGACCTGCTGCGCATCAATATCGCCGCGGCCGAGACCGCGGCACGGATCATGGTGCGGCTGCGCAAAGCATGATCGACCGTATCGGCGAAGGAGGCTCTCGGATGGCCACGATGTACGTCCTCATCTCCGACAGCGGTCTGAATGGCAGCTTCGTGCACGGGGTCTACAGTGAATCGCCCGACCCTGAGGTCGTTCGACACGCTGAGGAGTTTGCCCGGGGGTGGACCGGCTACGGCGGGACCACGGTCGAACCCCGAGAGCTGAACTCGCGGCTGCCGTGTGGCGGTGAATGTACCCGGCCCGACGGCGGGGTCTGGGCCCAGTGTTACTGCTACGTCCACCGCGCGAACGACAGGAAACCGGTCAGTGACCACTAATAACAACAGTTAGCAACGTTTGTACATGATCAACCGAGTCCTGGGAAAAAACTTTGGGCGTCGCCTTCGGGGCGGCGCCCTTTTTGTCGTACCCCCCGGCTAGGGTCACCAAGCAGCTGATCAAGGAGCGTGTGCTGGTGGCCGAGGCCGAAGAGTGGGGAAAGTTACCGGGTCAACCGAACCCGGCGGCTATGGCCCTGAAGCACGAGTTATCCAAGATCATTTTGTGGAACGAGAGGGAAGCGCCGCGGTCCCGACAGGTGGCCGTCGGGCCCTCGGAGCTGGGTACAGAATGTGATCGGCGACTGGCATACCGAATCGCTGGGGCGAAGCCGGTGAACACAGAGACAGATCCATGGCCATCAATTGTAGGTACGAGCATTCACTCTTGGCTCGATACCGCAATCAATAGGTACCAAAACGTTAAAGGCGATTTAGGCTACTTAACCGAGACCAGGGTCTATCCAGATCCGTTGGTGAAGGGCCGCTCGGATCTGTTCAATACTCATACGGGCATGGTGATAGACCATAAATCCGCCGGGGTCGATGTCATGCGGAAAATTAAAAAAGGAATTATCCCCAACTCTTATAGGGTACAAATTCAGGTATATGGCCTAGGACATAAGCGAGCCGGCCGCGAGGTCAATGAAGTGGCGCTGGTGTTCTACCCGAGAAGCGGCTGGCTCGGGGACGTTGAGGTCTGGCTGGAGAAATACGACGAGAAGGTAGCCCTTGATGCGCTGGCCCGGATGTACGAGCTGGCTGACAAGCTCATGGACCTGGACATCGAGAACAACCCGCACCGCTATGGGCTCATACCAGCGACGCCCGGTGACGCATGTGTGTGGTGCCCTTTTCATTCCAGGGAGAAAGATATGGACGTGGCTGCCGACGACAAGGGGTGCCCGGGGAGATGAACAGCAAGGATACAGACGATCGGGGGTGTGCGGGGCGATGGGCAGAGGGTTAACGGACGCAGAGACGCGGCCGGTGATGCTAGCCGCTGGGGTTGAGCCACTAAAGCCATACCCGGGGGCCAATAAGCCATGGGAATGTCAATGCCTAATCTGTGGATCAACTGTAACGCCTAGCTACGCCAACGTTAAACGGGGACAAGGGGGGTGTGGTCAGTGTGGTGCACGTAGGCCCAGGAAATCGATTCCACAAGAAGTGCTAAAAAGAGATGGATTTTGTCAATGCGGATGCGGTGAGCCCGTTAAAGCCTCCATTTTAACGAACGTGGTATACGGTAGGTACAAAGGACTCCCCAACAGATATCTCGCCGGCCATAGCGGCAAGACAAATAAACAACGAAAACGTCGGGTAATTGCTCATGAACCAGAAGAAGAAACTTGCCGGGTCATCAAATGTGACCAGGATACTGAGCGGGGAGGATACTGCCTAAGGCACAAACGGATAGGTCAAAAATACCCCCTAGGCATTGTCACTATCAGGGCTGCAAAAGAATGCTCAATAGATTGGTGTCCTAGGCCATTCAAAGCGTTAACTTTTTGCACTGGCCATTATGCACGATTTAGGAAAGGCCAAGACCTTCAGGCACCATTTCGAAACGTCGGCGCCGAAAAAAAGAAATGCGCTGCGATAGAAACCTGTACAGCTGCACCCCGAAGTCTCGGATTCTGCGAAAACCATTATCGAGCATATAAAAAATACGGCAATCCCTTAAGGAACGAATCACCACGATCAAAGTGGGGGATCAAATGCCACCCCGACCGAGACAGGGCCAGCCGTGGGCTATGTAGACAATGCTATAACCGCTTACCGGATGTAAAAGAACGCGTTCGACTATGGAGATACGGCCTTACCGTTGAGGCATACGAAGAGATGCTAGTTAACCAGAACTACTTTTGTGCGGCATGCCCCGACAAACTTAATTTTGACATTTCCCGGGGCATTCATATTGACCACGACCATAACTGCTGTCCCGGTAATCGATCCTGCGGAAAATGCGTCAGGGGGGTTGTCTGCATGGCATGCAATATTGCAATTGGTTGGTGCAAGGATGACGCAGACAAAGGAATTGGCATCTCAACATACTTGTTGAGATATAGCAATGTAACCCACAAGATAATGTTAATCAACGGGTACGAAGTGGTCATTCAGCCAAACCCAAACGGATACGTCAGCAAATCTCCACGCCCAGCACTACAGATCCAACCTGACGAGGGATCAAACGCGTCAAGGACCTAGTCGCTTGGGTCATCGAGAACCATCGCACGGAACTTGAAGTCGCCCTCAAGGAGCGACAAGCTAAGGGGAAATCATGAAGACCATGGCAGACAAAAAGCCTTTCAGCGTCAACGGCGAGGACCTGTCGGACTTTGTCACGAAGCTGAGCCTAGAGCCCATGCCCGACACCCATCGCCTTGCTACCTACGGCGGGACCGGGCTTATCCTGACAGTGGAAGGGTCTTACGATAGCGATGAGACCCAACGTCCAGCCGAAGTTCTCCAACCCTTGAGATATGCAACCGCTTCGGTCGATATCGGTAACGCTGATTATCCGTATGAGGGAGAAATGCTCGTTGACTCCTTTGCCAGGACCTCGGCCATCGCCGGCTATGTGCTATGGTCTGCCACCCTCTACGGCAGGCGCAAGTAACCAGAATGTAAAGGAAGACTCATGCCCATTGATAACAAGTACGGCCGCGTGACCCTAGAAAACGGGACCGTCGGGGCTGATGAGCCCGTCGTAGTCTTCCGGGCCCAAGACTCGCTGTTGCCCAAGGTCCTAGACATCTACGCCTTTTTGTGCGAAATTGCAGGCTCGCCCAAGCATCACCTTGAGGGCATCCGTAAGGCCTCGATGGTGGTGAAGGGTTGGCAGGCCCAGAACCGGACCAAGACCCCGTCGTCGGACTCCTTGAAGGAGGGCCCGTGAGCGTTGTCGCGGAAGACGAGCAACCGTTTTCTAGCTTCGGGCAGGGCGCGGTAGCCTGCCCGGCATGCAACGAGACAATTCCCGTTCCGGTACTAGCCCGTATTACCCGTAGTGATGCCGGGCAGGAACTGGAAACGAAGCCGGACATGACTGAGTTGTGGGCTCACACCTGGGCCCACGAGAACGAGACCAAGGAGGAGAAGTAAGTGACTGACCCAAGCGCTGACTGGTACCAGGAAATGGCTGTCAAGTTCAAGGCCCGTGACCGGGCCCTAGCAGCCATCGAGAAGTGGGAGACGGTGTTGGCGGAGGCCGAGGAGGCGATTCAGGCCCTTCGGGAAAGCGACGTCGCCGACAACCGGGACCTAGCCACGGATGTGGTGAGCGACCCAGAGAAGTTCCAGGATGTGTCGTTCCCGCCGCAGTTCAAGGCCGCGGAACCGCAGCTGGCCGCCGAGTAACGATGGGCACGTTTCGGGAGCTGGCCGGCCGCCATATCTCCGACGCTCGTGACGAGCTGACTTCGCATGGTGAAGTCTGCGACGGGCATGGCGTCTTGGAGGGAGCCATGGTCGACGCCGCGGAGGCTGCTGTCCACGAGTGGCTGATCGCAGAGTTCATGGACTGGGCCGATCTCCAGCGCGGGAGCCCCGGAAGTTTCAATGGCGCTGAGGCGGTAGACATCTTGATTCAAAAGATCAAGCCGACACGGCCCACAAGTAGCAAGTAACAGGTATCTAGCTTCAGCATCGGGAGATAGCGAATGACTGACGAATGGGGCAGAGTCGTAGAGGGCGGGGAGTACTGCAAACCCTCTCAACTCAACGGCCACCTCTGTATTGTTTTTCCCCTCGGTCACCATCCCTTTATTGCCACCAAGTTCAGCGGGCAGGGCAACAAGCCCTCCGACGGTATCGCGGTTGATGTGGTGGACCTGGACGACAAGAACGACCAGGGTTTACCGGGGAAGGTGTACCGCAACAGCAATTTCATGCAGGCCCAGTTAATCGGAAGCCTGCGCAGCCAGATCGGCGCCAAGGTCCTGGGTGTTTTCTCCCAGGGTGTGGCCCGGAACGGCATGAACCCGCCGTGGGTGCTGGTGGACATGTCGGGGGATCCGATGGCCCGGGAGCGGGCGTCGGCGTGGCTGCAGGCCAACCCCAACTTCCAGGCCTCGCCGTTCGCCCCGATCCGAAACCAGACCCCAGCTGAAACCACGCCGGCTGGGTACAGCTACCAGGGCGGAACGCCGCAGGGGTACACCCAGCCGCCGGCCGGTCAGCAGTTCCAGGGGTCGCCGAGTCTGGAGTCGATGCGGGCCAACAACAATGCGGCCCCACCGGCGCCGGCCCAGCCGCAGCAGCAGTACGCCGGGGTGGCTGGGTCGCCGCAGCTGAGCCAGGAGGATATGACGGTGCTGCAGCATCACCGTCAGCAGCGGATGTTGGCGGAGCAGGCTGCGGCGGCGGAGGCTGCCCGACAGGCTACGTTCAACGACACACCTCCGTTTTGATGACCGTCAATGTCTAGAAGAAAGAGAAAGTAAAAAGAATGGCTAATCCAAAGGTTTCCGAGTCGGCGCACTACGTTTCTTTCGGGACCCCGGGTGGTGAATACAAGTCCGAATGCCGGGCCGCCATCATCACCTCGGCTCCTTCGGGTGGCCGCGGCCGGCCGCCGAAGAAGGTGGACCTGTTCGTCATGACCCCGACGGGCACCCACCACAACGCCTGTTTACAGGACGAGGACACCAAGGCTGGCGGCACGTGGCATTACCCATGCGCCCCCGAGGAGGCCCTAAAGGCGGTCAAAGGCGTCAAGGTGAAGGTCGTCGAGACCGTGGCCGAAGCTGCCTGATGGCTGTCTTCGGGATCGTGTACCGCAACGATGATTCGGTGTATGGCGGCCGGGTCACCAAGGTTCAGGCCTACAACTACACGTTCACACCGAACCAAGAGTGGGTCGAGTTCTGGGACGAGGGTGACCTCCGGGCCAAGCTGGCAGTGAAGGCCTACGACGTGCTGTCGATCCAGACCTTGGATGGTGACGCGGAGTCTGATGACCAGCTTTGAGGTCAGCACGAGGAGTCAGCTCCACGCTGTGGTGGCTGACTGGTGGGACCTGTCGGCGAACGAGGCCTGGTTCGACTTTTTCGGGGATGGGGACGACGTCATCTTCCGGATCAAGGCCGACGACGTGAGATGGATCAAGAAGCTGTCAGGTTCGGAGCCGGCGTCCTCGATCGACTAGTCTTCAAGATCTGAAGCACGTGAAAGGGCCCGATCCCACCGCCCCTGGTTGGATCGGGCCCTTGTACCACAGCTCCCGGAGAGAGCGCCAAAACCCCAGCAGGAAGGAACCTTCAGCCCCGAAGGAGGCCTTCAGCATGAAGTGAGGCGCCCTCAATGTACACCACCGGAACCGGCACGAAGTTGGTCGGAACCGGATCTAGCGGACCGGGGGCTGGCGGGTCTACAGTGCTTAAACCAGCTGGTCAGCCCCTGTGGGAGCTGCCGATCCGAACTCGGCAGCTCCCCTTTAGGGACACCCCTACGCACCCCTAGGAGCGATGATGGCATATTTGTCGTTGGTGGTCAAGCCATGACGACAGCTCCTGAAAACACTACCGGTAGTGGTTGGTCCGGCAATATTGCCCAGCCCTGGTATGACGCTGGGGTTTCGGTTGTTCCGATTTTGCCGGGGCGGACCAAGAAGCCGTCGATGGACTGGAAGGTCCTGCAGTCCGTTCCGTTGACGGCGGACACGGTGGCCAGGCTCTGGGGGCCGGGTCGCCGGCTCGGGGTGGCCGCCATTTGCGGCAAGGTGTCCGGCGCCCTTGAAATGACCGAGCTGGAGTCGGACGCCGCCAGCGGCGAGGACCTGGACCGGATCGGGGACGAGTGTTCGGCCCGTGGCGTCCGGGAGCTGTGGGACACGTTCCTGTCGACGGGCTACTCGGAGTACAGCCCGTCGGGTGGGATCCACCTGCTGTACCGCATCACCGACCACGAGGTGCCGGGCAACGCGAAGTTGGCGATGCGGCTGGCCACGTTCCCGGAGCTGAGCCGGGATGAGCAGGATCTACTGCAGCGCAATCCTGGCCAAAAGTTTTGGCGGACCCGGGCGGAGACCCGCGGCGAAGGCGGCTACGTGGTGGTGGCCCCCACTCCGGGGTACTGCCACGGGTCGGGGCTGGCCTGGGAGGTCCTGGCCGGCCAGGTAGGGGTGATCCCGGAGATTACCTGGGAGCAGCGCTGCGAGCTGCACGAGGCCATCCACGCGGCCTTGGACCAGACCCCGCCGCCGGAGCCGGCCCCGGCGGTAGAGCCCGGCAAAGAGATTGTGGTTGTCCGTAGCGCCGAGGGGGAGCTACGGCCAGGTGACGACTGGAACAACAAGGCCGACTGGAACGAGACATGGTTCACGGGCGCCGGCTGGACGATCAGCCATCGGGTGGGGGCGGAGACTTTCTGGGTCCGGCCGGGGAAAAACGCTAAAGACGGCCACTCGGCGTCTACGGGCTACAACGGGGACAAGGACCGGCTCTACGTTTGGTCCACGTCTGCTGGCCTGCCGACCGAGAAGCCGCTGGATAAGTTCTACGTCTATTCCCACTACCACCACAGCGGCAGCATGAAGCTGGCGTCGGCTGCTTTACGCCGGCAGGGGTACGGGGATGCCCCTGCTTCCTATGCGGTAACTGCCTTCAATGAGGACGGCCGTGCCGAGGTCGTAGAGTCACCCGTACCAGGGAATTTAGACCTCACTGACACCGGCAGCGGTCGACGGATGAAAAGCGTCTACGGAAATAGGTTCCGGCGCTGCCCCAAGGAAAAAGCTTGGTACGAGTGGACCGGGGAGGTGTGGAAACGGGACGAACACCTGGCCATTTGGCGGGCCGCGGTGCACTGCGCCGAGCTGGCCGTGAAGCAGGCCGGCAAGGAACTTGAAGAAGCCGAAACCGGCGGCGTGAAAGAAGAGATCGCCTCAGCAAAACGCACCTACGCCAGCGCCCAGGCCCTGAAAAACAAGGGCAAAATCGAGGCGGCGATGGACATGTTCGCCTCCGAACCCGGCATGCAGGTCATGCCGGAAGACTTCGACGCGGACCGCAGCCTGCTCAACCTGCCCAACGGCACCCTGGACCTGGTGTCGGGTCACGTCATTCCTCACGACCCGGCCAACATGCTGACCCTGACAATGGGCGCCAGTCACGACAAGGACGCAGAAGCCCCACGGTTCCGTCAGTTCATGGAGGAAGTGTTCCCGAACGACAACGTCCGGGCCTATATGCAACGGTGTATGGGCTACAGCTTGTTGGGTAGACCAACGGAGCGAACCATGTTCCTGCTGCACGGCCCGAGCGGTACCGGTAAGTCGGTGTTCACGTCAGTCATGACGTCGGTGTTCGGTAGCTATGGGGCAACGGCGCCGGCCTCCACGTTCCAGGCGAAGAAGCAGTCCGACACCCTCGACCTGCATAAGCTGAAGGGCGCCAGGTTTGTGGCGACGTCGGAGCTGCCGGAAGGTGCGCAGCTGAACGAGGATCTGGTGAAACGGATCACCGGCAATGACATCATGACGTCCCGTGGGCATTATGAGACGTTCACAGAGTGGAAGCCGAGCTGCGTGATCTGGATTGCCACCAACTTCCTGCCGAAATTCGGTTCGGACGATGGTGCGATCTGGCGGCGGACCAAGAGTATTCCAATGACGGTGGAGTTCGGTGGCCGGTCAGATCGGGAGGAAACCCGCGGCTTGTCGGAGATCCTGGCCCAGGAGGCTGACGGCATCTTGAACTGGATGTTGGAAGGTCTTGAGGCGTACCGCTTCATGGGCGAGTTGGGTGAACCGCCGGAGATCACGGCCGACATTGAGGCCTATCGGGTGGAGATGACGATGGCGGCCAGCTTCATCCGGGACAAGATCGAAGAGGGGGCCATCGTCGAAGATCCGGTAGCGGAGACGAAGTCGTCGCATCTGCGGTCCATGTTCGACCACTACTGTGCCGAGAATCAGTTGCCGAAGTTGGGGGCCCGCAGGTTCCAGAACCAGTTGAAGACGATGGGGTATGAGCCAATCAAGATCGGCGGCCACGCCTGGTGGAAGGGACTGCGGATCGACCTGGAGTACGGGGTGCTGGGTACGATACGGTCATGACAGTTACCGCTGAGGATGATGACGGTAGTGAGTGGGCGCCGCTTATGGATGTGACACAGGAATCTGTGTCAACTTTAATCGAGATGCAGAAGGACGTGCTTGCGCTTTGCCTTCAACGAATGCTTAAGGATCTTGATGATCCCCATGGGGTCATTTCGGGATTCAACAACGTTCCATAGCCTGATGGGGGGTGCGGTAAATGTCCGTCGACACCTTTGACACATGTTTCTACAGCGACGGCAGACCATATCTGGTCACCGATCACGGGCCCAATGTGTGGGTGTCATGCCCTTTGTGCGGGGCGCCGGCCGCCTGCACCCCGGAAGCGTCCATGGCAACTGTCCGATGTGGACAGTGCTACTTGATGCAGTTTGAAATGCGGCCAGGGGAACGAATCTATGAGGCCAAGGCGGAATACGCCAGGCTCCACGGACCGCGGGCAGTGAAGCCTATCGAGTCCCCCGGTGGTTAGGCGCGGAGGCTGGTCTCACTGACCTGGGTCCAGTCGTCACGGGCTTCTCCGCGGGCGCCGGAGGCTCGGTGGATGAACCTGACTCCGGTGTCACGGGTATTCACGTTTTGTCCCCCGTTGCCGCCGCAGCGGAAGGTCTGTAACTCGCAATCTGCTGCCTTTACTGATAACACTAGATGCTTAGACATGTCGCCAAAACTTTCTGTTTACTATGTCGCGAGCCTGTTCGCGAGATATGCCAAACAGGTCTCCAAGTACTCGATGGCTCAGGCCCCGTTCTTCCCTCAGCTCCCGCATCTTACGGACCTGCGCCTCGGTAAGTTTCGACATACCGTTTCGTGAGCCCCGCGGCGGGTTCTCGGTTCCATGGATCTTGATATCCGCAATATTTGCGGCTTGAGTGTCGTAGCGAAGGTTCCATACCGAGTTATTCAACTTGTCTCCGTCGTTATGACAGACAACCATTCCATCAGGCTTTGGCCCAAGGAAATGCAAAGCAACGAGTCGCTGAACTTTGATGGTATGCAGTCGCCCTCCTGTCGATAGGACGACATGCAAGTATCCATCGTTGTCGGGAGATGCTTTTTTGCGACGGATCGCCCCTCGCCGCTTGTTGCTAAAAACGGAGCCATCTTCATCAACAAAGTAGCCGGGATGGCCGACAATCGGCTTCACTTCAGGTCGCAGTCAGCGGCTGTCACCGACAGAATCTTGTGCTTCGTCATTGATGCGTTCCCATTCAGTTTCGTAGATTTCGAGGGCCGCGAGGGCAAACTGCAGCCGATAGGCGGCGGGCCAGTGTTCGTTGAGGGCAATGCCGTGGAAGGCGGCGGCTTTGAGGGTGCCGGTGAGTTCGGTGCCAGTGAATTCGGTCATGTGCTGGGTTCCCTGTCTCGGGCCAGGGAAACGGGGCCGTCGAGGAAGCTGCCGCAGTCGCCGCAGAGCAGGCGCCAGCCGCCTACGGCCGTGATTTCGTCGCCGTAGATGCCCTTGAGGGCGGCGTGGGGGCAGCGGCGTTTGGCCATGCGTCCGAACCAGCCGCGGTATGCCTTCTTCATGTGGACGACTTCCGTTTCGATGACGCGGTCGACGATGGAGATGTCAAGCTCCACTGGAGGGCCTATCTTCGACGATGAGTTCTACTTCCCATTCGCCCCAGTAGTTCTGGCCGCTAAGCACCCAGGCGTTGACGGGGATATGGACGAAGGCGTCCTCGTCAGGAAGGTTGTGGTGGCCAGCTTCGACGACGATGGTGTTGTCGTCGTTGGCGTAGTTGATCATCTCGTAGCCGTCGAGGTACAGGTCATCCACGCCGGCTGGGCACTTGGTGCAGTGCAGATGGACCGTGCCGCAGTCTTCGAGGTACAGCTCCCACAGGTGGCCGGGGCAGCGTTGGACAGCCAGGTCCGTCTGGCTGTCGTAGTGCGGCGGTCCAGCCGATTGGGGGCCCTCGGACGCCAACTGCCAGGTCACGGCTTCACGTCCCAGATGTTGGGGTGGCGACCCTTCACTTTACTCATTTGCTGTTCGAGTAGGTCACTTGGGTCGAAGCCGAATTTGATCATGGCTACGAAGCAGGTCATGACCACGTCGGCTAACTCCTGCACCACGGGGGCCATGTGGCCGGTCGCTGGGCCTTTGCGGGGGTTGGTGCCGGAGTAGCTGATGTACGCCGCGCACACCTCGCCGACTTCCTCCATGAGCTTCAGGATCTGGTCCTGGTCCGTGGGAGACCCGCCGAGGGACTGTAGGGCCTTGTACGAGGTGAACAGGAAGTCGTTGTAGTCGGGGTCGAAGACCACGGGGGCTCTCCAGGGGGGCTCAGATGTGCGTCCAGGTACGCCTCTTGACCACGTCCCGGACCGTCTCTCGCGGAAGGGACCACCGTACCGCGAGTTGGGACACAGACAAGCCCCAGACGCTGTGCATCGAGCGGATGAGGGCCACGTCCCATTCGTGGAGGCGGGTGCGGCCGTTGGTGGAGCCCCTGCGGGCCAAGCCGGCGCGGCGTTGCTGCTCCCGGGCCTCCAGCTCCTTGAGGATGAGGGCCTTGTCGACGTCGGCCGCGGGCTGGTGATTGATGATGTCAGGAGCTGGGTCAGCTGGGAATGTCATATTGTTTCTTAGCTCGGTAACGTTGACCTGCGGCTGTGTATCTATTTTTCCAACACTTGTAGCAATGCTGCGTATCCTTAATAAAAGCAAGCGGGGACCGTTAGATCGTGGCCATTGCTGCAGATCGTGCGTGCACGAATTGCCATTTGGCCAGTCGCTCATTCAGCTCGGTATTCCGGCCTTGCCGTGCTCGGTCGGCCATTCACCCGTAGCCCGTTTGTGAAGATTCGCACAAAGAGCTTGTGGGTTCTTAGGAAAATACTTCCGCAAATGCCGAACACAACGACGAAAACTCCCATCGGTAAACCAACGTATCTTGATCTTTCCGCCTGGGCCAGAGGTCCAGTATTCTTTTAGTCTCTCGGTTCCAGCCGGGTTTTTGATCTCACCAACAGACACGAACTCATCGCAATCCTCGCAGTCGAGGTTTGCCCCTTGGCGTCGAGCTAAGTCGACGCTGATCCGTCCAGCCACAACGACAAGATACCCCAAATGGGGACAGGAGTCAGGCTTTCGGAATGCCGAGTTCTTCGGCGTCTTCGGCTAGCTGTTTGATCTTTTCGTCGTAGCCGGTGTTGTGCCATTCCCAGCCGTGGCCGCTGGCGGCATCGTCGAGGGCCTCGGCGTCCAGTCCATACTCGTCGCCGTATTTTCTGGCCGCGTCGGTGACGATGCCTGGGTCGCCGGGAACGCCGCCGAGGTAGGCCCAGCCGGGGCCATGTTCGGCGGCGAATTCGCTGGAAGTTTTGCCTCGACCCATGATTTTCTCCAAAACCCAAAGAGGCTGTTTTCAAAATTTCTGGGAGTCACTTTTCGAGCCAAGGCATCGATGTATTCAAGTCGTTCTAGATAAGCCGAAAGGCCCCAGGATCGCTGGGGCCTTTCGGTGAAGCTTAGAACCTAGCAGCCGAGGCCGGCTCCGCGGGCGCTCATGAACGGCACCGGGTCCACGCGGTTGTTCCAGAGGCCGCCGGTGTGGACCTCGAAGTGCAGATGCGGGCCGGTGCTGTTGCCGGTGGATCCGACGTAGCCGATGGTCTGGCCGGCGTCGACCCAGCCGGACTGTACGGCGAAGCTGCTCTGGTGCATATAGACCGTGAACGTTCCGCCGCCGTGGTTGATCATGGTGTAGTTGCCGGCGCCGCCGGCCTGCCAGGCGGTGGACACGGTGCCGGCGGCTGCGGCACGGATGGGGGTGCCGGATCCGGCGGCGAGGTCGACGCCGTTGTGCATGGCGCCCCAGCGCCAGCCGAAGCCGCTACCGACGCAGGCGTTGATGGGGCGTACCCAGCCGGATGAGGCGGGTACTGCCGCGGGTGCTGTTGCCGGGGCCGGGGCGGCGGCGGTGGCCGCCGTACCGGTGGCGCAGTTGATGACCAGCTTTTGGCCGGGGTAGATCAAGTTCGGGTCTACTCCGACGACGGACTTGTTGTCCTCGTAGAGGCCGGCCCAGGAGCCGTTGCCGCAGTGACGGGCGGCCAGGGCGGACAGGCTGTCGCCGGGGGCCACGGTCACCGTGATGGTGGCGGCTGCGGCCAGTTCCTTCTTGGCGGCCTTGGGGCTGTGGCCCTGGCCAGCGTTGACCGTGTCCACCACGGCCAACCGGGTACTACTTGATGCGGGCCGTGCTTGTGCCGAGGCTTGCAGCCCCAGTACGAGGGTCCCGGCCACCGCGACGGCGGCGAGGGTCTTGCTTGTTGACATTTCGGATCTTCTTTCTGTGAACCAGCCGCGGTGTTGCGGCCGGGGCTCAGATGCGCCGAATCTGGTAGACCTCCATCAGGTCCTGGATGTCGGCGCAGGGCCATTCCCCTCGGCAAAGTTCGCAGCGGGGGGAGCGGTGCCAGGCTTGATCGCTGTCGTTGGCGTAGAAGTATGTGTGGCGACCGAGGCGCCGTTGGTCGGCTTCGCAGTGGCGGATGACCGTTTCGGGGCTGACCACTTCGGTGTACCAATGGCACATGCCGCTGCAGATCATGTTGGTCAGACCGCGCAGGTTGCGGTCGGCGCTGGGGGGATGTTCATTGATGACCAGTTCGGCAACGTGGAGCCGATTCCGAACGGCGTCGGCGATGGCGTTGCGTAGGTCTTCGTGAGGGCCCTCGATCACGAGGCCTCCTCGACTGCCTGCTTCTCTTTCCGCCAGACCAGCAGATTTCTGCCATACATGAAGCCATAGGCGATGGATGAAGCAATAAAGCCCCACTGGCGCGTGACGACGGCGTAGACGACCCATAGGGCCTGGATGGCGAGGGCGCCGAACCAGCCCCAGCTTCGGGTGGCTTTGCGGCTGATCAGGTAGAGGCAGCCGACGCCAAGAGCGGCGAGGCCCCAGGACCACAGTTGGTTCACAGGACTTCCTCCTCTCGGACTCGTTCGACGATGCGGAGGATGGCCCGGTGGACGACGGGCATAGTGTCACGGAGCTGGGTTTGGGCGGCCAGGTGCCATTCTGGATTGGGGCCGGCGTTGGCCCAGGCGGCGGCCAAAGCCTCGTCGGGTGACAGGTGGTCGTATTGGCGGAGCCCGGTCGCAGTGTGGGGGGTGACAGCAATGGGCGCGGGCATGAGTTCGGCCTCCAGGGCGACTTCCAGGGCTGTGTCGATGGCGGCCTTTCCGGCCTCACCGGCGGCGCGGACGGGGCACCGGTCGACTTCGATGTAGGCCTCATCGACGTGGCAAAATCGGCAGCGGTGAGCGAGGCGGTGCCGGCCGCGGCTCATGTCAAAGATCCGCAGCGGCTGTAGGTCGTGGGCGATGCTCATATTCCTCCTCCAATCCCTCTCCAAGGTCACGGTCGGTGCGCAATGGTGATGAGCGCGGTCTCGGCGAAACAGAACTCGCCCCGATCGTCGGCCGCCACGAGCTGATCCCACCAGCTGGCGACCGCAGCTGCGGTCAAGTCGACCAGACCCCGCCGTATGTGTCCCCGCACCGCAGCGACGATCTCGTCCAGCCGCGATCGGCCGGCACCATCGAGGCGGTGCGAGGCCAGTACGTGCCCGTCGACTCGGTCTACAACAAACCCGGCCGCGGTGGCGAGTCCGGGCATGCGTCTGGCCGCGTATGGATCAACGTGGCCCATCCACGGCTGCGCGACGTTCGCATACGCGGCGACAACCCGATCCGTCAGCGCAGGATCGGCACCATGCACGACCAGGCCGGCGAAATCGGTGTGCGACAGAGTCGCCCGGCCGCCTGGGCGCAGAATCCGCGCCGCTTCGGCCAGCAGGCTGGCGGGATCGGGAAGTAGCTCGGCCACGTTGTGGCACACCACCACGTCGGCACAGCCATCGCGCAATGGCAGTGGCCTGGTCAGGTCAGCCCGCATCATCACCGCCGCCACGGTGCCGACGCGCCCGGCGGCCTCCGCCAGGCGAGTGGCAGCCAGATCCACGCCAAGGAGTCGCACCGACGCATCACGGCTGGCGAGTGCGGCCAGGGTGCCGCCGGGGCCACAACCCAGGTCCACGACTACGTCGCCCGGTTGCGGTGCGACAACGCCGGCGAGCCAATCATGCACGGGATGGTCCTTTGACGTGGGGCCGACGTCTACCATGCCACCTCCGCCAGTTTCCGGACCTCGTCCTGGTGCATGGGTGCGTAGTCCCGTACGTCAACGCCGACGTTGATGCGGGGCCCGTTTTCGGCCCAGGCGGTGTGGACGTGGCCATGGACGATGACATTTGGCTTGTGGGGTGACTTCGGCCGCCAGGCGTCGAACCGGTCTTCATCATGGCTGTCGCCGACGTCCGGGAAGTGGCACAGGGTCCACGTGGGTGCACCTTCTTCGGTGACGTACGGGATCTGCTCGTCCATGAGGTACAGGCCAGCGGCCTCGTACCGCTCGATGTCCACTGGCCGGATCGGCTTGCCTGGCTTTGGGTGTCCGGACCAGACGCGGTCGTGGTTGCCGGGGACCAGCATCTTGCGGCCGAGTAGCAGCTTGACCCATTCAAGGCTGTCGTCAATTTTGCCGAGGGCCAGGTCGCCGAGGATGAAGACAACGTCGGCGTCGGTGACGCGTTCGTTCCAGTTTTCGACGAGCTGTTCATTCATATGGTCGACGTCGCGGAAGGGACGGTTGCAGAGTTCGATGATTCGGGCGTGGCCGATGTGCAAGTCGCTGGTGAACCAGACGTTGGTCATGGTGCGTACTTCTCCATCCGCCGGAGGGCACCGCTGAGCAGCGACATGGGCATCTGGTAGTCGAGGAGGCTGCCGGTGCGCCGGCCGCGTTCCATGTCTTCGGCGGCCCGGCGGATGTCGATGGCGGCTTGGGCGATGGTGCGCCGCAGCTCATCAGGCAGGTCCATGGGGTACGGCGGGACGGTGGAGAAGATCTCGGCCCAGTCCTCCGGGGACAGGGGCGCTTCGGCTGCAGCCGAAAACGGGCGGAAGACGCCTTGGCAGCGGTGACCAGCGGGCTGGGGCATGTCGCACGTGGAGCCGAACTCGCCAGTCGACCAGGTATGGCGCCGGCAGCTGCTGCAGTAGCCCACCGCTGGATCTTTGAAGATCACGTCAGACTCCAGATGGTGATGAGGGCGGCAACAACGCTGAGGCTGCAGACGGCGCCGTAGCACAACAGCCGGCGGGCGACGTTCTGGGACAGGCCATTCATCCTGGCGTAGCTCCAGGCTTCGTACGAGTCCCACAGCAGGCCCAGAATCGGCCGCCAGGTGGCCAGCAGCACGCCCAAGGTAAGGGTGATGGGTACCCATCGCATCGGCCTAGTCTCCAGAAGAAAAAGAAAAAAAGCAAGAGAAAGAAGAAAAACTAGGGTTTGCGCAGGTTGCCGTCCCAGTCGTAGGCGTCGAGGGCCTTGCCGTTGCCGTCCGGGTCGAAGATCCACATGTCTGACTCGCAGCGATGCTCCCGGGCCAACAGAACGGCCTCCCGGGCCGAGTCAGTGCTGAGTGTCTGTCGGGGGCAGTGTTTGCACTGTCGCATCAACGCCACCAGGCGTCGGCGGTGTCGAGAACCTGCCACGACAAGACCTTGTTTACGTAGGTCGAGTCGCCAGCCTCCGGGTCGGGGAGGAGACCCATGACTTTGCAAGAGTCCATACCAGCGCCGCCTTCGATGCCGTACCAGATCTCGTCGGTGTAGAAGTAGTGCAGATGGCCATGGAAGTATGACCGCGGCCGAAGGGCTTTGACGGCCCGTTGCAGCCGGTCCTGGTTGGGGAAACATTCGAAGATGTCTTTGCGGTTCCATCTGGGACTGGAGCCACGGGGTTTGTCGTGGGCCAGCATAATGTCGACGCGGGTGGCGTCTTCCAGGATCTGGTCCATGTCTTCGTCGGTCATTTCTTCTTCCGGAAACCAGAGCGTGCCAGGCTCCAGGCCGCCAAACGCTTCCTGCTCCAGGCGCCACTCTTTGTCCACGGAAAATGCGCCCCCGAGCGCAACGAACCGAACGTCGTTCCAGGTCCAGCGGTGGCCGCGGGGAGCGTAGAGAACATTGGGGCGGACGATGACGAAGTCTTCGCCGTCGCGCAGGTCGCCGTACTTTTCCATCAGCAGTGACGTCTTGTCGTGGTTGCCGTCGAGGAAGTAGACGGTCGTGCCCAGAGCGGAGGCATATTCGTTGAGTTGGTCATAAAACTGGACGCCTTTGGGCATGTGTTCCCAAAAACCATGGTCCCCGAGGACGAATACCAGATCGCAGTCTTTTGTGAAAGCGGTACGTATCAAGTACTGGCTGTGGTTAATCTTGCCGTGGGTGTCTCCGGCTAGAAGTATTCTCATGGTCCTACTCTGCCGTGATTTGAAGGTCCCGTATAGAGCGATCAATGTGAGGTTCCGCGGTACTCAGTAGGTACCTGCCCTGTCGTTCGATGACGTATCTCATTCGACCATCAGAAAGAGTGAGCTTGCGCAGAGAGGCTGGTATCGGAATGACCTCGCCGTCGGGTCCGATGACGACAAAACTCCAGCCGCCAGGATCCTGAAGAAACTGGTATGTCCCTAGGTCGGTGTGCATGGCCCGGTGCAGGAACCAGGTTTTGTAGTCCACCTCAGGGGTCGAGATGAGGCCGGCAAGGTCTTGTGGTGGGTGAGCGGCCAGCATCTCGGCCGGATTCGGGAATACGGGGACATCGAAGTAACGACCAATGGTGCGGAGGCGGGTAAAGTCGTTGAATTCCCAGTACCTTCGGTCGCCGGGTGACAGCGCCTCAATCTCGACCCTTTCGGCACGAAAGCCGACGTCACTGAGAAGGATGCGGCCAGTGGCTTTGATGACGGCGAAGACTGGCTGGTTGAGATACTCCTTGGGAAAGCTGCGGTGGCTGGCGTAGAAGCCGCAAGTGCAGGGCCCGTGGGGTACTGGGGCCAGGTGCAAGTTGGTTTTTTCACATTGGGCCACATTGACGCCAGGAGTGTGGCCAAACGTGCCGACAAAGACCGAATGCAGGACCTGGTCCAGGTGTTCGGCACAGCGCCTCGCCGAAAAGCCCAAGGGTTGCTCATGCCCCGCCGTCGCGCATAGGGCAAAGGCTCGATAGCCACGGAGAAAACCTGGATACGTCGGCGTCGGGGTCAGCTCGTGGGTGCCGTATTGGTTACCCACGGCGCCAAACCCGGGGGTTGAGCCATTTCCGGAGCCCGTCTGCTGGCTCCGGGTCCATTGGAATTGGGTCGGCATCCAGTTTGGGATCTGGAACGTCCCGGTCTGGTTCGGTGGGATCCGGACCCGATGTGGGAGCAAGTCCGGTGATGGGGGACGAGAAGCCAGGGAGATCGACTCTGTAGGAGCAGTAGCCAAAGTCCGCGACGGCCACTGGTTCATCAATTCCCTCCACTGTCGTCGCTGGGAATGCCCTCGCGAGGGAGTCAAGCCCTTCCGGAAACCAGGGGACGTCGTAGTACTTGGCGTAGGGTTCGGCGTTAGGACCGGCGAGGGCTTCAATTTCGGCATACTGGGCTCGAAATCCTTTGGTGCCGATGATGACGGCGCCGGTGGCTTTGATGCTGCCGTAGATGGTGGCTGCGGGACCGATGTACATGTGCCCGGCGACAGCTTCACGGAATTGACGTAGGTTGTGGAGGGCATAGAAGCCGCAGGTTTTGCAGTCGGGGCCGTTGGAGGGAATCTGGTGAGCCAGCAGTCGAGAAAACTGATCAAGACGCCGCGCGAGCTGTTCGTCGTAGGAGCCACAACCCCCACAGCGACAGTGATTTTGAGAGATCCGGTCCCAATGCGCTAGGTTGTCTCGCATATAGACGATGGAGTTGCAGGCAGCGACGTTGCGCCCCCGCGCCCAGACGTAGGAGGCGTTGCTGGACCGGAGCTTCTCGCCTTCCCGTACAGGACGGCTCTCGAAGGGCACGGGTGCCGGCCGCCAGGCCCGGTAGCCGCGCATAAACCCGGCCACCAGCGGCTTTTCTTCGCCGCTGAAGTCACCAGAAGACAACATTTCCCCTCCAGGAGAGAAGTTGAAGGGCCCAAGGCCGATCCTTGGGCCCTTCGGTCGTGGGGGCTAGACGCTGACCGGCTCTTCGATCGGGGCCTCGACGGGTGCCGTGGGGGCGGTGGCCGGTTCGGCGGGCGCCGGGGTAGCCTCCGGGTCCTCGAAGGTGACCTCGCGGACGGTCTTTCCGATGTCCATGGTGCTCAAATCCTTTCGTTGATGGTCCCAGCTCTCAGTTGAGAAGCCGGGCGGCTAGTTCAGGATCAGCGCGCAGGACCCTGATGGTTTTGACGATGGCCTCGGTGCCGTCGCCCATATAGACGAACCCGAGGATGGCTTCGACGAGCTGCCGCAGGTCCTCGACCTTGTCGGCTGGGACCTCGGGCAGGGTGTCCGCTTTGGGCATGCAACTACTCCAGGCCCAACAGTCGCTTGGCGAATTCGGGATTGGCCCGCAGAACCTCGACGGTTTTGATGGTGTTGTTCATGGTCAGGCCCATGTACACGAAGCCGTTGACTTTTTCCACCAACCGGCGCAGGTCGTCGTCGCACTCCCGGGGGGCGTGGGTCCCGGTGGTCAGCTCAGGCACCCCATTCCCCTCTTCTGTCTCCCAGTTCGTCCCGGCCGTCAGTGTGCCAGGCTCGACTTCAGTCCGTCCCGCGTCTCGAACCTGAGTCCTCATCTTCGCTATTTCGGTCGGAGAGGCACCCAGAACAATTACTGGAACTTCTGGGTGGACACCCAGGGCAAGCAAGGCCGCGTGGACCGCCTGTGCCGCGTATTTGCCTCTGGACAGCTTCGCCCGGTCGTTGACCAAGATGACGAACCTGCGCTCATCCATGTGCCGAGCCTCTTCAACCCTGGTCACTATGCATCCCATTCCTCCGGCGTGGGACAGTTTTTCCGGCGACTCTTCGGCCCGTTGGGGGTGTGGTCGACGGTGCAGTCGGGGTCGTGGGCGTAGACCAGCGGTGGGTTGTTCCGGTCTCGTTTTCTACCGTCGGCGAGTTCGCCTTCGCGGGTGGCTTCGGTGACGTCGCTGGGTTCGATGAGGCGGTATGCGGCGAACGACTCGTACATGGCCCGAAGGATCCCGTAGTAGGCGCGGAGTTCCGCACGGGCCATGGTGACACCAATGCCTGCACCGCCGACGGCCCCTGGGAAGTCGGTTTCGTCACGGACGCTGCCGGCGAAGGCCACTAGCGTCCGGTCACTGATCTCGTGGAGGGCGTTCCGCATGGCCGCCATGACGCCGGTGTTGCGGTTGCGGCCCCAGAGGCCAAGGTCGCTGAGGGCCTTCTCCATGGCGTCGATGCGGCGCCGCATGGACAGATACAGCTCCAGGTCGTTGGCGTTGCGTTCGATTTCGCCTTGGGTCATGGTCCGGGTGGCGACGTACAGGTCCTGGGTCATTGCGGCGGCCCTGCCGCATCGAACAAGAGGCGCAAGTCTTCGGGAATGATGGTTCGGGGCCTGGGACGTTGGCCGCGGATCCGGGCACAGAACAGCCCCAGCGCCCAGTCGTATTCGCCCATCGGGCCGCCGGCTGCACTGTGGTAGTTCTCCTTTACGTCCTTGATGGCCTGCTCCAGGGTGTGAAGGTTTTCTGGGGTCAGGTCTTCAAAGTCGGTGCCAAGGTCGAAAACGTCGCTGCAGTTGACGGCGAACTGCAGTGGGGTGCCGGTGGCCCGCATGTTCCACCACAGGCTTTCCCTCGCGTCAAGGTCGTCGAAGATTTTCATGACGCGCATGAAAAACGCGAGGGCCAACTCCAAAGCCTCGACGCGGTTTTCGAGACGCAGCCGGTCACCGGAGGTATGGGACAAGGCGTTGGCGGCTTCGAGCATCTCCTCGGGGGTGGCTTCGCCGAGTTCCAGCTTGACGGCCAAGTCGAGGGTTCGCTGTTCGCGGCTGAAATCCTGGGTTTCCACGGCTAGCTCGCCTCTTCTTCTTGGCCAGCCGCAAGGAGTTCTTCGACTTCGGCGCAGATGCTGCTGGCCAGCGACTCGCGGATGGGACGAGGATAGACGCGCTGCATCGGGCCGCCGAGGTGGTCTTCGTCACCAAGGATGTCGAAGATCTTCTTCTTCAACTCGTCGTACATGTACTGCCTCCTGAGGGCTGGGCTCGGCGTCCGTATCTGGATCTCGGGCCTCGGTGAACGAATTACAGGGGAAAGACGCCAGACACCAGATGTCATTTGTCGATGCGGCTGACGGTGCTTGGGCCGAAAGGAAGGGTCTCTAGGGTTGGGCATCGCCGTCACGTTCCCGCTTGATGACTTCACGCCAAGCGTCAGTGAGGGCGGCGTAGGACTTGATGACGGAAGCTGCCTCGACAATGGGCAAGAGGATGAAGCCGTGCATGCGTTCCCAAAAGTAGGTGGGGCACCTCTCTTCGGCCTCGGCATCGAGGTAGGTGGCGTCGTCGAGGGTGACGGCCGGGTAGCCCTCGTCGGCGAGGCGCTCGACCGCATCCCAATAGCTGCCGCCTTCGTACGTCTCCCCGAGGGCGCAGTAGCAGCCATCCGACATTTCAAGAGTATCGGGGTTGAGGAGGTTGACGTTGAAGCCGAGGCGCCGGCCTTCAGGGCTGGCCAGGAGTTGGTAGCCGCGGGTGGCGCGGGTGACCAGTTCGTCATGACTGAGAGTTGAGGGCATGCTCATCACTTCCTCTTTTTCCAGCCGCGCCGGTACGTGGTATGCAGCCGGCGGTAGGCGTCCAGGTCGAAACGTTTGATGGCGCCGCGGAGCAACGGGTTCAGGCCTCGGTAGTAGCGGCCGGCGCGGGGGTCGAAGTCGAAGTCCTTGGTGCTCACAGCACGCCTCGATCCAGGGCCAGCCTGCCGGCCGCAACCCGGGCCTGCCGAAGCTCCTGGCGCAGGCGCACGATCTCATCCACAAGCAGGTGGACGTCGTTCAAGACCTGGGCTGTGGCGCCGTGGTGTATCCGATGGGCGACGGCCAACTGCTCGCCGCTGCCGGCGTGAAGGATCATGTGGCTACTGTCTTCCGCTGCCGCCAGGCGCCGTCGAATGTGCGCCAGATTCAGGGACGGGGTCTTGGCGCTCATGCGACTGGCACCCCGCAGGCCTCACAGAAGCCGTCGGCATCCAATTGGGCGTGGGCTGGGGGGATGGTGCAGGTTGCCACCGCCGATGGGCGCCGGAGGTGGTCGATTTCGACCTGCTGCTGTGCCGAAGCTTCCTCCAGGCGCCCGATGAGCCGGTCCTTGGCGACAAGTTCGGCGATCTGTTGACGTACCAGGGGGCGCCACCCGTTGCCGCCTTCCAGGCGACGGATCTCAGCGATCAGGGCCGGTACATCGCAGGCCGAGTTGTAGGCGTCGACCGACAGGCACGGTTCCACGCGTTTGCGGTACTCGGCTTCGGTTTCGCCAGTCTCCAGGGGGTAGGCTATCCAGCCGGCCTCGACAAGGTCGTAGCGTTGCTGGATGGCCTCCAGGTCCAGGGGTGGGGTTTGTGTCATGCCACCCAGCGTGGCACACCCCTACGTACGGGTCAAGACCTATCGCGCAACGGTTCTCGACGCCACGTGCCAATCAAGTGGGCCGGCGTTGACGACAGGAGCTTCCGGGCGCCGGTTGAGGACAGGGCGCTGTGGCGGTGGTAGTCGTCCTCGGCCAGGCCATCCAGGACGATGCGGTCGGCGATCGTCGTCATTCCTCGTCCGCCTCGCCGTCTTTGCCGTCGCAGCCGGAACCCTTGCTTGCGATCTCCGTGTACAGATCGCCGGTACCGGTGACGCAGCCGCAGTCCGGGCACAGGAAGTCGGCCTGGCCGAGGGACAGCTCAGCGTCGATGACGATCCGCTCACCCGGGTTCAGGTCGAGGTGCATCGTGGTGTGCTCGGCGTCCGCTCCGCAGTGGCATTCGATCGTGTGGGTGATGTTCAGCGCCATGTCAGGCCGCGGGCGCGGTGTGCCTTCTCCTCGCCACACAGCGCACAGAGCTTGATCGGCCTACCAACGTAGGTGGTGGCTACGGTCATGTCGGCTCTCCTCGGACGGGCAGGCAGTCGTTGTGCCAGTACTCGGTGCCGACCGAAGTCTCAAGCGACCGCTGATCAGCGACCGCGATCTCGCCCGTGCATCCGTGGCAGATGTGCAGGCGTTCAACGCCGCCGCGCTCCGCAACAGCCGCATCCGGGCACACCGGCTCGTCGCCGTACGGCACCGAACCGGCCATGCCGCCCACGCGCACCGAGCGGCCACAGATGCAGTCGAAGTCACGGCCACCGAACGTGTCATTCCAGTGGTCGTGGATGAACCGATGCTCCAGCGGGCCGACGTAGTAGCGGCAGTGCATACGGTGGTCGTTCTCCCCGCCACCGCAGCGACGACAGATGACGCCGTTGAAACCCGCGCGGTAGATAGCGGACCGCCGCAGCCGCTCGATCTCCTCGACCAGTTCCAGCATCACCGGCCTGTAGTCGCCGGACGGGTGGGTGCACTCTCCGATGCCCGCGTCACAGGCGCCGCAGACGTTCAGCCACTTCGCCTTGATCTCTTCGAGGTCGATCACGGCCTGCTCCGGTACATCTCGTACGCCTCCTTGTTGACCTTCTTCCAGAATCGGTCAGGTGCTGGTGTCGTTCGCCGCCGCCGCTGGGTGAGGAGGTGGGGGTCAGGCATCGGGCACCTCCACCGGCCGTGGCACATCGAAGTACAGCGGCATTCTGTTGGCGCGGATGATGGCGAGGTCGTGCCGGAGCAGGTGATCCACCCAGCCGACCTCAGTCGCCTCGGCAATGTCCTTCTCCGCGCTCTCCAAGCTCACGTCGCAGCCGAACGCGCTGAAGGTGTGAATCATCAACCGGCCCTTGGCGCGGTGGTCTTCGCAGCCCGGGTGGCCGCAGGTGACCTCGTCGGTCCGTTCCTCCCAGGCGTTCTCACGCACCAGTCGGAGGGCGTCTTCCTTCGTCAACTCAGACATCGGCCGGGCCCTTCGCCGCGATCACGAGCCGGCCATCAACGATCGCGAGGCGAACAGGCGCGTCCTCAACCCACGTGCTCGGATCGATCCCTTCGTCGAGCGCCGACGAGTAGGGACACTCCCGCAGATCCACACCGCTGTCCCGGCATTCCTGGCTGTGCAGGATGTACACGGTCTCCTCGGCGGACACGGCGCGTCCGATGTGGTCGGTGGCATGCCTTGTCGCGCCCACGATGGCTTCGATCTGGTCTGTTGGCACAAGGTCAGACACCGCTCTCCTCCTCCTCGTTCTCGACCCACTCGTTGGTGGCGAGGTCGATTCGGCGCAGTGGTCCCAGAAGCAGGCTTCGGAGAGTTCGCGACCGTCGACCGGCGGGTCTGTAGCCCCAGCTCGTGCAGCTTCAACTCCCGACGAGGAAGATCATGGCGTCGCCGCCTGCGCGCGCCAGTCGGCTGCCCACTGGAAGTCCAACCCGGCCAGCCGCGCACACTCCGCATCCTCAGGCCGGTCGCCGACCATCAGCCCCATGTACGGCGGGTAGTACTCGTCGAACTTCGCCGCGATGGTGAGCGAACTTTCGATGACAAGGCCCGGCGACGGTTTGCGGCACCAACACCGCGCCATCTCCGGATGGGCGGCGCCGGGGTGGTGGACGCAGTACGAGATCTTGTCGAACAGTTCCTCGGCCTGCCGGTTGGTCTCCAGCATGGCGGCCGCCACGGCCTCGACGGTGATGATGCCGAGGGCGACCCCGCCCTGATTCGACACGGCGACGATCCGGCCGCCGCCGGTCTTCCACCGGCGCATCATCTCGACCGCCTCGGGGAACACGACGACGTCCTCCGGCCCATTGACGAACCGGCCGAGCGCATCGTCTTTGCCCTGCCGCACGGTGCCGTCGAGGTCCAGATACAGAACCGGCACGGCCTTCTCGTCACTCACTTCGGTTCCCCTTCACATGGAAGCTCGATGGCCTGCTCGGCCAGTCGCGGCTCGTACTCGTCGGCGGTGTCGTAGTTGGCGACGATCACGTTCCACGCCGCGTTGATCCGTGCCCGTTCGACGACCGCGGCCCGGGCAGTTGCAACCCGCCGCGCCCGGCTGCCATCACCTTCGCCGTTGTCTCTGACTCAATGTGATGGTGCTCAGAAAATACTCGATACACTATCCTCACGGTTACGCCTGCTGCAATTGCAACATCAGTCGCAGTCGGAATCTGCCACCTAGTGCCCACCTCTTTGCTTAATTCTTATGGCAAATTGGGCATTGACATGGACTTATGCAAAATTTGCACTCCGCCGGTTCCTTGGCGCACCCGTCCGGCCGCACCGCAGCGTTGCAGTAGTCGTGATGACCATGCAGACAGGCCGTGGAAATGTAGGCATGCACACCGGGTGGGGACTGGAGCAGCAGGGACGCGTAGTAGCCGACAGCAAAATTTAGGTCAAGCCACCGTTCGGCCAGGTGCCGGTCTAGATCATCCGCCGGCTGGGTCACGCCAGGTCCTGGAAGACGCCAGGGGAGATCCGTCGCAGCTGGTACAGCATCTCCTTGGCCACGGCTCTGACGTCGGGGCCTTTGTCAAGCCACACGTCGAGGACGGACCGCCAGGTCCACAGGTTCCCGGAGGCCACCAGCTGAGCCTGGGTGGCGGCGAAGACCAGCGGCTGCATCCTTAGTTTCGTCTCGACCGGCTGTTGGAGTTCTTCCAGGACCGCGGCGGTGACGTCGGCAAGGTAGAACGTGGCAGAGGCGTGTTCGACGATCGAGATCTCGGCGGCCTGGAGGACGCGGTTGAGATAGTCCCGGTTGGTGGCCATGCCTCGTTCGGCGCGGGCCCAGGAGTTGCTGCCGACCCGGCCGGCGAACTCGGCCAGGTCGTCGGGGTCGGTGACAAGCTGGTCGGTGTAGAACGTGTACCCGGCGTCGGTCAAAACCCGACGGTTGGTGATGACACTGTGGGCGATTAGCTCACAAATCAAGGTAGCTCCTATGTTAGTCACCGTTGATTGCATCATAGGGGCCAGTCCAGGCTGGTTCCCAGCCAACAGCCCGACGGAGTCTAGCGACTTCGGCTGGATGCAGGGTTCCGGCGGCAAGCTCGTCCCAAAAGTCGGAGGGCTTATAGGTGTCCTTGACGGTGTGGGTTTCAGCGTGGGCTGGGTTGCAGCGACCGCCACGGAAGGCTACTCCGGCGGCGGCGAGGACGCGGCGGACGGTGTTGTGGCCGACGAGGTGGCGGCTGGCGATGGCGCGGAGGCTGTCGCCGCATTCGTATTCGCGGGCTATTTGGGCTATAGGAAGGGTTTTGTAGACAGTGCCACCCACGCTAAAAGTCCTTGGAGTCGTTTATTCGTTTAGGGTTGCGGTACGTTTCTGAGGTGATGGACCGCATGTGGCTCAATGCGGCCCGTAATTCGTCTAATTCGTGGGGAAACAGGCTGGATAATAGTTCCCGGCAGGCGGTTTCGTCGCCGTCAAGGACGGCCAGAAACGCTTGGGCGCCGACGTGCCGGGACATGTCCACCTCTGCGGTTCAGTTGCTGAGCAGCCGCCAGGCCCGGGTCCAGAAAGGTGTCCAGCGGCCGGCTTCGCGGAGTTTGGTCCGATCATAGCGGGCCTGCTGCCGCGGCGAAACCTGGCGCCAGGTCCAGGGGAGGAGACTTGAGGCGTAGCCGGTCTGCCGGCCCTTCCGTGTCTCCCACAATGTGCCGCATTCTTGGCACTCGAACTCATGCCTGGTCAGGTAGCGGGTTCGAAGGTTTTCGGTAAGGACTTCTGGGTCACATCTGAGATATTCTTCAGGCCATATTTCGGAGGTTGAAGCAGGGCAGCCTTCTTCACAGAGAACCCGCGGAATCCCTACTCGCCGCCGAACTGCCATGGCCCCGAGTAGTGGCCGCCTGTTTCCGGCCATTCGATGGCGATGCGGGTGCCCCAGCGGACTTTGTCGTTGCCGCCGGCCCTCAGGTATGCGTCCCAGGCGCCGTCGTGGTCAGCGCTGCTGTATGAGCCGCCGTGGCCGTTGCGGTGGACGTAGCCGTGTTCGGTGTAGACGTCGCCGCCAGGGGGCAGGAGAAGTCCTTCGTCGGCCAGGAAAGTGAGGGCATCCTTTGCTTCTGGAATGTAGTCTTCCCAGGCGTCGTCGATGTCGCCAGCGCCGTGACAGATGGCCCCAGCTGTCCCCCGCTCAACATCGGGTGTCCATTGTGGATTGTCCGTCATGGCTGGCTCCCGCGCTTGTTGATGTCGATGGGCTCCACTTTCATGGCGCCCTGAGTCCGTTGCTCGGCGGGGTAGACCTCGGGGCGGGGCCAGCCGCTGGTGCCCCAGGCCAGCCCCAGGACCTTGTCTTCGTGGTCGCCTTTGTGTCTCTTGTCCAGGTGGCAGGTGGCCCGGGTCTTTTCCGCGGAAAAGACGACGATCTCAGCCGCGGTGAGGTCGCGCCAGGACTGGCAGTACGCCAGTCTTATGGGATTGCGGCGACTGAACATGTCATTGCTGCCCCCTCCGATCCCACCGGGCACGTTCGTCCTCCCATTCTCGCTTGAGTCGATCATAGAAGCCGGTGACGATCTGCGACACCCGCTGGTTGGTCTTGCCAATAACGGGCGCGATTTTACGTTGGCTCCAGCCACGTTTGTACAGCATGACGACGATAGCTTCTCGTTGGGCCCGCAGGTAGGGGTCGGTGAGCTTCTCGTCGCGGGGAAGCTGGCCGGCGGCGACAACGAGCTGGTCGTCGGTCATGGCGGCCATGGCGGTGAAGTCGAACCTGGGTGCAATGGGGCTCGCGACTTGGACAGGGGGCAGTTCGACGGGGGCCGGGTCCACGGGTTGATGTGTCAGCTCGACCGTGGGCTCCAACTCGACCAAGGCCCCGAAGCGTTGCTGCGCGGCCTGACGGGTGACACCTAGGATGGCGCCGATCTGGGTCCAGGAAAAGCCCCGGTCTCTGGCTTGACGAACAGCTCCAACGAGGTCAACCCGCACGTCCCTTTCAGCCTGCAGGCTCACCTCGATCCGGTCCAGCCCTTCCGCCGGTTCCGGCCTCGACACGTGACCTACGGCCATTTTGATGGTCCTGGTTCCTTCGGCGAGGTCTCCGGCAAAAAGTCGGCGGCGGCGAGCAAGGAGATCCACATGTTGGCGAGCTTCAGTAGCCGGCCGGCGTTCTTCCATGCCTCCTCCTCGAAGGCCTGGTCAGCGGCCATCGCAGCGTCGATGGCATGGCGTTTGATGAAGTCATGGGCGCCGGTGTTCCATCCGACCTCGATGTTGAGCTGCTGGGTCAGTTCCTTGACCTTAGCTTCGGCGGCGTCAGCGCGGGCCTTTTCGGTGAGGCGGGCTCTTTCGGCCTGATTCCTTTGCCGAAGCAGAGCCGCTTCCTCCGGCGTGGTGTTGGCCGCGACGGTGCCGAGCTGGGCCTTGAGGGTGGTGATTTCGGCCACGAGTTGGCCGACGTGACCCGTTTGCTCGGTCCAGTGTTCACGGGCCAGGTGCAGCTCGTTGACCTCGTTGAGGGCCATTACGAGCTGGTCGCGGAGTTCACGGTTGCCGCCGGTGAGGCTGCCGTTGGACCGTTCGACCCTCTCGACGGAGAGGGCGGCCCGGTCGATTTTGTCAACGAGGATTTCGACAAGGCGGCGGAGGGCTTGGCAGTCGCCCGCGGCCCAGTCTCCGACGGCAACGGTTCCCGATGTGAGGACTACGGAGGCGCGGGTGGCCCCGATCTTGCGGTCCATGGTGATGATGTCGGGGTGGGGGGCTTCAACGGCGAGAGTGGGGGGATTGGCAACCTCCGTGGCCTCGGCGACGGAGGCAAAATCTTCAGTCACTGTGATCGGGCTCTTTTCTGGGGGTGTGGCAAACCTGGCGCCAAGGCCATTTCACTGGGCCAGCCGATCCAACAGCTCCTGGTCCTGCTCGACGACCTTGCGTCCGCGGTCACGGATTTCCGCCTCGTGTTCAGCATCGAGGGCCAAGATGAGGGCCCTGATGATGGGCAGGTCTGTTTCGGTGACAACAAGCATGGGGCCGGGGATGTTGAAGCGCCAGCGGGCGCCTATGTCACGCGGGCCAGCGATGCGTTCTGCGGTGAAGTCAGGATCGACCTGCTCCCAGGCCATGGGTGGGTCTGTCCGCGCGGCAATGGCGTCTGCCACCTTCAACGCGTCCGTGCCGGTGTTGATTGTCAAGGTGCGGGTGACTTTGCGGACGAGGTTGAGCGTCCCAACTCGACTGGCGGCTGGGGCCGGCGGTGGGCGCTTGCTGGGTGACATGGGGGGGTCCTTATCTGCTGGAGGGCTCGGTTTTGAGAATGAGCCATGCGATACCGGTCCCGACGCCAGGGAAAAGGAGCACCAGTCCCGACATGCCCCAGCGGCCGTCGCCGGTCCAAATGCCTGCCAGGAACACGGCGGCCGTCACGATGAGCAGGGCTAGAGAAATGGGGCCCAGCTTGAGCTTCAGCGGCATGGGCTTGGGTCGGTCGATCATCAGTAGCCCTGTGCCTTTCCGGTCCAGCGGGCTTCGTCACTGAGTCCGGCCTCAGCCTCGCGGATGGCGGCCATGGTGTCCTTGTCGGCGAGGATGTCCAGCGTTTCGAGCATGGCGTCGGGGTCGTCGAAGCCGTTGAGGTCTACCAGGGTGGGGGTCATGGTATTTCCTTTCAGGAAAGGAGCTGTCGGGCGGCAAGGATTCGGTTCATGGCCGGCTGAAATGCGGTTCCGACAGAGTCGGGGTGTCGGCCTTCTCGGACGAGTTGGCGCGCCTTCGCCTCGATCCAATGGTCGAAGTGAATGCGCCAGTTCTCTTCGGTGACTACCTGTCTGCATATTTCACAGAGTTCGGGTCCCGGGTCTCGTTTACGTCGCCCCGCCATGTCTGTCTCCGTTCGAGAATTGCGCATCGATGCTGAACGAAAAGCGGCCGAAGGCGACCAGGAAGGTATACATGTCGCCGCCCCAGCCGATCCAGACCTTTCCGTTGCTGCTGGTGTAGGCGGGTCCCTGTTCGGGTCCGCGGGTGGTGATGCGGCGGGGGACGTAGTTCTTCATGGCCACTTCTGACTAGTCCTTGACGACGGCGAGGATGAGGTGCGGGACGCTTCCCTTGTAGCGATACCAAACACGGGTGCCGTCGAGGAGGAACAGTTCGACGTCCACGCCGTGGATCGTTTCGTTGGAGTGGAAGGTGCCGCCGAATTCCATCCATTCCCCTTCGACGGGCTTGGGGGTATTGGCGTAGTCAATGCCGACTGCGGCGACGTGGGGGCCGATCTCTACCCACTTGTCGGGCAGCGTCGAGCCGTAGAACGGGTCCCGGGTCGGGTCATGCGGGCTTCCTTCGTGGACGATGGCGTCAACCAGCGCCCGGTGGAAGCCGGCCCTCCAGCCGTCGGACATCTCAAGCTCCTTACCGGTAGGTCTCGGTCTGCTGGTCGACGACCCCGGCGGTGTCGTAGGTGCCGTCTTCGGCGCGTTCCTTGAGGAGCTGGGTGTACCGCTCGTGACGGCCCTCCCAGATCTGTCGGAAGGCGTGGTTGGGGTACTGGGCGATGTCTTGCTCAATGCCAACGATCAGCTCTTCGATGCGGGCTGAGGTTATCTCGTGGGGCGACGTACACATGGCGGGTTCCGTTCTCCAGGACTTGGGCTTGGCGGTCGAGTTTTAGTTCACACCCACCAGGCGACGCAGCAGCACAGCAGTGGCACCAGCACCACGGCCCCGAAGATCACGGCCACGAGGGCCTTGTTCTCGGTCCGCCAGGTCATGCCGTTGACTGCGGCCTCGATGTAACTTTCCC